GCTTTAATTAGTGGTAGACACTAGAGTGATCAATCCCTAGTGTCATTGTAGTCATAAGATATACCGCCAAGTGTTACTACTTAAACCAAACCTTGACACGGTGTAATAAATGAGTTTAGATTACTGTAAGTTCTCTCTTACGCCAACAGCTTATTGGATAGACTCAACCATATTTAGAGTGGTATTTAATCCGTTGCCACTATTTATTAAGATTACGGGTAATATGTCTATTATCCTATAGAGGAAGAGACAAAGACTACCCTTGTTGTATTGTTGTGTGTATTTGTTACTCTTGTAGTAACGTTAGCTATATTTATATTATTAGTAACACTCATAGTTACAAGAGTGGTAAAAGGTGGTATTTTGTGGGTATATGACCTCCCACTCAGTGTGACACACCTAAATAAAATAAAATAACCACAATAATTATAGTTATTAGTAACATTCCTGACTATATGTAACAATAGTTAGAAGTTATTAGTTTGTTTAAGTAACATATTCCACAATGGCTCTCATTGTTTAGGAATATGCTACATTAAACCTGCTAAACATAGTTAGGGAGCAGACGTGCTGAAAAGCACGCCTACAGCCAGACTAGATTATGCAGTTACAGTCTCCTCCTTGAAGGCCTGCAAGCTCTCTACTGCTTCACCAGTTGAGTTTGCCTCACGAATCTGAGCACCATTTGTGTGTTTCACAAAGGTAGATTGCTCATTGAGGTCATAAACAAGCTCAGTAGTTCTATATATTGCATCATCTCCTGCCATACATACTACGCCTGTGTTACCAGCATACTTAAGACCATAGGTCAAGTCAGCCTCATTAAGAGGTAGAATTGATTCTTTGACCACAATCTTACCAACAATAGGCTTTGTTAAGTCCATAGAGTTAAGAAGGTCCATTGGGCCCATTACTAATGCTGACAGAGTCTTATCTGCAAACCAGCCATTCTTGAGCTCAGTTGCCTTTTGCTCAAAGATGATGTATCCTATCTCAGGATTCTTGGTCTTGTTGATTGATACTCCTTTGTCATTTACACGTACTGTTACTAAGTTATTCATAATAAAATTAATTTTGATTAAGACTGTGGTAATACAATCTCTGAAAGTTTATAAGCACAATTACCTGTGCATTTAATAATTAGGGAGCAGATGCATTGAAAAATGCATTATGTGTAGCATGCTGTGTTAGTATATATACTAGTAATGAACACAAAACAAATCAATGATGTGTTGATATTTAGTAGTTACCTACGTTGACACAGTAGCACTACACTACTCCACACTGATAGATATGCATAGCCTATCTTTCTTTTTTTTAGATAGACACATTGCATTATCCTACAGTCACAGCCGTGTCCTCACAAAACATGAGGGGGTACCACCGCTGCAAAAAATAATTGGGGAGCAGATCATTAGAACCTATTGAGCACGCAAAACACATAACTTTTGGGAGGGGCAGACTAAAAATTTATATCAGGTGGGGGGCATGTTGTGATAAAAAAATTTTCATAGGATTTAGAAATTTAGTATATTGTCTTTATAGAAGAGTTACTAACTTAATATTATAACATGGCTGAATGGGATGACAATAACGAAGCAGAAGGTTTATCTGAGGTACAACAAATGCAGTTAGATGAAATTTTACTTGACACAGCATATAACAATGCGTGGATGTTATTGTCCGGTGAACTTACATTTGATGAATTAATGATGACACAGTTTAAAACTGGAAAAGAATTAATAATGGCTTTTGATCCTGACAATGGTCCAAAGGAGGCCGAATTTCAGAACATGATAGATTATTATGTTGAACATGAAGAATATGAAAAGTGTGCTAGATTAAGAGACTTAATGGTAGTGGCTTTTCCAAATATATATGAAGCATAAATATTATGGCAGCTAAAAAGAAAAAGAGTACAGTAAATAGCAGTGGGAATTATACTAAACCCGGAATGCGTAAAAGGTTATTTAACTCAATAAAGGCTGGTAGTAAAGGTGGAGGCGCTGGACAATGGTCAGCTCGTAAAGCTCAAATGCTAGCTAAGAAATACAAAGCAAACGGAGGCGGATATAAAACTAAAAAATAAAATTATGAAAGGCGTAAAACATTATTTAAAAAACGGAACTGAATGGAAAGGTGCTAGTCACAAAATGTCTAATGGTAAAATGCATACTGGTAAGACACATACTAAAACTAGCAAGCCCTTAGTTCACATGAAAGACTTATCTAAAACAGCTAAGGCTAAAGCTAAGAAGTAATGGCACTTAAAAAGCGTAAAAAGAAAACACCTTGCTGGTCAGGCTACACTAAAAAGGGCATGAAGAAAAAGGGAAATAAAATGGTAAACAATTGTGTACCTAAAAAGAGAAAGTAATGGCTAAGACTAAACAGCAAAAAAGTCTAACTAGGTGGACTAAACAAAAATGGACAACTGCATCAGGCAAAAAAAGTTCTGAGACAGGTGAAGTTTATGCTCCTAAGAAAACTATTGCTAAGTTAAAGAGTACTAAAAAAGGTAAAGCTAAACTAGCTGCAGCAAATAAAAAGAAAAGAGCAGCAACAAAGAAAGGTAAACAACATGCTAAGCATGGGCTACATAAAGGAAAAAAACGTTAATTTAAAAATAAAAAAATGAGTACAATATTACAAGACATGATGGGCATGTTAAAAAGAAGTGGTACAGTTATTCCTAAAGCGGATAACTATATTACAGTTGCTAGGTTTCCAAACCCACAAGAAAGATTGAAGCCGGCACCTAAGTTACAAACAGAATTAGTTACACTATCTTCGTTAAAGACATTCTTTAATGCAGGATCTTCAGATGAGTATGTTAATGCAGCAAATTTTGATGGAGCCACAGATATATTAACTCTAACTAGAGTAGGAGGAACTGCTATTACAGTAGACATGGACCGTAAGGACACTAAAGAATTTGTAAACTTTATTGCACTTACTGTTAATGGTGGATCTAATACAGTAATAAATACTAGCTCAAAAGGTCAATTATTTGTTGTTAGAAGAATAGGGTCAGATGGAACAGGAACACTTCAGTTACCTCCGGCAGCTGGAACAGAGAATTGGAGATACAGAAAAATAACTATTTTAACTGATGGTACTACTACAGCATCAAAAACAGTTACACTTGATCCACAAGGAGTAGAAAGAATTAATGGTGCAGCTAGTTTTGTATTAGATAAAACATATGCATCAGTAACAATTTGGTCTGATGGTGCTAATTGGTTTATACTTTCATCATCTCAAGTAGCTGACTTATAATGGCACAGAAAAAAGATGGTAGATTAGCAAGGGCTGGAGTTTCTGGATTTAATAAACCTAAGAGAACTCCGTCCCACCCTAAAAAATCACACGTAGTTGTTGCTAAGGTGGGTGACAAAGTAAAGACTATTAGATTTGGTGAGCAAGGTGCTAGTACAGCTGGTAAACCTAAATCAGGTGAGTCAGCTAAAATGAAAGCTAAAAGAAAATCCTTTAAAGCTAGACATGGAAAAAATATTAAGAAAGGTAAGATGTCTGCAGCTTATTGGGCAGATAAAGTAAAATGGTAGATTATGACGGTAGCACAATTAAAAGAATTAGGGTTTACTAAACTTGGGCATGATGAAGATAATGACTTTCCAGAAAATTATTATTATTATACAATTGAGTTTGGTGATCTAATATTTCATTCATGTGGCAATGATGAGGCAGAAGAAGAAGGTGGATGGTTTATAATAGATCCAGGATACTCAATTAAAATATGGCACTTTTCGGATGCCAAGATTTTAATAGACTTACTTAGGCGTAATCAAACATCTTAAAATAAATCATTAAACTTTTTTTATTTAAACTATTTTTATTACTTTTGTTTTTATTAACACTAAAAACATTATAATGTCAAATTCAAAAACCAATCCGGAACTTCAAAACAAAGATCCTCAAAAAGAGATGTCTAAAAAAGAGATGTCTGAACGTAGAGAAGAAATAACTACATTCTACAAAGACAACATTCCTCATTTAGAAGTACAAGCTGATTATGAAACATTATTAGCTGCTATTGAAAAAGCTAGAGCAGAACGTATGCAAGCACAAATGTATATGGCTCAACAATATGCTGCACAAAAAGGTGAAGGTGTCCCAGACCCAAATTCAAAAGAAGGGAAAGATTTTCAAGAAGCAATGTCAAAAGCCATGTCTAATGAAACAAGTTAAATTAGGTAGCAGAGGATCTGACGTAAAAACATTACAAAAAGCATTAGGTATTAGTGTAGATGGGGCTTTTGGTCCTATGACAGAAAAAGCTGTAGAAAAATTTCAGTTAGATAAAAATTTAATGATAACTGGAGTTGTTGATGCAAACATGTGGGTATTAGTACTGAACATGAAGTATGATGGTGACACATCAATTGATGAAGACACTGATTCTGTATCTCAATATTTTACAACAAGCTATGATCAGATTATACATAAACATTATTTACCAAAGGATGAATATCTAAAAGGTCCAATCAAAAATGATTATATTATGTTACATCATACAGCAGGTAATGCTAATCCTTACAGATGTATAGATCATTGGGGAAGAGATACACGTGGACGTATTGCAACTGAGTTTGTATTAGGTGGACAAAATCATAGAAATGGTGATGATGAATTTGATGGTGTAATGGTACAAGCATTTCCTACAGGTGCACAAGGATGGCATTTAGGAAGAACTGGTTCTGGTTTTATGAACAGACATTCTGTTGGTCTAGAAATATGTAGTATGGGATATTTAGATGATGACTACAAAACATATGTTGGATCAAAATGCCACCCAGATCAAGTACGTGAGTTACCTGAACATTTTAAAGGTAAGCTATATTGGCACAAATATTCAGAAGCACAAATTAAGGAAACTGAAAAGTGGATCAGATTTGTTGGTGAAAGAGATGAAGTAGATATTAGATTAGGTCTTAAACAATATATAAAGAAATATGGTCCTTCAAAAGGATTTGAATTTCAAGAAGACGCATTCTATGGTAGAGTAAAAGGTTTATTAACACATACCAATGTAAGAAAGTCTAAATGGGATTGTTATCCTGATCCAGACTTTGTTGATATGATAATGAGTTTATAATTATGGCTATAGTAAGTAAAGTAGAATTAAAACATCAAGTAGATTTAAATAAATCAATTAAGTATCAAATAGTTACTTATTGTTTTTTTAATGATACACTAATAAGTAATTCAGATTTAAAATTTTTGACAGAGCTATCTAAAATGCAAGGAATTGAATTGACTAAATTCTGTGAAAGTGCAGTAGCTAAAGGTATATTTAAAAGTTCTCAATCAGCAAGAAATGCAATAACAAAAGCTGAAAAAAAGAACTTACTTGTTAAGAAAGGACATAACAAAAAGACTATATCATTAAATCCAGATATTAACGTTCAGTCAGAGGGGTTAGTATTACTGGATTATAAAATATTGGGACGTGAAACCAAAGAGTCATAAAGATTTTAAAAAAGGAATTGCTGATGAGGTAGGTGTACATCCTACTGTAGTAGATGATTTTATTTCTTTTTATTATAAGAAAGTAAGAGAAAATCTTTCTAACCTTTCATTTCCTAGAATAAATGTAGAGGGAATAGGAACGTTTTATTTAAGAAAAAATAAGTTAGACAAGGCTATACTAAAGAATAAAAGTTTATTAGGTAATATAGCAAAGAGAACTTATAATGGTTTTGCAAAGAGTGAAGATATCCATATTAATATTGTACAAATGGAAAAGGCTATGTTTCAATTAGAAGAAGATATACGTAATAAAAAAAAATTTAAAAATGTCAAAAACAAAGTGGTCTAAATATTTAGATATATTTAAAAATGCTGATAAAATAGCTGATGGCATTAAAAATAATATATTTAAAAAAGAACATGTTGAAGCTGTTGCTACTGATAGATTTCAGATATGTATAAAATGTGGATTATTTGATGCTAAAGGAACGGATTGTTTAGCACCAGGTACTCAACCATGCTGTAGTGAGTGTGGCTGTTCTTTAGCATTTAAAGTAAGATCACTATCATCTGAGTGTCCAAAGGGTTATTGGGACTCTTATACAAATGAAGAAGAAGAAGAAATAATAAATAAACAAATAGAATCAAATGGGAATATTAATTAATTACGTATACAATAATCAAACTACTACAATAAAAACTGGTGATCAAACTGGTTATTGGTATACATCAATAGCATAACTATGGGACTAAAATTTATAGAAGAAGGTCATGTGTATGAAAGTACAGATGAAAAGAAAATAAACTGGCTTAGTGTAACATCATTTATAGCAAAGTTTAAACCTAAGTTTGACAGAGACGGGCAAGCTAAAAAATCATCTAAGAATAAAAGATCTAAGTGGTATAATATGACCCCTAAAGAAATTATAGCAGCATGGGATGGTGAGACAGAAAGAGCTATTAAATTAGGAAACTTTTATCATAATCAAAGAGAAGCAGATATGATGGAGTTAAATACAATAGGCCGTCATGGTGTTGAAGTACCAATTATAAAACCCATTATAGATGAAGATGGTATTAAATTTGCTCCTAAACAGAAACTGGTAGATGGTGTATACCCTGAACACTTAGTGTATTTAAAATCAGTGGGGTTATGTGGTCAAGCAGATGTTGTTGAGATAGTAAATGGATACATAAATATTAATGATTATAAAACAAATAAAGAAATAAAAGAAAAAGGATTTACAAATTGGGAAGGTATAACTAACAAAATGTACAAGCCTGTTAATCATTTGGATGATTGTAATATTAATCATTATAATCTACAGCTCAGTATTTATGCGTATATTATTAAGAAGCACAACCCTAAACTTAAAGTAGGTAAATTAACAATACAACATGTAAAGTTTAAACAAGTAGGGGAAGATACTAATGGATATCCAATAAATGAACACGTCAATGGAGAACCAGTTCTAGAAGAAGTAAAGATATATGAATTACCATATTTAAAGGATGAGGTAAACTCAATTATAATGTGGTTAAAAGATAACAAATAAAATAAAAGATTATGGCAGTAAATAGAATTCCCTTATACAAAAACAATTACATTACATTAACACAGGTACAACCAAATCAAGTACAAGAAACTGATGCTAATGGCACACCATATTTTAAAACACTTTATGAATCAAAGACAGATATCTTTTTAAATAAAAGTGATATTATATCTGTTGCTAAACTATGGGATGCTAACTCTGCTACATTTATAAATGGACGTAGAATGATTTATATAAAAAACATGCCTATACCAGTAATTGTATCAAATTCTTATAATGAAATTAAAGCATTAATGAATAGTGTAGATGAAAATGATCTATATGATTCAGGATGTTCTTGTTCATCTTAAATATATAAAATATGGTAATAAGATTATTTGATATACAAAACAGTAAAGTGGTGGTAACAGAACATTGTTATTCATTACCATTTTTAAAAAAAATAATGGATGAATATCCTGAGACACATATGCAAGTATATCAGTATTTATTTTATATGTCTTGTCCTAATCCTGATTTAAATCCTTTCTTTAATCTTCCAGAACATGAGAAAGAAGATATAATTATAGAAGAAATAGGATTAGAGGAATCACCAGAAGACGGTAAAATCAGATATGCAATGGATATGTGTAAACAAATGTATGAAACGCCTACATATAGGGCTTACGTGGGTATTAAAGCTATGTTAGATAGATTAGCAAGGTATATGGAGGTTACCCCTATAGAGCATGGTAGAGATGGTAATATGAACTCTATGATAAATGCTGCTGCTAAATTTGAGCAAATAAGACAGTCATATAAAGGTGCATTTACAGATATGCAACAAGAACAAGAAAGCTCAGTACGTGGTGGTGCTGGATTATCTTATGATCAACTCTAAATGAGTAGTAAAAAATCCTCATGGCATTTTTGCTACTGGGATGAACCAACTTTTAATAATGATAAACCAAAAACAAAAGAAAATGGCACAAAAAGTAATACCAGTAGGAAAGAAACTTCTAATAAAACCAAAAAAACAAGAAGAATTAAGTAAAGGTGGAATTTATATTCCAGAAGTAGCTAGAAAAATAGAGTACAAAGGAACAATTGTAGGTAAAGGGAAAGATGTAGATGAAATGAACATAGGAGATATGGTTCAATACACTGATCATTGTTTACCTACTCCAATGATGCATGATGGCATAGAACATTTACTTATACAAGAAGGTGATGTCTTTGCCATTTTAGTGGATGAGTAGAGTTATACCTACATATGAGAATGGTTCATGGTCAACAACTGAATTTGACACTGATTTAAAATTTAGAGAATATCTTGAATCTATATTTAAAGAACCAGGTGCATATAATTTTAATGAAACTGCATTAAAGTTTAATGAGCAAGCCAGAATTTTTAATGAACAAAGTTTCTATTGTAATAGTCCATTTAGATCAAAGGACTTTATAGCTTACTGGGATGATCAAAAAATTAAATGTAGAGTAGGAGTCATATATAAAGATAAAGGGCTAGAATGGTACCTTACAAGGGATTATTACATGTGGTTAAACTTCTTACCAATCTTTGATAAGGAAGAAAAAAAATATGGCTTTGCAAAAGTAAGAGATGCTCAGTATCATATGGCTTTATATGAAATCATTGCAGAGTTAAATAATCAACACGCAGCTATATTAAAGAAACGTCAGATAGCTTCATCATATTTTCATATGGGGAAGATTATAAATCAATACTGGTTTGAAGAAGGATCAATTTGTAAGATTGGTGCATCTTTAAAAGATTATATAAATGATAAAGGTTCATGGAAGTTTTTAGAAGAATATAAAACTTTTCTTAATGAACATACTGCATGGTACAGACCTAGTAACCCAGAAAAAGTATTATTGTGGCAACAACAGATTGAAGTTAAAATAAATAACAGAAAAACCTCTAGAGGGCTTAAATCAAAGATTCAAGGTGCTTCATTTGAAAAGAATGCTACTACTGGGGTAGGGGGTCCATGTACATATTTCTTTCATGAGGAGGCAGGTATTGCAAAAAATATGATGCAGACATATGAGTACCTACGTCCAGCTATGTCTTCTGGAATGATGACAACAGGACAGTTTATAGCAGCTGGATCAGTTGGTGATCTGGAACAGTGTGGACCATTAAAGGATATGATTCTTAATCCTGGTGCAAATGATATATATGCCGTAGAAACTAACTTAATGGATGCTGATGGTACTATTGCTATGGCAGGATTATTTATTCCAGAGCAGTGGTCTATGCCACCTTTCATTGATAATTATGGTAACTCACAAATAGAAGAGGCTGTACAAGCAATTAATATTGAAAGAGATAGATGGAAGAATGAATTAAGTGGAGAACAATTTCAACTAAGGATTTCTCAAAAACCACTTAATATTGCTGAGGCATTTGCATACAGAAAAGAATCTGTATTCCCTCAAGGTATACTAAGCAAGCAAGTTAAGAGGATAGAGGAAAAAGAATATTCATATGAACTTATTGCTCTTGATAGAGATGAGACAGGTGTAATAGCTAAACGCACTAAAAAATTACCTATCTCAACTTTTCCAGTTAGAAAAAAAGAAGTAGATAAAACAGGTACAATAGTTGTTTGGGAAAGACCAGTACCTAAACCATCATTTGGAATGTATTATGCTTCTATTGACCCTGTGTCAGAAGGTAAAACCACAACATCTGATTCTTTGTGTAGTATTTTTGTTTATAAAAACGCAGTAGAAGTTACTAGAGAATTACCTGGTGGTGATGTAGAGCAATTTATTGAAAAAGATAAAGTAGTTGCAGCATGGTGTGGTAGATTTGATGATATAAATAAAACGCATGAGAGGCTTGAGTTAATTATAGAATGGTATAATGCTTGGACACTTGTTGAGAATAATATATCCCTTTTTATTCAGCACATGATTGCTAGAAGAAAGCAAAGATATTTAGTTCCAAAACAACAAATATTATTCTTAAAAGATCTTGGTTCTAATAGAACTGTATATCAAGAATATGGTTGGAAGAATACAGGTACATTATTTAAAAGCCATTTAATTTCATATGCAATAGAATTTCTAAGAGAAGTAATTGATGAAGAAACTGATACTGAAGGAAATGTAATGTCACAAACATTAGGTATATCAAGAATACCTGATCCAATGTTATTAAAAGAAATGTTAGCATATTATCCTGGATTAAACGTGGATAGACTTGTAGCATTTGGTGCATTAGTTGCATTTGTAAAAATTCAACAATCAAATAGAGGATATACAAAGAGACGGGAATCAGAAGGTAATTCCTTGGATAATTCAGAAAAATTGAGTAAATTAAAGTATAATGGTCCTTTTAGAAATATAGGACGTAATAGGACATTAGGTGGTTCTAAAACTAGAAGATCAGGATTCAAGAATATAAAATAGAATAGACAGGTATGAGAGTATTAAACGCAATGCAAATGAAGAATGGGGCCAAAGCTGAAGGCGGGCCTACATTTTCAAGCTTAACACAGCCGGTTCAGTTCTTACCTTATAAAGAAAAAACTGATGACTGGGCTGCTTGGAATCTTGACTGGTTAGAATTACAAGGAATAGAATTTTTGCGTGTTAATTCTAGAAGACTATTAAAAAATTACAAACTTGCTAAAGGTATAATTGATAAAACAGATTATATAGTTGAACCAGATAATGAGTATAAAGATTTAATGGATACTCTTACAACTGAAAATGAATCTGCATTAGAATTAAAGTTTTATCCTATTGTTCCTAATGTTATAAATGTATTAACAGGAGAGTTTGCAAAGAGATATTCTAAAGTACAATTTAGAGCAGTTGATGATGCATCTTACAATGAGATGTTAGATCAAAAGAAAGTACAAATAGAAGAAGCTCTTTTATCAGATGCAGAAGCTAATCTAGTTAGAAAGATGATTGAAATGGGTATGGACCCAGGATCTGAAGAAGCACAACAACAATTATCACCAGAGGGATTAAAATCTTTACCACAAATAGAAGACTTCTTTAGTAAGTCTTATAGAAGTATGGTAGAGGAATGGGCATCACATCAACTTGCAGTAGATGAAGAAAGATTTCATATGCAAGAACTTGAAGAAAGAGGATTTAGAGATATGCTTATAGCAGATAGAGAATTCTGGCATTTCCGTATGTTAGAAGATGACTATGACATTGAACTTTGGAATCCAGTATTAACTTTCTATCAAAAATCTCCAGATCAAAGATATATTGCTGATTCAAATTACGCAGGTAAAGTTGATCTAATGACTGTGTCAGATGTAGTAGACAGATACGGATATCTAATGGATAGTAAACAATTAGAATCTTTACAAAAGATATATCCTGCTAGATCAGCACAGTATCAAGTAAATGGTTACCAAAATGACGGAGCCTATTATGATGCTACAAGATCTCATGAATGGAATACCAATGCACCTGGTTTAGCATACAGACAATTTACTAGTAACTATCACAATGATCCAGCTAATGGTGGTGATATTTTAAGTGAGATACTAGATGAAAATGAAGATGTATCTATGTGGGGAGAAGGCAATTTAATGAGAGTTGCTACAATCTATTGGAAGACACAAAGAAAAGTTGGGCACTTAACTAAGATTGAAGATGATGGTGAAGTAACTCAAGAAATTATTGATGAAACATTTAAGAAGACAAAGAAAGCTGTTTATGATACATCAATATTTAAACAAAAAAATAAAGAGACATTATTAGAAGGAGAACATATTGACTGGATTTGGATTAATGAAGTTTGGGGTGGTGTAAAAATTGGACCAAACTTACCTGCAATGTGGCAATCCACAATGGGAGATAACATCAATCCAATATATATAGGTATTAATAGAACTAAACCAGGTAGATTACCATTTCAATTTAAAGGGGAGACTTCTTTATATGGATGTAAATTACCTGTAGAAGGTAGAGTATTTTCTGATAGAAATACTAGATCTACTTCATTAGTTGATCTAATGAAAGCGTATCAAGTTGGGTACAATATGGTTAATAATCAAATTGCAGACATTCTGATAGATGAATTAGGAACAGTAATAATGTTTGATCAAAATGCTTTACCACGTCATTCTATGGGTGAGGATTGGGGCAAAAACAATTATGCCAAAGCATATGTAGCAATGAAAGATTTTCAAATGCTACCATTAGATACTTCAATTACTAATACTGAGAATGCCACCAACTTCAATCACTACCAGACTCTAAATATGGAGCAAACTAGTAGATTAATGTCAAGGATTCAATTAGCTAATTACTTTAAACAACAATGTTTTGATGCTATAGGAATCAACCCACAACGTTTAGGAGGAGCTGTATCAGCTCAAACGGCAACTGGTGTAGTACAAGCTATGCAACAATCATATGCTCAAACAGAAATGTATTTTGTACAACACTCAGATCACTTGATGCCACGTATACATCAAATGAGAACAGACTTAGCTCAATATTATTATAGCACTAATCCTAGTATTAGGTTACAATATATTTCTACAGAGGCTGAGAAAGTTAATTTTACAATTAACGGAACAGATTTATTACTTAGAGACTTTAATGTATTTGCAACAACTAAGACTAATCATAGAGCAATCTTAGAAAACTTAAAGCAAATGGCCCTAACAAATAATACTTCAGGTGCAAGTATATATGAATTAGGAAATATAGTTAAAGCGGACTCAATTGCAGAAGTATCTGATATCTTAAAAGATTCTGAAACTAGAATTCAGAAACAAAGAGAACAAGATATGCAGCAGCAACGTCAAATGCAGGAACAACAACTTCAAGCTAAAGCTCAAGAAGAGCAACAAAAGCTACAAGTTGAAATGACTGAGAATGATAAAGATAGGAAAAATGATGTCCTATTAGCAGAAATTAGATCAGCAGGATATGGATCTATGGTTGATTTAAATGAAAATAAACAATCTGATTATCAAGATGCTATGAAGGATATTAAAGAAACCACACAGTATAGAGAACAGATGAATTTTAAACGTCAAGAAAGTGCTACTAAATCAGCACAAGAGAATAATAGATTGACTGTTGAAAGAGAAAAGATTGCTGCTTCAAGACAAATTGCTGACACTAAACTTCAAATTGCAAAAGAGAACAAAAACAAGTATGATATTAAAAATCCAAAGGATAAAAAGTAAGCGTTAGCTATATACTGCAAAAAACTTTCACTTTTATTAAAATTTTTTAAGTTTAACTTGCTAATATATTCTAAAAGATTTCCTATATTATATATGTAAGAAGTATTAATATTAAAACCAACAAATATTATGAGTACAATAACAGAAACAAAGCCTGTGAAAAGTAAGGTAGAACAAAACGTAGAAGTAAATTTAGATGAAATATTCAACGCTGCTCCAAGTGGTGCTGATATGATTCAGGATAATAAGTCTCAAGCAAAAAATATTTTTTCTGGATTAAATGAAAAAGCTGATATGAGTTTTGCTGATCCTGATAAAGATGATGCTACAGATGTTTTAGCTAAATCAGAGGAAAAAGAAGAATCAGAAACTGAAAATGTATCTGATGAAACAGTAGAAGAAAAAGAAACTTCTAAGGATGATGTAGAAGAAATCTTTGGTGAATTAGGTTCTGAAGAACTAACTGAAGAAGAAGATACTAAAGAAAAAAGAGGTAGAAAATCAATTGATGGTATCTCAGATGTATTTAGTAAGTTGATTAAAGAGGACAAGATTGTACCTTTTGATGATGATAAAGAACTTGCAGATTACTCTGCTAAAGATTGGGAAGAGTTAATTCAAGCTAATTTAGATGAAAAAGCTAGACAAGTAAGAAGTGAAACACCAAAACAATTTTTCAACAGTCTACCACAAGAACTTCAAATAGCTGCAAAATATGTTGCTGATGGAGGTAAAGATCTAAAAGGATTATTTACTACTCTTGGTCAAGTAGAAGAAACAAAAACTATAGATTCTAAATCAGTTCAAGGACAGGAGAGAATCATTACTGAATACTTAAGTGCTACTGGATATGGTACTGCTGAAGACATTCAAGAAGAAATAGAAATTTGGAAAGACTTAGGTAAGCTTGAAACACAGGCTAATAAGTTTAAACCAAAATTAGATAAGATGCAGGAAAAGGTTGTTGCACAAAAACTTCAAGAGCAAGAGCTTAAGAAGAAGCAACAAGAAAATGCATCTCAAGCATACATGAAAAATGTATATGAAACATTAAAAGAAGGTAAATTAGGTGATCTTAAAGTAGATAGAAAGACTCAAGCTATGTTATATAATGGCTTAGTTCAACCAAATTACCCATCAGTAAGTGGACGTAATACTAATCTATTAGGACACCTGCTTGAAAAATATCAATTTGTTGAACCAAATTATTCATTAATATCTGAAGCACTGTGGCTATTACAAGATCCATCAGGATATAAAGCTAAGATAATGGATAAAGGTGCACAAAAAAGTGTTGAGAAAACGGTTAGAAAATTAAAAAGTGAACAATCAAATGTAGGAGGTGCGTCATTAGGAGTAAATGAAGCTGAAAAAGAGAATACAAAAAGAAGTTCAAAAAGAAAGATTCAAAGACCAACCAACATATTTAAACGAATTTAATTAGAAGTAAATTAAATATAAACAGTAAATTAATTATTAACAACAAAAACAATCAAAATTATGGCAACTCCAGTTTTAAATAATGGGATTTTCCTACGTGATACAAGCTACAAAGCAAGTTCACATGTTGATTCTTATCACCTAACCCAAATGCTTGGTAACCCTGAGCCTATGGATATGGGACCAATTGATCTATGGGCTATGACCCAAAAGGTAGAAATGCCTTTGTATCAAATGGCTTCATTCGGTGGAAAGAATACAATCATGGTGGATAACGCTAGAGGTGAGTACAAGTGGCAAACTCCTATTGCACAAGATCTTCCCTACATTGTAGCGGATATTGAACCAGGATCATCTAACAAAGGTGTAGACGGTACAACATTTAAGATCAAAATTAACAAGAGGACTTTTGGACATGGTGACATTATTACTTATGATAAGTATAATGGACTAGAACTTTACATCACTGCGGATGATATTATCCCAGCAGGTGACGGTTTTGTATACACTGTTCAATTAGTAAACAACAACAATGCAGCTATCTTGGATAACAAGTATTTAGCTAAAGGTACAAAGTTCTTCAGAAAAGGTTCTGCAAGAGGTGAGTACGGAGAAAGATTCTCTGACATTGAAACAGGTTCTGGTTTCCGTGAATTCTACAACTTTGTAGGAGGAGCAGAAGCACATGTACACTATTCAATTTCTTCAAGAGCAGATTTAATGATCAAAGGCGGATTAAACGCTGATGGTACTGTACCTGTTACTGAAATTTGGAGAAACTTTAATACAGATCCAAACAATCCATCAGTACCTAGTATTGAAGGACTTGTTGCAAACATGGGTAAAGCTGGTGCTAGAGAAGCATTTGAAAATGGAACTCTTACAAGAACTTTCATTACAAATATGGAAGCAGCTCACTTATCTAAAATTGCTACGGATATTGAAACTTACCTAATGTGGGGTAAAGGTGGTAGAATTAAACAAGATGGACCGGATGATATTAGATTATCTGTAGGTTTATGGTCACAGTTAGATAACTCTTTCAAAAGAGTATATAACAAGTCATCATTTACTCTTGACATGTTTAAGTCTGAACTTTACAACTTCTACCAAGGTAAAGTTGAATTTAAAGGGCCAGACCCACAAAGATCACTTGTTGTACAAACAGGTATTGGAGGTATGCAACTTATCAACAAAGCAATTGCTGATGAAGTGTATGGTTCAGGTCTAGTTCAAAATGCATCTGATATTGGAGCTGTTAAAGGTTCAGGTATGGATTTAGATTATGGTTTTGCTTACACAAGCTTTACTATTCCTTTCTTAGCTAACGTTAAGTTTGTACTAAACCCAGCATTTGATAACTTAAACACAAATGACATTGAGAATCCATTAATTGATGGAAGACCTCTAAGTTCATTTAGCTTTATTATCTTTGACGTAACTGATGAAGGAAATGACAACATTCACTTGTTGAAACTTTCTTGGGATAATCAACTTAAGTGGTTCTACCAAAATGGTACTATGGACTACATGGGAAGAACTCAAGGGTTTGCATCTACTGGTCAGTTTAATGGATACAGAGTTTATATGACTCAAACCATGCCAGCTATCTGGGTTAAGGATCCAACTAAAGTTCTTAAAATTGTAATGAGAAATCCTATCACAGGAGGATCATTCTAGGAACTATAATTAAAGGGGAGGCAGGTCAAACTTCCTCCCTTTTTATTTTTAATCTTTAAAACAAATAAAATGGGACTAGATATAAAATTAGCAAATAAAACATATGAATTTTCAAATTCAAGTGTGTCTAAAATAATCTCTTCAAAATCTGTTGGGAAAGATATATTAGTCAGAGACTATGCAAATAATGCTGCAGCAAAAGCAGCAGGTTTAGTTAAAGGTGATCTATATCATTCCACAGGAGATTTGAAGGTTGTAGTAGAATAAAAGTCAAAAACTTTAGCAAGGGTAAAACCTTGCTATTAGAAATATTAGTAATAATAGATTATGCATTACGGTGCATTATTTGACTAGAGTAATAATTATTAATTTTTAAAAACCAAAAAATGGAAGATTACACAATTGTTGAAAAGTATCAACAACAAAAAAAGAATAGCACAATTGCTATACGCCCTTATTTTAATCCAAACAAGGAAAATATGGGATTAGAAACATATGGGTTATCATTACATGATGGAGTATTTCATCAAGAATCTTTAGCATGTTTAGAGATGAACGGAGTAAAAAGGTATATAACTGGATTAAATGAATTTGATCCTAAAGTTAAATTACTACCTCCTAAAGAAAAGAAAAAGAAAATTGCAGAGATCAGACAAGTTGTTTCTGAACTTGAAGCAGAATTGGCAGCTAACGTTGTTGATCCTAATGATAAAGATTTTTGGAACAAGCTTACTGTAATGAAGCCAGATAATTCTAAATTTTGGGATAAGATTTCATTAAGATGTGGTAATGACCCAGTATTTTTAGATGCTGATGTTGATCCATATGATAAAATTAAGTTATATGCTATAAAAGCAGGAGGATTTTCTATTGTTGCTGGATCATTGAAAGATGCTAAGACTTCTCAAAATAGTCCTAAATTTTATTTAGATACTGTACAGGAAACTCTTACAACAAGAACTGAACAAACTAAATTAAAGAATAAAGCTTTATCTGCTTTACAAACTTTGTTTGATAGTAACCCTACCAAACTTATGTATGTTTCTAAAGTAGCTGATGTAGATAGTGTACAGTATACTAAGAATACTCCTAATGATGTTATGTATGAAAATATGGATACATACATAAATGGTAATGGAGGTGAGTCAAATAAAAAGAGAGCTGCTCAGCAGTTCCTTGATGTTTCTCAATTAGATATGGAAGAATTAAAAATTAGAGCATTAATCAAGGATGGTTTATATTATAGATTTATAACTACAAAAGCTGGTGGATGGATTGAGCCAATTGATAGTGGTATTAGAATGGGTAAAAGACCATCTGAAGTTCTTGAGTTTTTGCAAAAACCTAACAATGAAGAAGAATTACTTTCTTTGTTAGATAAAGTTGAACCATATTGGAATTCATAAATATTATTAATAATGGAAAATAGTACACTCTTAATTAAATTAAAACAAAGGCTAAATAAATTAGATAGCAATGACTATGATAATATAGAAACATGGCAATTTGTTGAGGCTTTTAATAAAGCACAAATAGAGTGGTGTAGAAGAAATCTGCATGGAGGTAATATGTATAAAGAAGGGGATGAGTTATCTAAAAAAAGAATAGATGATTTACAACCTTTACTTAGAGAACTAACTTTAACAGGAATAGTTACAGATACATATTTCCAATCAAATAATTTTCCAGTTGATACTTATTTAGAATACAAGACAGTAACAACAGATGCAAATCAAGAATGTTGTCCTGAGCCAAGATCAATGACAGTATATTTAGCTGAAGAGGCTAATGTATCATTGTTAATGAGAGATCCTTTAAAGAATCCTGATTTTGAATGGGGAGAAACATTCTGCACAATGCTCAATAATACTATAAGAATATACAGGAATAGCAATTTTAATATTGTTAATCCTGTATTAACTTATTATCAGAAGCCTACTTTAATACAAGTCTTGGGTTCAGTTAATCCATATACAGGAACAGTTAGTACTGTAAATGTAAACTCTGAATTTAAAGATGATTTAGTTGAAGTAATGTTAGATGATACAGCTGCACTTATGGCTGGTGACATAGAAAACATGTACCAAGCCCAAAGAGGAACACAGGCAGCAGAAAGAAATAATTAATATATTAAGAAATGTTGTTTGTTTTTTTGTATATTATTATAGTAACAAGGAAGTTACGCACAGAGTAAACTGTTAAAATCTTTTTTTATAACCAGAGGGGGTAATGGTCCTCTCACAAATTAATAAATTATGGCTTATTTTAATCATGCGTTTAACAAGACGTTTATTGCTGACAGTACCCTAGCGGTTGCTGGTACGGCAACAAGCGCCCTTACTGACGGTCAACTGGCCTTGGTAAGTGACGGAACATGGGCATCTGTAGCATTACCCGGAGCTCCAGCAGCTGGATCTTTAGGGTATATTGTACAAGGTTCATTTTATTCCAAAGACACTATTGGTAACAATCCAGGACATGGAGGATACCAAGAATCTGTAAAATCTAAAGGGATTAACCCAAGATATATTACAAGATTATGGGCATCAAATTGTGCTGTTGCTTCACAAGCAAAAGCTAGCCTTTCATTAGGATCTAACTGTGCACCATGTGGTAAAACTCAATTTATGAGAATTGATGTGAAGGGTTCACCTGCACTAAGATTTTTAAATCACAATGCATATGCTATTGCTGACTCAGCAAATATCTGTTGTATTGATGGACAAGAATACATTGATCCAACATTAGTAATAGCTACTATGGCTAAGATGGCTCTTGCAGATCCATTAATCAAGCCGTTTGTTGCTGAAGGAGATGTAGATGGGCTTCTTGAAGGAGCTGGTTTAACATTATCTGCTGGAGTAGGTTATACTGTAGCACAGCATAAAACATCTGCTGTTGATTCATTAGGATCTGCTGTTACAGCTTCAAGCCGTACAGGTTTTGTTGATGCAGAAGTTAGTGTATTAACTATAAGTGGTACTGGAGTAATACTTACTTTTGATATTGCTCAAGCAGGGGAAAATTACAAAGTAGGTGATGTTGTAACTGTTATAGATGCTGCTGCAACTACTGATGCTACATTAACTGTTGCTGCCGCAGGTTTAACTGCTGGTGGTGTTGTTGTTACTAAAACAACAGGAGCTGTAGTAACTAATGCAGTATATTCTATTGCACAAGCTTTAGATGCAACTTATACTCCTTCTACTGATCCAAATGGAGCAACTAAAGTATCTGCAAAAGTTGATTTTGTAGGAGCTTATGTTGATACAGTATTTGGTAACTGTTCATTCAGTCCAAATGATCATTATAATGCAGAGCCTGTAGAGATTATTGTTTCTGAATTAGATGAAACTGGTAATCCATGTAATGACTGTGGTGTTGCTACGCAAACTCCAGGTTCAATGCAACAAACTCAAGGTGAAGAAGTAGTTAGAGATTTAATTATGTCTGAAAGATACCGTCAATCTCCTTTTAATACAGGAAATGCTGACAGTTCAAGAATCAGAGAAATTGAAATGTCTAATGAGCTTTTAGCTGCTGTAGATAGAACAGCTACATACAGAGCATATTACGTACAACATTCTGTGCCAAGATTCAACAATCCTTCTGGAGTGTTTGATAATGACCAGTATGTATACAAAATCTTTGTAAAATGTAGTGACACTGCTGCACAAGGACAAGCATTAGCTTTACTTACTGCACTGTCCACATGGGCTGAATCAGCAGGTAATTTTGTACCGGTAGAAACAAACGTTTACTGGTAGTCTAAATACTTGTTGAATAAATAATAGAGCGGGAGAGAAATCTCCTGCTCTTTTTATTTTATATTGTCTGTAATTTTTTGTATATTATCTATATAGTATAACAAAGTAATAAAAAATGGCAAGTAAACACATCCTAAGTTTAGAAATTCCTACAGTATCAAACTGTGATTTATTGTGTATTAAAGACACAAGTCAATATTCCAAAGAGCTTGCAATTGATTGTGAAGAACTTTTAATTACATTACCTGGATTTAGTGTACCTGTACTTATTAAAGTGGATAATGGCTTTGATATGTGTTTAACAGCATGCACATTGGCTATACAAAAAGAAAACTGTGGTACTATCCAAGAAAAAATTCCTGATGGAGTATATATTATTAGATATAGTGTATCTCCAAACTCTAAAGTTTATGTAGAATATAATCACTTAAGAGTAACTAGATTGCTAAGTACTTATTATGAAGTATTATGTGATTTAGAAGTGCAAGCATGTCAACCTGATTCAGATAAACAATCCTTGTTATCTGAAATGAGTTATATAAGAACTGTTATTGACGCTGCTGTAGCTAATGTAGAGTATTGTCAGTCTGCTGCTCATGGTATGCAATTGTATAATTATGCTAAAAACAGACTAAATAAAATTGCTTGTCCATCAGGTAACTGTGGTTCAAGTTCAAAATATTTAATTTAAAACCAAACAGTATGGCAAATTGCGCACACTGCAACAAACAGTTTACTTGTGGATGTCAGAAGGCATCATTAGGAAATGGTGTTGTTGTATGTAAACAATGTAAAATAAAAGCTGATGCAGATTTATCTACCTCAAGTAATTTGAATAGAGAATTAGCTAGGCAACAGATTCAAGATTTAAGAAATAAATAAAATGGCTAAAGCAACTAGATCATCTTCTAATGCAGAACAAGTAAAAGAGTTAGCACTACTAAAAAGGATTAATGTAGAACAGACTTTTGCACAGCAAGTATATGCTAATTTTCAAGCTATACGTTTTGGTATAGAAGCATGTTGTTATACAGATATGGAATTAGCCATCTTAAGAAAAGATATATGTGATTGGCAAAATGCAACAAGTAATAAAGTAGTAGTAGCAACAGATACAAAAGGAGTCTTTGTTGAACCATTAGCTAAATTAAATACTAAAGCAAGTGTAAGTTGTCCAGCAACACCTAGTAGTGTTTGTACAATTTTAGACTTAGAAAGAGTACTAGCTGATACAGGTACATACTCACAATGTTTTGATGTTGATTCTAAAACATGGACAGTAACACATAATCTAGGTAAATATCCATCAGTTACAGTAGTAGATGGTGATAACAATGTAGTTGTAGGTAATGTACAATATATAACTACACAACAATTAAAAATAACATTTAGCATACCTTTTAGTGGTTGTGCTTTTCTAAATTAAATATAAATAACTTAAAACAATAACAATGGCAATACAATTTCTTTCTGGGTTAAACATTGATGGAAACATTGACTTAAACTCTAATCAGATAAAAGAGGTCAGAATAGATAACCTTAGTGCAGCTCCAACAGGATCCCTAGGAAGAATTTACTATGATGACGCTACAAATAAACTTAGACTCTATAATGGAGCCTGGGTTGATTTAACAACAGGTGCAGATGGTGACACCACCTATACAATAGATGTTCCAACTGGAACAACTAGTATTAACTTAAAAGGTACTGATGGAACAGATGATCCAATTGAACTTGCAGGTAGTGGATTACTAGCTGTAACTAGAACAAGTGCAAGTAAATTAACGTTTAGTACTACTGCTACAGATAATGTAGGTACAGTTACAGACGTAGATGCAGGTAAAGGTATTCTTATTACAGGTACATCAACTGTAAAACCAACAGTTTCTATAGACTACGCAGGTGCAGACAATGCAATCTTAGTTGCTTCAGCTGCAACACCAGTTGGTGGAGATACAATGTGGTTTTCTGATGCAGATGATTCTGGTATTAAAAAAGCTACAATATCTAGTTTTCCAGGATTTGGAAAGGATGGTACAGTAACTGCTGTAGGAGCTAGTGCTGGTTTAAAAACAAATATAGCATTAGGAGCTGATATAACAAGTACAGGTGATGTAGAAGTAGATTATGTAGGAACAGATAACGTTATTTTATCAGCAGCTGATGGTACAGCTGTAGATGTAGCTTCTACAGATAAGATAATTATAAATGATGCTGATGACACTATTGTTAAGTTTGTAAATATATCACAAATTACTGCAGCAATTGGTGGTGGTACTGTAACAAGCATTGATGTAAGTGGTGGAACTACGGGTTTAACAACAAGTGGTGGTCCAATTACAAGTAATGGAACAATTACACTAGCTGGCACACTAACTGAAGCAAATGGTGGTACTGGACAAACAGTTTATGCAGTAGGTGATTTACTATATGCTACTGCTACAAATAGACTATCTAAATTACCAATAGGATTAAAAGATCAAGTATTAAAAGTAAATGCAGCTGCAACAGCTCCAGAATGGGCAGCAGATGCTAATGCAGGTGGTACAGTTACAAGTATTAATTTAAAAGGTGATACAGGAACTGGTACTGCTATAACAAGCAGTGGAGTATTTGCTATTGAAGGTGCTGGTAATATTTCTACAGCAATGTCTGGAGATACATTAACTATAAGTACTTCAGCAACAACTAACGTTGGTACTGTAACAAGTGTAACTGCAGGTGATGGTATGACACAATCAGGTACCTCAACTGTTGATCCAACATTAAATGTTGTTGGTGGTGATGGTATAACAGCCAATGCAGATGATATAGAAGTAGACAGTACAGTTATAAGAACATCTGGTGCACAAACTATGGCTGATGTAAAAACCTTTACATCTTTACCAACTATACCAACCACTCCATCAGCTGGAACAGACGCTGCTTCTAAAAATTATGTAGATACAAGTATTTCAGGATCTGGATCATTAATCTTCCAAGGAGGATATGATGCAACAAGTGCAGCACCAACAGGAGCAGCAGTTCTTAAAGGATTTACTTATGTAGTAACAGTAGCAGGTTCAGGAGATCCAGCAGGATTTTGGAATCCTGTTTTAGAAGTTGGTGATTTAATTATTGCTAACCAAAACAATCCTACAGATGCAACAGAATGGACAGAGGTCAACAAGAATGTTGATTTAGCTACTACAACAATTCCAGGTATTGCATCATTTGCAGCAGCAACTTTTGATGTAAGTGCAGCAGGTGAGGTTACAGTTAAAGCAGGTGGAATTTCTGATGCACAATTAGCAAGTACATTTAATAAGATCATTGGTATTGACACAGATATTAACACAAGCGGTGTTGATGTTGTTGATCAAATTAGTTTAACTGACGGTGTTGTTGGAACATTAACTACAAGAACCTTACCTACATCATTACCTGGTTCAGTTGGGGTAATTGCCACAGCAACAGCAGCAGAGGTAACGGCAGGAGTTGTAACTAATAAAGCAGTAACACCAGCTACATTAGCAGGATCACATGCTGCACAAGGTTATTCAGCTACATTTCCAGCTGGAGCTGCAACAACATTTCAAATCAGAGGTACTACACACGGCTTAGGTACTGGACCATTAGTAGTTCAAATATATGATACAGTAAAAGGTGTACAAACTTTTATGGATGTAGATGTTGATCCAGCTAATGGAAATATTGATTTAGCTTGGACAACTAGTGTTGGAGCAAATGCATATACAGCAGCAGTTTTAAAAGTCTCCTAAGTGTAAATACAATCTAAGGGGAGTCTAAACATACTATACGTTTATGGCTCCCTTTTTTTTAAATTTATTATCTTAGCAAAAACATAAATTATGGCAATACAGTTTTTATCAGCAACAAATATAGACGGAAGCGTTACAGCAAAAATAAGTGCTGATTCAAATTCTACATATACTGGGATTGTTATATCTGAAAATGGATTATTAAAATATAGAACCAAAGCTCAAATACTTAGTGATATTGGTGCTACAAATAATGTGGGTACAGTTACTTCAATAACAGTACAAGGTACCACAGGATTAAGTGGTAGTGGAACAATAACAACAAATGGTACAATAACACTAACTAATATTGATAGAGGTTCATCACAGTTTATATATAAAAACATAGCAGCTGATTCAGGAGGAACAGCAGTAGCTAATACTAATAATGATACAATAACTTTTGCTGGATCTGGTGCAGTTAAAACATCAAGAAGTGGTGATGTAATAACAATAACTTCTACTAACTCTAGTAACAATTTTGTAAGTTCAGCATCTTTTGCTACTGCTACTGGTGTATTAACACTTAATAGATCAGGTCTTAGTGCAGTAACAGTAGATCTTGATGGTAGATATGTTACAAGCTCAGGTGTTACAAGTGTTGCAACAGGTAACGGAATATCAGGAGGTATAATAACTACTACTGGTACTTTAACTGTTGGAGCAGGTAATGGTTTATCACAGTCAACTACTGGTTTGTTAATGTCAGGTTCTTATACTGGAAATTATTCTATAAAAGGCGGTTTAACAACTGAAGCAACTATTAATATTAACAATCCTGCATCTGATAAAAAAATATCATTTGATAGAACTGGAGGAAAAGCTATGTCAATAGAACATGACGCAACATCAATGTATTTTTACAATGAAACTGATGCTGTGACAATGTTTAAAATGTTTAACGCTGGTTCAGCAACAGTAACAGGTGATTTTACTGTTAATGGTGGTGATATTGTTTTAGGTGGAACAGGTAGAATACAAGGAGTTGATACAGTAAGTTCAAATACAGATGCAGCTAATAAGTTGTATGTAGACAATGCTGTAAAGGTAAAGTCTATTACACCTAATGCACCTGCATCTTTGAAATTATCTATAGTTGGAGAAACAATTGAGGTATTATTTGATGCATCAACAACAGCAGGTATAGATTACTATCAAGTATGGTCATCTGATGATGGGGGTGATTTTGGAATTATAGGTCAAATACCAATAACAGATATAGCAGCTACAATGACTGTTGTAGATACAACATTCAATACAGGTGGTAATATGGCATATAGAGTATATGCTGTAAGAGATGGTGTTTATTCTGCACCTAAAACAGCAAATATTAATTATACAGTTGCTGCATTAAATGTATCTAGCTTATCAGTTATTAATTTTAACACAGCATATTATGTACAGTATGAAAAACCATCATCAAGATTTATAGATCATATAGAAATATATATGGATTCTCAAACAACACAAGCAGCATTAAGTAGATCTAATGCAGGAATAGTATACAGTGGACAAAATGCAGCATATATGCAAAATGTAGCAAAGAGTAGAAACTTTCATCAGTTTTGGGTTGAAGTAGTAACATCATAATTATGGCAGGAATGGAACCAGGGACAACAAGAGAGTATTGGGAAAATTGCTTAGCTGAATATGAACTAGCTTTGGAAGAAGAATTTAATATGCAACCTGGAAAAGGGTTTAATGATGATATTATACAATTATTAAAATTTGAGATAAACGAATGTTTAAAACAACTAGCTTAGAAAGAGCAGACATAAAAAGGATAGTAGGAGCAGCCGCCAATGATTATGGGGGTCAATATGCTATTGTACCCGTTACAAAAAGAGGTATGAGTAATGTTACTACATCTAGTGGTAGTGGTGAATATGATGGTGGAGATAGAGTTATTGGCTATAATAATGGATATGAAATTGATGGTGACTTAATGTTTACTACAGGTTGGGGTGATGGATTTGCTGTTAGAAGATTGAATAATGACGGTACTATGACAAGGCTGTTTTATGACTCTTACTTTTTATGGAGAGATACATCATCAACATATAACCATTTAACATCTGTTGCTATTGATACAAAAAATAAGATAGGTGTAGTAATGACATATAATGTTGAGGGCTATACTACTTTTGATTACAGTGGATGTGTAAACGGAGGATCTACTTTTGTTAAAGATCCAAGACCTACACATAGTAATCCAGACACTTTTATAGGATCACAAGATCTTGCTGGTGGTTATGTAAATAGAGTAGGTGGTGGTTATTATAGTGGGATGTGTGCTGCTGGAGAATGGATATGGGCGGCTGATCATGATTCACATCATTACAAAAAAGTAATGCGTAGAAACCTTAAAACTGGTGCAGAAGAAAGACTATCAACAGATGATACTAAAGTAATGTATCCTGGTTCAGCACCTGAAGATAGAAATGGATATAGAGGAAAGTGTTTTTATGATGAAGTAAATGATAGAGTTTTAAACTCTAGATTTTACAATGCTAATTTTGTATTAATATTAGATGCATCAACGGCAAACCCAAAAACAGTATGGTGTGATATGTCTGATGCAGGTCAAGGAGATGATGGTTATGAACATGGTTGGTTTATACCAAACCCTAAAGATGAACCTAATATCTTTTGGACAGGTTGTAATTCTAGATTTACTAAAATGGATGTAACACCATGTTTTTCAGGGAACACTGCTACAATACTAGATATAAGGTATGTTGAATCACAGACTCCTGGTAATAACTTTGCTGTAGAATTTAGAGCAGGTACAAAGTATAGAACTGTTACAGGTGGACAACCTACTGATTTGATGCCTGGGTATCCTAACTTTATGCCTACATCTTCAGATAGAGGAAAAGCTATGAACCCAGGATGGATAGATTTTGATAATAACAGAGTAGTAACTCTTTTGAGATATAATAATATTACTGAAGATACTACTTCATTAGGTAGGGGTAGATCATACAGATCTGATTATGGGAACAATATAGTAAGAATGTATTCTGAAAACGGAACACCATGGTGGGTGCAAACAGGATATGGAAGTGATGGTCATGGATTTAGAATTTGGAGTGATACTTATAGAAATGAATTAATAGGAAATTGGGAAATTAGTTATGGTGATTATACACTAGATAACAGTGCAGATATAAATTTTGTTTTTTGGGATGCTGTTGATTGGTTTATACCTTCAAGCTGTTCATTAAGCTATTTTGCTTCTAATGATGGTGGAACAACATTTGAATCAATTAATCCTAGAACAGTACATACATTTAGTTCAACAGGTACAACTCTTCAAGTAAAAGCAGTGGCAACAGGATTTCCTGATAAAGCTCCATATAAAATGTCAGACGGAAAAGATATATTAGTTTATGGATCAATGTTTAGTGCACAGATGGATGCTTCAATTGAATTACAAATGACTAGGTTTAAATTAAAAGGAAAAAAAGTATAACATGGCAACAATAACTGGATCACAAAGACTCTTAGACTTAGATGGAAATAACTTTACTACTTCAGTAACACTTGGAGCAGGTGGTACATTATTGGATTCTGATGGTCAAACAGGAGATAAAGGACAAATACTTTCTTCAACAGGAGGTGCAACAAATTGGATTGAACCTGCTTCATTTACAAATAATTTTGTTAGTGGTATATCTTTTAACACTGTTGATGGTATACTAACATTAACACGTAGTGGACTAGGTGATTTAACTGTAGATTTAGATGGTAGATATTTAACCTCTGCATCAAACTTTTACCTTGATGGTATAAGTAAGTCTGGTAATAAACTTACATTTAGTGTAAGCGGAGCAACAAATCAAGCTTTTGAATTTGGTAGTAATGCATATAATAGCACTACTATTTATGCTGAACCAGGTATATTCTCTGGAGCAGGAACTCCAACATTAGCTTCAGGAGTAACAGCAGCAGAAATCAGATCACTTATAGGAGCAGGTACTGGGAGTGGAACAAGTAATTTAGTTATTGGTACAACTTCTACAACTGCAATGGCAGGTAATACTACTACTATAACAGCTGCTCAAGCAACAGCTATTGATAATAACACTAAGAAAGTATCAGATACAGGAACACCAGCTGTTTTATCTAACGGTAGCACACCATCATTGAACTCAGGAATTACAGCTGCAGAAATGAGAAGTGTTATTGGTGCTGGAACTGGGAATGGTACATCTAACCTAGCAATAGGAACTACATCTACAACAGCTAAAGCTGGTAACATAACAACTATTACCTCTACTCAAGCTGGGAATATAACAACTAACAATAGTAAAGTAACTGACACAGGTACACCTGCAGTTTTATCTAATGGATCAACACCTTCATTAAATTCAGGAATTTCAGCTACTGAGATGAGGAGTCTTATAGGAGCTGGTACTGGTAATGGTAGTTCTAACTTAACATTAGGTTCAACAAGTACTACTGCTAAAGCAGGAAATACTACAACTATATCATCTACACAAGCTGCAGATATTGTAACTAATAATAGTAAAACATCTGATACAGGTGTACCAGCAATCTTATCAGATGGAAGTACACCTACTTTAAATTCAGGTATATCAGCTGCAGAAGTAAGATCATTGATTGGAGCTGGAACAAGTTCAAGTGCAGGAGTTACTAGAGTAAGAGGTACAGCAAATAGAATAGGAGTTACTTCAGGAACAGATCCTATAGTAAATGCAATTACAGGAACAGTAACTTCTAGTTCAGCTAACTTAGCAACAGGAGCACAGATACAATCAGCTATTAATACAGCTGTAACAGGAGTATTAAAATATAAAGGTACTTGGAATGCTGATACAAATACACCTACACTTGAAAGTGCAAAGGGTGTTGCCGGAGAATACTATATAGTTTCTACAAAAGGTGATACAGACTTAGACGGAATAACAGAGTGGGCAGTAGGAGATTGGGCAGTATTTTCTGATCAAGCTACAGATGCATGGCAAAAAATAGACAACACACAAGTAGGTAATGTAACAGGTTCTGGATCAAGTGGAAGAGTAGCTTTTTGGAATGGTGATACTAATATTACAAGTGATGCAGATTTAACTTTTAATGGTACTAATTTAACAGTTGGAGGAAGTGTAACTTGGTCAGGTGGTAGTTCAGGTGAATCAAACACTGCATTTGACAGAAGTATAACTGCTTTTAGTGATTCAGGTTCTTCTACAACAACATTGACATTAACAAGACAAGATGGTGGTACTATTACTACATCATTTAGTAATCCACAAGGTACAGTTACCGGGGGTCCCTATACAGAATTAAATCAAATAAGATCTTTAGGTACTCAAGCTTTTACAAATGGAGCTAATCCTAATATTACTACAGCTCAAGTTATGGCTGAGATAGAGGCTGACGGTGGTTTTGATTCTTATTCATCTGTATTTAAAACATCTTGGAGTTATGCAGGTAATTATAATTTAACAGATGCTGGTAGATTTACTGAAACTGCTGGTTCATCTTGGATAACTTGGACTGATAACTCATCAGATGCAGCAAGAGGTAATATTACAACTTTAGCAGTTTGTCCAACTACAGGTAGTTCAGCAGGTGGAGTATTTATATTCAATGATCAAGGTAGTGGTTATGCGCCTGGTTGGAGAGAGGTCTGGACTAGCACAACTGATGGATCAGGTTCTGGATTAGATGCTGATAAATTAGATGGACAAGAAGGTTCTTATTATTATCAAGCTAGTAACCCTAGTGGATTTACTGCTAATAAAGGTACAGTAACTTCTATAGCAACAGGTACAGGATTAAGTGGTGGGACAATTACAACGTCAGGAACTCTTACAAATACAGATAGAGGTTCACAACAAGCTATATTTAAAACTGTAACAGATGGTCTAACTAAAATTGAAGCAAGTTCTAATAGTGATACGTTAAAACTTATAGGTTGTAAAGGAACAACTCTAAAATATGATCCAGAAGCAAAATCCATTCAATTTTGTGCAGACCAACAATCATTAAGTATAAGTGGAACTACATTAACTTTATCAGATGGTGGTTCAGTTACACTACCCACATCTACAGGTCCTAAAGGAGATAAGGGAGACACGGGGGATACCGGAATTCAGGGACCAAAAGGAGATCAAGGAGACACTGGAGATGCAGGTGCTAAAGGAGACAAAGGAGATACTGGTGATGCTGGTAGTGCTGGAGCTAAGGGAGATAAAGGTGACACAGGAGATACTGGTTCAACTGGCTCAGCAGGAGCAAAAGGTGATAAGGGAGATACAGGAGGCACAGGGAGTCAAGGCCCAAAAGGAGATACTGGAGATACTGGTGGAAAAGGAGATCCAGGTAGTGCTGGAGCTAAAGGTGATACTGGGAATACTGGTGGTCAGGGGCCACAGGGTGATCCTGGAGCAAAAGGTGATACCGGTGATGCTGGATCAAACGGATCTAATGGTGCAAAAGGAGATAAAGGTGACACAGGTAGCCAGGGTCCAAAAGGGGATGCAGGTGACAGAGGAGCTGCCGGATCTAATGGATCCAATGGAGCCAAAGGTGATACTGGGGATCCAGGAAAAGATGGTTCAAATGGTGCTGCTGGTGCCCGTGGAGCAACTGGATCAACAGGAAGTCAGGGACCTAAAGGGGATAATGGTGATCAGGGAGAACAAGGTGTAAAAGGTAATACCGGAAATACAGGAGCACAAGGTGAACCCGGTAGAAACGGTTCTGATGCTGATGTTTCAGGGTATAGTGGTACTGTTACAGTGTCCACAGGTAAAGGGACAATTCAAATGGATTTTGAAAATGGACTACTAAAATCAGTAAAATAATAATATGAAAAAGAAAGCAAAAAATAAAGTCCAAAAGAAAGGGCTTACAATAACATTAAGGGGTAGACAACCTTCTCAAATAGCTATTTTAAAATTAAAAAATGCTGTTGAGAAAAAAGAAACAGAACAAAGAAAGAAAGAAAAACCTTTTATTAGATATAGTTTTCATATTGAATCTGTTGAGGTAGATGGCAATAACTTATTGGAGGAAATTGTATTTCTTTATAAGGGTACAATGGTTATACCTAAATCACAAAAAGATAATTTTGATCAAGGTTCTTATTCAGTAAATGGAACATACGTAGTTCCTCATAATATTGATCATGTAGTTAGATTACAAGATTTTAACCAAATTAAAAGAAAAGATGTCATAGACTTACTATCAAAGAATGTAAGAGAAGATTATGTTAAAGGTATGAGAGAAATGATTCATAAACAATTGATGCCTGAATACAAAATAATTACTGATCTTCCTTGGAAGTCTTAATATTTTATCTATCTTTGCTAATAATAATTATTAAAACCAAATATTGAGATGGCTAAAAAAGCAAAAAAAATATCTGCAAAAGAACTTGAAAATATCAAGTCACTTCAAGAAAAAATCAATACTGTAATTATGAATTTAGGTAATGCAGTAGTAGTACAAAATCAACTTACTTCAACTCATGTAGGTTTACAAGAAGAGTGGAAAGAAGAAACTTCTAAGCTAGAAAAAAAGTATGGTAATGTAAACATTAGTTTAGAAGACGGTGCAATTTCAGAAATTGTAGAAGAAGTTCCTTTATCAGCAGTATAACATCCTTTCATATTTGTTAGTATAAAATTTTTTAAGACCAGCATTTCTTGTTTGGTTTTAAAAAATTTTGTATATTATTAATGTATATAGTTTACAACAAAACATTACATTAGATAAATAACATTAATATGATCCCAACAAATTCAAGTGGCACAACCAATGGGTGTGACAATATATCATCTAATTGCGTTATATGGCAAGGTCCAGACATTACATGTATAGATTTATGTAGTGGAGATACAATTAGTGAAGTCACATTTAAATTAGCAACAAAGGTATGTAAGCTTATTACTGATGGTGTAGCAGCAAATCCAAGTTTAGTTGGTTTAGATCTCAAATGTTTAAATATTGTAGGAGTAACTCCTACCACCTTAGTTCCTGTACTGCAGGAAATGGTAGATTCTATATGTAGAAATACAGCATCAGGTGGGGGAAGAAGTAATACAACTACATTACCTATAATGACTTTACCTGCATGTTTGCAGTATAATAATAAAGAAGGTAATCCAGTAACTTCATTACCACTAGATCAGTTTGCTACTCTTATAGCAAATCAAGTATGTACTAATTTAGCTAGTATAAATCTTATTAATTCTACATTAACTAGTTATAGTTCTAGATTAGATGTATTAGAAGCTTGCGTGTTACCTTGTTCAGGTGGTGTTGTAGAAGCTCAAATTGTTCCTACTTGCGTTAGTAATATAGGAACTTTAACTAATGTCTCAGTAGTAGTACTAGCATTAGAAAGTGCATTTTGTGCATTTAGGAGTGCAGTAGGTTTAGTTAGTGCAATCAACGGTGCAGTTTCACAAAGTGGTTTAACTGGATCAAGTAAACAATTAGCAGCATCAACTGGTACATATAGTGGTATAACAGGATGGAATAATAATCCTAATACATTAGCTGAATCAGTACAGAATGCATGGGTTGTAATTGATGATATGTATGCTGCAATAACAAGTGTTCAAAATAATTGTTGTCCAGGTGGATGTGAAAGTGTAGTATTTGGATATACTACAGCAAATACATTAACAAGTGGATTTATTACGGATGTTGTGTTTAACTTTATACCTTCTAGTATACCTAGTACATTTACTGATTCATCTGGTTATAGTCAAATTACTATTACAGATGCTTTAGGTGCTTCAATAAATCAAGTGGTAAGTGTTAGTTCATTACAAAACAATACAACAGGTATTTCAATTAATACAGGTTCATTAAATACTTTTCAAAATTTATCTGTAAGTGTAGACTTTAGAGTAACTGACGGTTCAGATACATGTGAATCAAATTCAGCAAGTGTAATATCAGGTATAGTACCTTGCCCAAACACAACAATAACAAGTATTACAGCAACAGGCTTTACATTAAATATTGCTAATGTATTAGGAACTACTGCGGTATATACTATAGATATATTAGATCCATCAAATGTAGTTGTAGCTACATACACACAAAATAGCCCATCAGGTAATTTTGCACATGCATTTACTGGTTTAATTGCTAATACAGCATATAATATCAGAACTACAATAGTAATACAAGGAGCTACTAAAATTTGTAATTTAATTCCTGTCTCAACACAAGCAGCTGGTTCACCATGTTCAGCTGGATTAGATGTAGCATTTATATTAGATTATTCAGTTTCTATGGAGCCTTCAGTAAAAGTTCTTAAATCAGCAATGGGAGGTGTAACAACTACCATAGCTAATCAAGTTGGAGGAAATAACTATAGACTAGGTTTAGTTACTGTTGATGAAGATACTTCAGAGTTACCTAATTATGCAGCTTGTACAGATTACACAAGTTTACCTGCATCACAAAAAATCTCAAATACTGGATCAGCTGGAACAAACCAGTACTATACAGCATGGGAGATGTTTGCTACGAATAACAAAACAAGCTTTGAATCTACCTTTGCAAAATTAAATGGTGGAGTTGTAGGTGGAGCTGGATGTATTCAAATGGGTGATGGAGCAGGTTCAGCAGAACCAATGGATATTGCAATTGAAAATGTAGTTGGTGCAAATAATTTTGTTGGAGCATATAATTCTAATATTGCTAAATATGTTTTAGCATTTACAGATCAGCTACCATCAGGAGAAGGAAATGCAATGTCATCTACAGTATATGCAAGAATACTAAGCTTAATTACGACATGTAACAATAAAGGTATTAAAGTCTTTGTCTTTGGTGCAGGTGTTAATTTAACTTGGGATAATGGTGGAACAATTTCTCCAGCAATATATCCTTGGAGAGAGTTAGCAACTCAAACAAGTGGTGGATATTTTGCAAATATTGATCAACCAACAATTCAGAATGCAATAATTAATGGATGTGCATAAAAGAAAAAAATAAAAAATAAAAAAATGGCATGTAATTGTACAAAATGTAGTCAAAAATGTGGATGTGCTGATACAGCAATCACTAATGCATGTACATACACTGATTGTAGTGTAGGTAGTGAAAGATGTGATGATGTTCAGTGTGCATCATGTGTAAGTTATTGTGGTACTTCATTTCAAATTGGAGCTGCTAATGCACAGATAACAATAACTTCTGGGGAAAGATTAGATTCTATTATTCAGAAGTACGCTATGATATTAGCAAATGGATTAGGTAGTTGTACATCAAATGATACTCAACATGATCCATACAATGTATATGCAGGAACAGTAACAAATAGTACAATTTCAGTATTATGGGATGGTATATATAGTAGTAGTAATGGAGTTAATGTTTATATTGATACTCAAGTTAGTCCAAGTGGATGGGTATTACAAAACACAAGTCCAATAGTTGTTACAACAAATAACTTTACTATTTCAAATTTAGTGGCTAGTACAGCATATAAAATAAAAGTTGTTGATAATGGGAACTCAGCTTCCTGTAAACCAATAGAAATACTTATTTCTACATTAGCAACATAAAAGAACAACATGCAAGTGGTTTGTTGGTTTTCTACTGCAAACGTTGGAAGAGGCTGGGTTTCACCTGGTCTCTTTTTTTTTTACTATCTTTACAATAAAAAATCTTAATAAAAAAATCAATGGCTAATTTAAAACAAAAAGTTCTAGACAGTTTAAAATGGAAAAAACATCCTTCTTATTGTGCTGATAAATTAAATATCACAGAAGACCAATATGTAAAATTAAAGAAAAGCATTTTACGTGAAAGAAAAGTCAAAAAGAAAAAATCAATATTCTTTAATAAAGCTGCAGATAATGCACAACTAGTTGAATCAATTGATTTAGAAAGAGGAGAAGGAAAAATATCAGGAACATTTGATTATGAACCTAAAAGTGCTGAAGAAATAATTTCTTTATTAAAGATAGATACAAATAAATGGAAGCTATCACAATATTGGAATAAACAAATGGGTGATCATTGGAGAGTGTCAGCTTTAGTTTCTCAAGTTAAAAATCCAGAAGAAAAATTATTTGAAGAGTTATTAGCAAATTGGAATCCTAAAACATATAAAATACCCAAAGTAAATTTAAAGAAAATTAAATCAGATGAACCTGTGTGTGGTGTAATATCTTTACAAGATATACATTTTGGTAAAGAAGGTAATGACACCATAGATAAAGATTTTGAAGATACTGTTACATATCTTATTAACAAAGCTGCTCCAGTAAACTATATAGAAAGAATGTATTTTGTAGTAGGAGGAGATATAATTAATATGGATACCTTTTCTGGTACAACTACAGGCGGAACTCCAGTAGACAACTGCATGAGTGCTACTCAGGCTTACGTACAGGCATTTGATGCTATGCATTGGGCTATTAACTACATTAAAGCTTTCTGTAAGGAATTAGTGGTTGTATACGTCCCAGGTAATCATGATAGATTATCTTCATATCATTTAGTGCATGCTTTATCTATGTCAATAGAAAGTACAGAGATAACTTGGGATACTAAATATGAAGAAAGAAAAGTACATGTATGGCATAATAACTTTAATGCTTTTGAACATGGAGATAAACGTAGTAAAAATAATCCATTAATATATGCTTCAGAATACCCAAAACAATGGGGTGCTACAACTAATAGAACATTATTTAAAGGACACATTCATACAGATAGGAAAGTTGAGTATATGACTTCAAATGAAACAGCAGGTTTTATAGAAAAGACTTTACCAAGTTTAGGAAAAACAGATTACTATCATTACAGCAATAAATTTGTAGGCAACAGGAGGTCAGGTAAACTTGAACTGCAACATCCTACAATGGGTAATATATGTGAATTAACATACCAAGCTTTGTAAAGACCTCACTTTTAATTTCATTAAGTGGGGTTTTTTTTGTAAATTATAAATATAACTGTATGATCAACAATTTTAAAAAACCTAATTTAAATGCTCCTAGATATAGGGAAAAAAGATTAGGGTTATTAAATGAAGAAACAATAAAAGAGTTTAAAGAGAAAAAACCTTTATACTCTGATATAGATAGTATAAAATTAAAAAAAATAATTAAGACATATAATGTTAGACTTTGGAATGCTGTAGTAGATAATAGAGATGGTGTTGAGTTACCTGATTCATTAGGATATCTTTTTATAGGTACATGTCCTTCTTCAAAATCAGTCAATACAAATTATGCATTATCAAATCAATATGGTAAAGTCTTACAAAACAAAAATTGGGAAACAGATGGCAACTTAGGTAAAATATTTTATACAAACTATTCAACTAAATATAGATTTAAAAATAGAGAGTTGTGGAGGTTTGTAGCATGTAGAGATTTCAAAAGATCTGTTGCAAAATTTTATCCCATTAATTGGACAAAGTATGTAGTAATGAAAAACAAATATAAGGTGGCTCATTTATATGATGAAAATCCTGAAGAAACTAGCAAAGCATTAAAGAATTATAATGAATTTGAAAAATAGAAAACATGGCAACAATAGCAGAAGTAGTATCTAGAATTAGAGGTCAAGTAAAAGCAGGAGTTCAAGATGCTTTTGTTACTGATAGATATATCTACAGCTTAATAGAAAAGTATGCTCAGTTTTTAATGAGAAGACAAGACTATGCAAATAAATTATTAAAATTTAATTCAGTATGGAAAACATTACCATATGTAGAATTAATTGACGTAGATAAAATAGAAGCTCATTGTGCTGGTATACAAAGTGGATGTACAATAAAACGTACAAAATTAAAGCTACCTTCAATGTTTGAAGGGTACTGGGGTCCTTTAATCCGTACTATTAGTTCAATAGATGGATCACAAGAATTACAAGGAACTCAACCTGGCACATATACTTCATTAACAAAAACAACTTCTTTTAGATATAATAAAACTTTATATTTTTGGTGGTTAGATGGATATATTTATTGTCCTAATATAGCATGGGATGCAATTAAAGTAGAAGGTGTATTTGATTCTGATATAACTAATTGGGATTGTGATACTGAAAATGATTGTACACCTAGGTATAATCAAGAAATATATATACCAGAAGCATTGTTTGCAGAAATAGAAAGTCAAGTTATTGCTACTATGTCAGGTACATTACAAATACCATCTGAAGATTCAGATAATAAACGTAACCTAGCTAGAACATAAAAATTATAACAATGGGAGTATCACAAAAATATAGAACTTTTAGTCAATTAATGGAGGATGTCTCTATTGATTTTTCAACATACGCATTAGAAGGTTTGATTGAACCAGCACAATTAATTAAAGTTGCAACAAGAGTAAACTATGATTTAGGTCTTAAGATTCATAGAACTAAAGAAGTTATTATAGATATTGAACATGGCAGAGGTCAAATGCCTATGGATTTTCAATATTTAAATTATGCATTTAGATGTGGTTCATATACTATTAATCAGACAATGCCTTCAGGAACACATATTGAAACATTTAATGATGTACCATATGTACCTGCACCAGGTGAAGTTGCTCCTTGTGAAGATGGAAAAGTATGTAAAGATGTATGTGTAGTCAAAACTTGTGATGATAAAAATAGTTATCAATTGGTACAAAGAGTTGGTCCAAATAATTTTAGAACATTTAATACTTGGACGGAATTAAGAATTAAAGATGTAAATGATAAAGTATGTTATTGTCCTAGTTTAGGTGCACAAGCAATAGACATTGCTGAGATTAAAGACGGTTTTTTAGTTACAACATTTAGAACAGGTAAAGTTTATATTAGTTACCAAGGTGCAATGGAAAATGCTGAGGGAGATCTATTAGTATTAGATCAACCATATTGTAATGAATATTATGAATATGCAATAAAACAAAGAATATTAGAAAACATGGTTTGGAATGGTGAGAATGTTTCTCAACAATTACAACTAGTTGAAGGAAGGTTAAGGGGTGCAAGGAATAATGCATTAAGTTTTGTCAATACACCAGATTTTGCAGATATGAGAAAGGTGTGGCATATGAATAGAAGAGCACAATATCATAATTATTATAACATGTTTTTAAGTTATGCACCTTCTAATCCAAGAGTAGTTAGTGCACCCAATACATTACCAAGTTCAACAGCAACAACAGCATGTCCAACTTGTTAAACAAGTAATATATTATGGCAAAAAAAAAAGAATCTAATCCTACTCCTACTCCAAGAAATGGATCATCATCAGTAAATATAAATTCATTTAATAAAGGAATGAACAAGGATGTTGCTCCTTCATTTGAAAGTCAACAATCTTGGTGGCATGCACGTAATGCAGCAAATAATTCAGAAGACGGTGATTTAGGATTAATAGGTAATGAACCATCTAACTTACAATGTGGTGTAATTCCCTATACAGTTATTGGTGCAATACATAGATTTGGTGATGAATGGATAGTTTACTCAACAGATAATATCAGTTCAGAAATAGGTAGGTTTGATGATAGTGAATGTAAGTATACTACAATAGTAAATGATCCTTGTTTAAATTTTAGTACAAAACATTTAATAACTGGTGCAGCAAAAGAAAACTTTGATTGTACGTGGGAAGTGTATTGGGATGATGCTAATAATCCATCTAGAGCATTTAATATTGATAATGTACCATATAAAAAAGTTCAAATTACCGGACCACTTATTGATGGAGATCCATGTGTTACTTTTGAAGTTATTGAACCTAAGCAATTAAATTGTGAAGAGATTAGATTAGCTCCGTTGTTAGATACACCGTGTGTTAAACTTACTCAAGCTACTGATGGTGGTATGATACGTAATGGTACATATCAAGCATTTATAGCATATGTAGAAAATGAACAACGTGTAACAGATTATATAGGTGTATCAAATTTACAAACTATATGGAGTCATGAAGGTGGCTCAGGATCATTAGAAATAACTTTAACTAATTTAGATCAATCATATTTCTTTTATGAATTGATTATATTAAGAAGAAATCAAGGACAAACATCAGCAAAGAAAATTGGTCTTTACAGTACAGAGCAATCATCAATTAATATTGATTTTATTGATGAAGCATTGGTAGCCATAGATTTAAAATTAATTCCATTGCGTAGTCCTGCATATGAAAAGTCAGAATCAATGTTTGTTGTAAATGACTGGTTAATTAGACAGGGACCTACTGAACAGTTTGATTTTAATTATCAACCTATAGCAAATAATATCACAACTAATTGGGTAGTAAATCAAGTAAGTAGTAAGTATTATATATTAGGTGGAAACAAATTAGGTTTCATGCGTGATGAACAATATGCATTTTTTATAAGGTGGATATATAATACAGGTGAAAGGTCATCATCATATCACATACCTGGAAGAGCACCTAGAGATTATACATTACCTAGTGGTATAGATAAATTAGAAAATGAACCTATTTCTGGAGATAATACAATAGGGACTGAACCTCTTTTTCACGTTTATAATACAGCTGATGCAATATCTTTAAATATTAGTGAAGTACAAGAAGATGACTCATTAGTTATTGCAAGAGGTGAGATGGGTTATTGGGAATCAACAGAACTTTACCCATCTAACAGACCAGATATTTGGGGTGATTTATGTGGTAAACCTATTAGACATCATAAAATGCCTGATGAATCTCTTGGCGGTTCAGCTTCACCTCTACATATAAGTACAACAACTGGAGATTTAATTAATTTAATAGGTGTTGAGTTTTCAAATATAGGTAGGCCTAAATATAATAATGGATCATATATAGAAAATATTGTTGGCTATGAAATATTACGTGGGTCAAGACAAGGGGCAAGATCCATATTAGCAAAGGGTATGTTTAAAAACATGCGTAAATATAGAATTCCTAATGCAGAAAATTTATTAGGGAACTCTCAAGGTTTATACCCCAATTATCCATATAACTCATTACAAGATGATGTATTCTTTTTTGATGCTGGTAATAATCCAGATGCTGAAGATACACTAACAACAGGTTGTGATAATTTTACACAATCAATAAATGCTTATCCTCCATTAAGTGGATATACTAAAGATGTATTTACATTTAGTGCACCAGATTTAATGTTTGCCAAGCCTTTTTTAAATGCTTATGAAACAAAAATATATGGAGCAATACATGGTAAAGCAAATGGTTCATTTGTACCTTCTGAAGACCATCCACAATTTAAATTATTAAGACCCAAAGCGGCTACTCTAGCTTGTGTGATTGGTATTGGTTATGCATTAAATGCTGTACAAGGAACTCAGTCTAAGGGTTTAAACCCATTACAAGCAAATAACCTTGCAGGTGCACCTTTTGTTGGTGTAGTTCCTCCTGTGTTGTCTGTTGGTTATCCTACTATTGGTACTGCTAGTGGTGGAGGTCTTTCATTATTTAATCTTCTTCAAGGTTTATTAATGGATACTTTACTAGATGGAGTTGTTGATATGGGTGATTTATATTCTGGTGGTGTTCTATCTCAATTAGTATACCAAGCAGAAAATACAGCTAACTTAATTAAAGCTTCTGTAGTTCCTGGTGCATCAGGTGGTGGTACTACATCTAATACAACATTTGATAAACCAGAAGGATCACTACCAACACTTTTAAGAGCCTTTATAGGTATATCAATGGCTCAAAAAAATATTGCTATAGGAGGTAATGAAATTATTGATCTATTTTATAATCTTGTAGATGAAGCTGACTTTGTATATAAATATAATTCAGTAGGTTTTTATAATACTTTTGAAAAAGTTAACCGCAATAATATATTCAGAACTAAAAATCATGATGCAAATTATTTAGGTTCTTCATTTCAAACTTTTGATGGTATAAAATATAAAATTAATAATTTATTTAGACCATCCACAATAGCTGTATCAACAGTTAATGAATTAGATAATCCACCTGTAATAGATAATTCTAGATTTTCATTAGGGGGTTATATAAATCAAAATGGTAGTACTGTTGATTTTGAAAACAAGTATATGAAGAATCCATCTGGGGCAAGTTCAATACAAACAAATATTTCAGCTTTATATGGTGCATTAAAATATAACTTTGATAATCAGTACGGACAGCTAGATGGAGTTAAGCAAATACAGATGCGTGGTTGTGTAGAACCAATAGGAGGATTAGATAAAGACGGAAATGCTATACCTGATCAATTTTTATACACAAGTAAACCTATCTTTAGTGGAGATGTTTCTATAAACAGATATACTGAAAAATGTATAATGCCAATCTTTACAAACTTTCTAAAAGGCCAACCTAATTTTTATTCATTTGACTATAGTTTATATGTAAATATTCCTTATCCTAGATTCTGGTTGAACTCTACTAAATTTGATATTAGTGGTATTGCACGTGAAGTAGCAACATTAGGACTTAGCCCAGGAAGTTATGCAGATGCATTACCTACAGCAAAGTATTATTTAGATAGAGGATATGACAACTGTCAGGGTGGTGGATTTTTTAATAGTTTATTTGGTGGTGGTGGTGACTTAAATCCAGCATGGAATATGTTGTATGCTTATATGTATACACACATAAATGGGATAAATGAATTTTTTGTTGAGACAGAAATAAACTTAGCATATAGAGATTGGGAAGACATGCCTAGTAAAAGGTTTTATGATCCATATGAATTTAATGATTTAGGTGTATTGTTTCATCCTGATAATATTAAAGCAGATAACTTTTATAAGTATGATGATTCATTATCTGCTTCAAAGTTTCCTACACAAATGGGATCTTATGGTCAAATACAACCTAGAGATTATGATCCATACGTAGCAGCAAATTGTTATATAAGTTATCCTAAGAGATTAATATATTCTTTACAAGCTCAAGAAGAATCTAAAAGAGATTATTGGAGAGTATTTTTAAATAACAATTATAAAGATTTTAAAAATGAAGTTAGTATAATTAAACCCATAAATAAAAGTGGAGCAATTATATTTTTTCCATATCTATCACCACAAATGTTTCAGGGTTTAGATACATTAAAGACAGAAACAGATACTAAGCTTACTATAGGTGACGGAGGTTTATTTAGTCAGCCATTTCAGAATATAGCTAATGCAGATATATCTAATGAATATGGTTCATGTGAAAGTTTAAGAGGAGTTATAAATACACCTATGGGATTATTTTTTATATCTCAACAACAAGGTAAAATATTTCAATATGCTGGTAAAGGGTTAGATCCTATATCTAATAATGGAATGAAGTGGTGGTTTAATAAATACTTACCTTCTAGATTTATTAGACAATTCCCAGCATCTGAAAATTCACAATGGACTGATAATCCTGTTGCAGGAGTTGGATGTCAAGTAATGTATGATTCAGTAGATGATGTAGTATACTTTATGAAAAAGGATTATCAACTAAAGCCACAATTTATTGCAAGTGCAACATTTAGAGATGCTCCAACTAAACCAGTAACAATTACTATATCAAGTAAACTAGCTGGTAGTGATACTAGAATTCCTATTGACATTGGTGATCCATTATATTTTGATGATTGTTCTTGGACGATTAGTTATGATCCTAAATCTAAAGCATGGATTTCATTTCATGACTGGCATCCTGAATTAGCTTTACCAAGCATAAATCATTTTTTTACAACTAAAACTATTGAGACAACAATACCTCAATGTCCTCCGGGATACAACTTTAATCCTATTACAGGTTTATGTGAGATAGGTGTAAATACATCAGAACTAGCAGATGTAATTATAGATCAAATAGCATCTACAGTTTCAGGTGGTCCTACTGCTTGTAAATTAGATCTTGTAATATCAATGGATGTATCAGGAAGTACTATTAGTTTTGGTAGAAGACAGGCTCAACAGGCTTTTATGACTATATTATTAAATGATCCCCAAGTAGTCAACTTAATGTCTAATAGTCAAATGCAAGTTGGATTTTGTACTTGGGATAGCAGCAGTACAACATTTAATATACCTAACGGGGGGAGTACAGTAACAATGAGTCATTTAGTAACTGAAAATCAAGCTACCACCTTTATGAATAATAATTGGACGAATGGTTCTACTAGTGTTGCATTAGGATTACAAACTGGATTTAATATACTTAGTAATGTATCAAATTCAACATTGGGTGATAGGACAGCAGATGCTGATTATAGAGCAATACAGATTTTAATTACTGATACAACTGATGCCGCAGGAACTAATGCTGGACAAAATTATACATCTCAAGGTACTGGTACTGCTCCTAGTTATATGTCTGTTTATGCTATGTACTGTGGAGCTTCTAGTTCTATTCCACCGACTGCAGGAGTATTAAATGATATATCTATGACTAGTGGACCTGTTAATGTTGATCCATATCAATGGGGTATTAATGCATCAGATTCTTCTACTAGTCAAGCAGTAGCATCAGCAATTGCAGGTGCAGTATGTGGTACGGATTATGTATGTGATTGTCCATCAGGATACACTAAAGTATTTTTTGATCCAACTACAGCAACTTATACAGCATCAAGTGGAGAATGTGATGACAGTGATAGAGCACCTGTCTGTAGAAAAGTAACATGTGATTGTCCTATATCTACAGTACCGGGTTCTGTTGTAACTCAGTCTGGTGCATGTCCTACTGGAGCAGATATATATAATTTAGATGGAACAGGTAATTGGACTGACCCAAATCCATTAGTATGTAATTATTTTTACTTTGATCAAATAGCTGCTAATTATAGAGTTGGGGGATTTTGGAGACATAATGTAAGATGTGATTCATTTGTAAATTATTATGGTGAGGATTATCCTTGGGAAATAGATTTAATATCTAACACAGGACAAGCAGTTAATACAATAAGAAGTTTTGAATATCAATTAGAAACATATGTATATAAAGGAGATCCTCAATATAACATGTGTGGAGGAGATAAGTGGGAAGATTTAGATTATAATTTTGATGCATCTATTATATATAATAATGATCAAGTATCAGGACTACTAGTTTTAAATACTCAACCAGTTAATAATCCATGGGGTAATTTAACTTATCCTATTGTTGGTTTTAATAATATTGATATACTAGTTTCTAAAGTTGAACATAAGTTTAGATTTAATCAGTTTTGGGATATTACTAATGATAGAGGAGAATTTACAAATGTAGAACAATCTATATTTGATACATCATGTAATGGTTATGTAAGACCATTAAATTCCATAAATCTAAATTATAATAAACCACAAACACAACGCAAGAAATTTAGACACTACTCTAATAATATTATATTACGTAGAAATGTATCTGGAAATAGAAAGATGTTGCTTAGACTAAATAATACTAAACTTTTACTATCACAAAGATAATGGGAAATAAAAAAAGCACAGGACTACCAGGAGGACCAAATGAATTTCTAAAAGATATTACACAACATATATCTGTAGATGGTTATAAACGTTATAGTGAAGATGTAAACAATCCTTATAATGTTATTGAGTCAGGTAATATAACTATGGAAGATGTAGATTTTCCTGTTATGGGAACAGATAACTTAGGTAATAGTCAAATGATGACACCTGGTAATAACTATCAGTTTCCAGGTGACAAAGTGTTTGAAATACCCATGGCTCAATATGGTATTAAAAATCAATACCCACTTCCAAAGAGAAACGGTATTAGAGAGAACTATGATGCAGAAGGAAATGTCAATGGTGAGTCTTCTCATATAATGAGAACAGAAACTTTAGATGAAGTTAATTGGTTTTCTTTTCCTACTTTATTTCAAGATGAAGATGGTACTTGGGTTGACATGTCTAAAGAGGCAGAAAAAGACTGGAGACCTGCATATGAAGAAGCCAAAAGAAGAGGAGAAGTTATAGAGTTTGGTGAAGATAAAGATGCTGCTTTTAAATTTGGAGAAGGTTCTTGGAAACCTAAAATGAAACGTGGAGGTGGTTTACTAAATAAAACCATGTCTTGTAATAGCTGTGGTTGGGAATGGAAAGCAGCAGATGGTGGAGCTGATGTATCTACATGTCACAAGTGTGGTGGGAGCGCATTACCTAAAGCTCAGTTTGGAAACAATGGAGAACAAACATTTTTACAAGCTATTACTAATCCAATTAGAAAAGCAGTGGCTGATAATATTTATCCTTATACTTATATGGATCCGGTTGATAGGTTTTGGAATGCAATGAAAGGTGATAAAAATACTCATGATAATAGAAGTGATAATGCTAATGAAAACCCTGCATGGATGAATGAGAGGACAGATCTTCTAAATTTATATATGGGTCAACCTCAAAAACATAATACAATAGAAGAGTCTCTTTATAAACCAACTAAGTCTAAAAATCCAGATGCAACTTATTATACTTCTAAACAAACTGAAAAATCACTTATAAAGATGCTTCAGCGTAATGGGTGGAATGATTTTGATACATTAAAGAATTTTGGTGGGGTTTTAGGTCAGTTTAAAGTAGACAAAGGTGAAGATGAAAAAGGTAAGTATATATCATACTATGATGTGTGGGATGTAGAACCTTTAGATAATGTATTGTCAAAAGACATGCAAAGCAAATTTGGAGTAAATGCTCCTGAAATATATGGTAGAATATATATAGATGATGTAAAAGATGTTCCAGCATACAGTAAAACTTTTGAAAGAAGTAAATTACCTGAAGGTCAGTACGGTGGCCGTTTTATGCAAGATGCTGGAGAAACTGAATTTGAAGATAATATCCAAACTGTACAATTACCTGAAGTAACAGTAACTGGAAATAAAGAAAAAAAAGGTTTTGATTGGAAGAATTTACTTAACAATACACTAAACCCTTTATATATTGCAGATAATGCATTACAGCTTTTAGGTACACCTGCTAATTTAGTTAGAGAAAGTATAGAAGGTATTAGTGGTAAAGGTGATGGTAAATTTAATTGGGGTAACATAGTACCTGATGTATATGGTACTACTATACTTGATGATGATGCTAAACAAAAATCAGTATCACAAACTTTAGGTGTAGATAATTTTTGGGGAGGATTGGCACTTGACATGCTAACAGATCCTACTACATATATTGGTGCAGGTATAGTAAAAAATCTTGTAAAAACTGGAGGTAAAAAAACAATACCTTCTGTATTAAAAGCTATTAAAGCTCCAATTAAAAAACAACTTAAAAAAATACCAAGAAAAGTAAACACACCTATTGTAGGTACAGACATGGTAATGACTACTAATTCTAAAATAGGTGAACTTGTTGATAAAACAGGTATACCAAAAATGTTTTGGCCTAAAGGTTTTAACTACGGACCTGATGAATTTGGTAGAAGGTTTGTTGCAAGTGCAACTAATGAAAGTGGAGATATTGTTGATTTATCTAAATATACTGATGAAGTAGGTGATTATTTTTCTTTTGACAATGCCTTTGTAAAAAACCCTTTTACTGCTGGAAGAACAATGAATGCTATGGAAGAGCTTGTACCTAAGTATGGTATTATGAAACAAAACACTTTAACAGGTTCATTAAGTGAAGATTCATTTAGTATGGCGTTAAACCGTTTAAGGAACCCAAAGAAATTTTCAGATGCAACAGACTATGGACAAACCACTTTCTTAAATAGATCTGGTACTAATAGAACTATTGCAGACGGACCTGCAAGTAATTTTTTAAAAGATAAAGGTTTATTTGATGCTAGTGAAGTTAAAGCATTAGAACTTAAGTATGGTAAAATATTTGAACGCTTACAAAATAAAGGATTGTTAAATGATGAGTTCCGTGGTTTAGGAATTAGAGGTGTAAAGTTAGATGGGTTAGCAGATGAAGTTTATCAAGTAGGTGTACCAAATATAGCATTGCAAAAACTATTTCAAGATGGTGGTGGTATAAGCCCTGATGTTTTATATAAGCAAGCGTTTATTGAATCTAGCTTAGATCCAAATGCAGCAAATGAAAAAGGATACAAAGGTTTAGGACAAATAGGTAGTGATATAATTGAAGATTATAAAAAAGCAACAGGTGTAGAGGAAGTAGATCCATTTAATCCTAAACAAAATAGTGATATACAAAAATGGTCAATGAATGAATTATATAACTCTTCATTTATAAATAAAGAAGGCCAGTTAGATTCTGTTAGATTAGCTAAAACATTAGCATCTTACAATTGGGGTAGAGGTAATGTTAGATCCTTATTAAATGAATTAAAAGAAGAAGGTGTAGATATATATAACTCAAGTGATTGGACATCCAGATTACCAAGGGAAACACGGGAATATATAGATATGATTCTTAACAATGCAGATACTGAAGGAAGACCTGATGTACAGGAAAATTTTAATAAAGTAAATACAGATGAAAAATATAAACAATATAAAGATTTATATACAATGCAATATGGAGGAGAAGACTTCCAACCTTATGATACTTCATTAATACCTGAATTTGCACCAGTTAATGAAGTAGATAAATATATTGGTCCTTATAAAAGTGATTATACTCCAGTAGAAGGAGAATATGGTTATGACCCAACTAAAGAAGTAAAAACTAAACCTAATAGTAGAACATATAAAGTAGAAGCTGGAGATAACTTAACAAGAATAGCAGAAAAATATGATACTACAGTAGATGAAATTGTAACTCTAAATAATATTGACAACCCAAGTCAGATAAATATTAATCAAGAAATTATTTTACCTGAGAGTAAAACTAAGTTTGCTGTTTATAATGTTAAGGCAGGAGATACATTAGGTAGAATAGCTAAAACATTTGGTACATCTACTAGAAAATTAAAAGAAGCTAACTCTCTTAGAGATATTAATAAAATTAATGTTAATCAACAATTAAAAATACCTCAAGAATCATATGAGCAATTAGATGAAGTTAAAGAAAGTTGGATTGATGTAGATGTTTTAGATCAAGATAGAATGATCATTAATAGTGATGGATCAGATGAAGATATTATTAAAAAATCACAATTAGTTAATGACCCTAATTCTCCTTATGTTATAGTAAATAAAAAAACAAAACGTTTAGAAGTTTGGAGAGGTGGTAAATCTATACTAGACTTTGAAGTACTAACTGGTGCTAATGAAGGTGACGCACAAACAGTAACTAAAATGTGGGATCTTAATGGTGATGGTATAATTACTGATGAGGATAAAAGAAATGGTAAATGGATACCTAATTGGGCTGCAGGAAATAAAAATACTGGGGCAGGTAAATTTTATATAAATGCTAGTTATGAAGACTCACCTAATAAATATGGTGGTAAAGGTGTACCTTCTTTTAATTTATTTACTGATGGTACTGACATAGATGTAGCAACAGCAATACATGGGCCTACTGCAAATAGAACTGGATTATTTGATGATAATAATTTAGAAAACAATAAAGCAAGTAATGGATGTATAAATGGTCAATGTACTGATATGCAAGCATTATATGATTTAGATTTACCTAAAGGTACTTCAGTATATATTTTACCAGAAGATGAAGGTAATCAATTCCAATGGGTAGATGGTGAAGCGGTTATGAGAATGTCAGGTGAAAATAGAAAGAAGTATGGTTCATCATATTTAGATTCACAGGGTAATAAACAAACAAGTCAAGGTTCTAACTATGCTACAAACACATTAAACTATAAACCAATTAGACCTGTATTTAATACAGAACTCTTTGAAAAAGAAGTATATAATGAATCACGTATTGGAGATTATTTTACTTCTGATACTAGTGACAAACAAGAATTTGAAACAACAACAAAGCCCTTTATAAATGCTTTGGTTGCAAACAAACAAAAAATCATGGTTACTGCTAGTATACCTAGTGATGTATATAATGATATAGCTAGAATAGCTTTTGGTATATATGGTAACGAATCTAAATTTGGTGATACACACAGTGGTTCTGGAAATCTTTTAAGAGGAGCTCAGAAAAAAGTAGCTGATATGAATAAAAAAGGTGAGTTACCTGTTATAGGATCTACATCTATGTTACCTACTGTAACTTCTTCACCAGATGTATTTAAAAAATATGATGGATATTCATTAGATAACATTACAAGTGCTGAGCCTTTCTATGAAATAAATGCAAGAGGAAATGATAACAGTGTTGGTCTAACACAATTAAGATGGTCTAATGTAGCTAATGAAGGTCTCACTAATGAAGAAATAATTGCAGGTAAAGAATCTGATTTACTTAAACAGTTTTATGAGTTTGATATAAAATCAAATAAAGATTTATTAGATCCTGAAAAAGCAGCAATAGCAACAGTTCTTAGATTGGCTTTTTTAGCTAATAATAGGAAGGGTGTAGATAGAAACAATTTATTTGAAACATTACCTAGACACTGGGGAGGGTCTAGTAAAGATGGTGGTAAAACATATACTACCAATGTTATGAATAATGCTAAATATTTAAAATTTCAACAACTAGATAAGTATTTGCCTGGGTTTAAAAGAGGTGGAGAAAAACAAGATCTAGAAATGTACAAAGGTTATATGGAAGGTCTATATGATGGTACAGAAAAAGAAGTTGAAGCAAAGAATTTATATGATAAGCTTAATAGGCTTCATTATAATGATGCTAAAACCCTAGGTAACATGAGTCCTCCTAATTATATTATGACTCATTTGTATAAACCTTAAACCCTAAAGATTAGTGAATCTCCCTAATTATTTGTATATTAATAATATAATTATATCAACGTGGATTTAAACAAAATAAGTGTAAAACAGCAAGGTGGACAAATGATTCCAGGTGAACCTGGTATGCAATCACAACAACCTATGCATCAAATGCCTGATGGTTCAATGATGCCGGGTGCAACACATGGTGAACAACCTATGATGGGAGCTCAAGAGGAAATTGACCCTCAAGTAATGCAAATTACAGAATTATTTAACACATCAATTCAAGAAGGTAATAAACCACATGATGTAGTTATATCTTTGATTGAACAACAAGTAGATCAAAATCTTATAGGTCAAGCCCTTATGCAACTTGGTATGGAACAAGAAGCAATTGTGCAATTGTTTCAGGAAGTACAACAAATGCAACAACCTCAAGAACCATCAGCTGAGCAGATCAATAATAATCCACAACAGATTTCAAGGGCAGAAGCTATACAAGAAGAAGCTCCAGGTATGGACATGAATATAACTTCTATAGATCAAGCTAAGTCTGGTATAGAAATTAAGCCAGAGAACAAGGGAAAGTTTACTAGATGGGCTAAAGCCCGTGGTATGACCGTTCCTGAAGCTGCTAAGAAGGTTATGTCAAATACTAAGGCTTACCCACCATCTGTAGTTAAGATGGCTAATTTTGCAAAGAATGCAGCAACTTTTAAAAAACAAGAGGGTGGAGCAACAGACTATACAGAAGGGGTAAGACAAAGAGAAGGTTCTTATAATCCTCCTAATAGAAAGTATACTTTAGATCCAAGATTTAAAGCACAGACAGGTACAGAAACTTCTACAGCTAATACAGGAACACAGGGTCAGGAGAATCTCAACATGATGAATGCTATTACAGCAGGGAAAGTAAATTTTACTGACACAAGTAAACCTAAACCAAAAGGACCAGGTTTTATTGAGGGTTTAGAAAATGAAGGTATTCTAGAGCCAGGACCAATGTATGTCAATCCTGCTATATATAATCAAGGCAAATTTAATTTGGGTAATGCAGCTAATGCTCTACTTGGTGGTTATGAAGATATGTTTAGTGGAAGAGACACAGATGGTGATGGTGTTAAAGATGGTTCATTTAGAGATTGGAAAGGCAAAACAATTAAAAATAAAATGAACAAAGTTGCTAATGCAACATATGATTTAGAACTTAATTTAAGTGATGAAAATAAAACTGCTGCCAAAAATTGGTGGGAACAGTTTAAAATAGAAAACCCTGATGAAACTCAACAAAAAGATTTATTGGGTAATATTATACAAACAGAAACTGAAAAGCAAATCAATAAGGCAAATGCACCAAGTGGATTATCAGATGTTTCTGCTAAATTAATAGAACAATGGAAAGCTGGTTCTGCTGCTACAAAAGCATATATTGAAAGTATATTAAAACAACAGGGAAAAACTATACCAGCTGAAGAAGAAGTTGAAGAAGAAGTTGAAGTAGAGGTAGAAAAAGAAGAAGTATTAAGAAATGGTGGTTCATTACCAAGAGCTCAGTATAGTTTTCCAGATGGTCCAGGTAGCTATGATGGTAGCTATGGTGGTGGTAAATATACTTTTCCGGATGGGTTTGACTCTAGCACAATGGACTTTAGTAATTACTTTAAACAATTTCAAACAACTGATTATAATAGAGATACTCGTAATGCAGCAGATGCTGTTTTACAATCAGCAAATCCTACATTAGGGCCTACTCCACTACAACAGCAAACCAATCAAATGATGCAGAACTTAGCATCAGGACCACAAAATGTTAGCACTAAGGCAAAAGAAGAAAAAGGATTAGTAGAAGAAGTAAAACCTGAAACTGCAGAAGATCTTTACAAAAAAATAGATCAAGGAAGTTTAGATGTAAACTATGGTGGTGTTGGTGGATTTATTGATAGAGTTAAAAATGGCAAAGTTGCAACAGCTTTTGGAGATGTAAGTGATTTTCTTGTAAAAGGTGCAGGTGTAGTTAATGATTATTTTGATGAAGTAGAGCAAGAAGAAGCTATGCAAGATATGAGAGTTGGTTTGTCTGCTGATAATATATATGGAACTAAGACAGATGCATTTAATAAAAGAGGTACCTTTGATATTAATACTGGGATAATGGGTAGTGAAGGTGATGCTACTACAGGATTATATATGAGCAAAAAAGGTGGGGGTGTTAATAACCCAGGCTTTAAAGCATTGCCACCAGAAGCGCAACATAACATACTTAAGTTTATGCAAAATGCAGGTGAGATAGTTGAAGTTCCTGCCGAGGAAGAGCAATTAACTGTAGCACAAGATACGTTACAACCACTGCCAAAAGAATTTAGAGAAAGTGAACTAGGAAAACAACTTTATAATTTAAGTCAACCATCACAAGAAGAAGTAATGTCTGTATGGGATCAAGCTAAAAATATTGATTCAATAGGTACCGGTTTAGATTTCTTTTCAGAAGTATCTAAAAAAGATTTACAACGCCTTTTACAAGAAGCTCAAATAGAAAAGCAAGATGTAAGAGATTATGTTTATGATCAACCTTTTTATCAAGATGCTAGTGGAGTAAGTAAATTTGGAATTAGATCAGCAATGAAAATTAAAGGATTAAAAAAAGGGGGAGAAGCTGCGTACTTAGCAAATAGAGATAGAGTTATAAAAAGAGAAATGGCTAAAGCACAAGGTGGTGGTGAAATAGTACAAGTAGATTCAAGAATGTTGGCAAAATTAATTGCAGCTGGAGCTGACATAGAAAAATTATAATTATGGCAAAAATTAAAATAAATAAATTACCACAAGGTTTTAGTATCCGTAATGGAAATGTTGTAGAAGACAATACTATGAAAGATGGTGGAATGACTACAGGTGATCAAGCTGATTATGGTTTGGTTACAACTCCACAGGCATACTATGGTGAGACTAATTTTAACAATTCACAAGATGAATCAGTTAGATACAGTTTATCAAGTGTACCTAGAGAAGATGCAAATATAGAAGCAGAAGGTGGAGAAACAGTATTAACTGATTTGAATAATGATGGTACATTTGGTTTATATGACATACAAGGTCCTAGGCATGGAAGTGGTGGTGTTCCAATGTTTTTGCCTGATCAATCATTTATTTTTTCTGATACTAGAAAACTAAAGTTTACTAAAGATGAAATGAATGAGTTTAATGTAGGAGGTAGTAAGAAAACCCCTGCTAAAATATCTAAGAAATTTGGACTGCAAGATTATTATGCTGAATTAGATTCACAATATGCTGATAACATATCTGCAACAAGTGCAGAGTTAATGTTAAAGAAAAACATGAATGATTTATCTAAATTAGCATTTGTACAAGAAGCTAAAAAAGATTTTTCTGATGGTGTACCTTTAGCATCACATCCTTATTTAGTTTCTATAGGGGAAGACCCAATAGAGTTTACAGCTAAAGTAGAAGAAATATCAAGGAAAGAAGCAGAGGCCAAAGCACTAGCAGCATTACCCATTGAGCAACAGCAACAGATAATGATGATGCAACAAATGATGGCTCAACAAGAACAACAACAGGGTATGCAACCACAAGGTATGCAACAGCAAATGCCACAACAAGGTATGCCTTCACCTATGGAAGAATTTATGCCTCAAGTAGGTGAGCCAGGTTTAGCTATGGAAAACAATGCTATGTTAGGAACTGCAATGTTTGGTTCTGAGTTAGGAGATTTCTTAACTAAAGCACAAGGGGGTGAGGAAATAGTATATGAGACAGTAGATACTGGAGATACTAATGATGGAGGTGTAACAACAGTTAATGATGGGTTTGGTTCATATTACGTACCTCCAACTAGTGCCGCTGAAGAAGGTAAGTATTATCTAAATAAAAACACTGGTCAAGGTTATCAATTTACAAATGGAAAGTATGTTGAAGTAGAACAGGTTACTCTTGATAGTGACAATAAAGTAGTCAGACCTCAAGTAGAAGTAGAAGAAACTTCTGAGGAAGTTGCATCAGGACCCACTAATGACGTTGCTGTGGAAGCTGTAACAACAGATAAAACTGTAGAGGCTACTGATAAACAAGTAGAAACTGTTGTTGATTCTGGGGGTAACAAAAACCCTTATAAAGCAGGAAGTGAAAAAGCTATAAAGTTTGATAAATTTATTGCTGATGGATATACTCCTACTATAGTAAAAGATGGTAAGAAGAGTAAAATATCTTTTGTACGTGAGGCAAAAGATGGTAGAACAATAAAAGGAGCTACTGAGGTTCAGGTATTTGATCAAGATAAAATAAAGGGTGCAGGTGGTTTAGGTGATACATATACTCCTGATATTAGAGCTCAAGAAGAATTAAATAATGATCCTGATGTTGGTGATGTAGCTACATTTATATCTGGTAAGTTTTCTGGTAATAAATTACCTGACACACAATCAAGGAATACTGATGGTTTTGGATATGGTTCAGATATGTTTTCTAGTGAAGAATCTGAAGAAGATTTTTATTACAGAAATCAGACTGTTATAGATGAATTAAAAGCAGATGGTGTTGACTTCCAGTTTAACATGGATATGAAAGATCCAAACTATGATGCAAATTGGAGAGGCTTTCAAAACAAGTATGAAGAGAAAAGAAAAGAATACTTTGAGAAAAAAAATGTTCAATATATACCATACTTCTTTACAGATGAAGTATTACAAGAAAGACTTAAAAATGATCCTGATACTTATGATACAGATGGAGATGGTAAGTTAGATAAAGAATGGAAAAAAAGAAGGTTTGATGGTAAGAGAGGTGGTTATACTGTAAATGCTCCTGGGTTTGATATGAATTATCAAGCAAGAGATGAGCAGTTTATGGAACTTGATGAAGAACCACCAGAAACCAAAATACCACCAGTAGTCAAACCACCACCAAAAAAAGAATGGTGGAAACAAGATCAAAATAATATTCAAGCTTTAAATAATATTGATGATGAATTGTACCTGCCTTGGGCACCACAATTAGAAGATCAAAAAATTGATTATGTTTTGGATGATTATACAGGCCGTGTTAATGCTAACCTTGCAAGTCAAAATACTATGGCTCAAGCATTAGGGGCATATGGTCCACAAGCTATTGCAAGAAGTAATATTCAAGGAAAAACTTTAGATGCTAATGCAAAAGCTATAAATCAAGTAAATCAAAACAATGTTAAAACAATGAATAGAGTAGCAACTATGCAACCTCAACTTGATATGAAAGTTGATATGGCAAACAATGCTACAAATAAACAACTGTATGATGATACTACAGTAGCTCTTCAAAATGCTAATAACTTTGATAATTGGAAGACTGGTAAAATGAATGATTTATATAATGCTGGAATAACCAATGCAGCAAATACTTATAATATGAATCAGCTATATGATTATTATAATGTAAATACACTAAAAGGTGGGGATGTTGAATTTGGCCCTAATGGTAAAAAATTAATGAAAGATTCTTCTGGTAACTCAGCTCAGCAAAATATTGAGAATTACCAAGAGCTCCAAAAACTAATGGGTAAAGATGAAAAAGGTAATCAACAGCAAGTTCCTGAATGGTTATTTAATCAAACTTATGGTACTACTCCACCAAATGCAAGTAGAACAAATGGTCAAAATGAATTATTAAATAATTCAGGAGTAACTGGATATGACGCAGCTGGTAATAAAGTTGGTGGAGCAAGAAAAGGAAAAGAAATAAAGAAGTTATCAAAGTGGGCAGTACCTTTTTACAGTGGTAAAATGGGATTATAAACTTAAAGGGTTTATATAAAACACTTTGTAAACTTATATAATTATATTAATTTTACATTATGGCAACATACGTTAAAGGAGTAGAAACATACTTACCAGATATTAAACCGTTTACACCGGATTATAAATTCTTGTCTGCAGTTTTAGAGACTAGAACAGATAAGTATGATAGAAACTATAAAGCTACAAATGACTTATATAATAAAGTTGTTTATGCAGACTTAGCAAGAGAAGATACTAAAGAAAGAAGGGATCAATATGCAGAACAAATTGCTCCTAACATTGAACAAATATCAGGATTAGATTTATCATTGCAATCAAATGTTGATGCAGCTAAAGGTGTGTTTGCCCCTTTCTATGACGATGATATGACTGTAAGAGATATGGTATATACCTCAAGGTTTAGAGACCAGAATAGGCAAGCACAGAACTTATTAAATTCTCCTGACCAAACTGTACAAGATCAGTATTGGGAAGTTGGTAAACGAGCTATGCAATATCAAATGGATGAGTTTATTAATGCTGATCCAGATAAAGCTATGTCTATGAGGTTACCAGAGTTTGTTCCTCAAGCTAACTTATTTAAGATGAGTCAACAGTTGTTAGAAAACATGGACCCACCTCTTAAAATGAAGATGGATAGATTTGCTAAAGTTGCAAATCCTAATTTTAATCCAAATCAAGATGTATCAAAATCAAACCCAAAAGAAATAGCAAATACTGATTGGGTTATTACTGAGCAAAATGGTTCTTTAGTAACTGGTGCTGCATTACAAACAATACGAGCAAGTTTAATTGATAATGCTGGAGTACAAAAAGCATATCAGACTGAGGCTTATGTAAAAAGTATGGACTGGGCTACACAAGCTGTAGAAAGCGGAAGTGCAGGTTCACTTGCTAATGGTCAAGAAATGTGGGCAACTGAAACTGTTAGAAGAATAGAAGCAGTAAATCAATATAAATTAAATAATGATTTAAAGAGTTTAGAAAAAGCAGAAAAAGCTGCAGTAACATGGGCAAATTATAAAGGTGGTAAAGGTCTTGTACCTGGTAGTCAATTAGATAACTTAGATAAAGAACAATTATCTGATATAGAAAAATATAAATTAGATATTGAAGCTAAGAAAAGAATAGCTAATGAGGCCGTATTACCTTCTCCAACAAATCAGAACCTATTAAATAAAGCATATAGTTTATATATGCAAAGCAATATTTTAAATGATATGCAAGAGTCTGCACAATCATGGAGTGCTAGAGACTACATATATGAAATGAATCCTAATGAGTTTGCTCTTAAAGAAAAACAGTTTAAGTACAACATGGCTGAAATTTCAGCACGTAGTACTAATGCTTTTAATCAAGCAAAGTATAATGCAGATAGAAAAGATAATAATACTTTATTAGATAAAGGCTACCAATATGATGACGCAGGTAATTTGGTGAAAATGCCTTGGGCTGAAGGTGGTGGTGGAGCAAATAGTGGTTTAGGAGCTTTCCTTAATCAAGGAGGAGTAACTATTGGTGATGCTAATACAATTGAAGGAGCGGTAGATAAGGACGGAGATGTTTCTCCAAATTCAGATATTATGGAAACAGCTAAAGCTGACCATGGTCTTCATATGCAAAATGTAGGTAGAGAGCAAATTTCTATGTTGTTAGGTTCAACGGGACAAGTGGGTATGTTACAACAGCTTAATCCTAAAGGAAATACTGGTGATGATAATCAAAGGTTTAGAATTAATTTAGGAGGTAGAGAAGTTGTAGGTGATTTACAGGAAATAAGAAAAGAACTTTCACAACCTATGAATAGAGATGGTTCCGGTGGTTTAAAATATCTTAATGATATTAAAAACTTGTATACAGAGCAACAACTTCTTTTTAATGATACAAGACAAGTAACTAAAGATAATATAGAAACTACACAAGGTGATGCTAATCAAAGGACACAATATGATGATCTATATGATTTGATGTCAGGACCTAATGGTACTAATATAAAAATGAAAGCTGGTGATGTATTTATAAAAGAAGCATATAAGACATATAAACAAGCCTTTGATCAAAATCAAATATTAGAAACAGCAAGAAAAGATAGTGACATAAGAGGGTTTATGGATGCAGGAATGCCAACTCTTTTTGCTGAAGGATCAAACATGCCTTACAGTCTAAAAGAATATCAAGATGCAGTTATAGAAGGAGTTAAAAACGGTACTATAAAAAACTATGATGAATGGGGATGGGATATTGGTACAAGTGAAAGAAACTATTTAATTCCACTAAGGGAAAAGGTACAAGGGAAACCAAGTACTAGTATTTCACCAACAACTGGTGTAGTTACCACATCAGATGGTTCATATATGAGAGATGTATTTGAAGCAGATGGTGTTACTCCAGTAATGACTGTAGATGTCAGAGCTATTAGAGCTGAGGCAAAACAAGTATATGATGAATTAAAGACTAATCTTAATGCTGCACTTACAGATCAAAAAGATGCTAATACAAATTCAGCTTCTTTTAATTCTATTAAGTATGGTATAGAGGGTGGATACGCAGATGTCATTAGTAATTTTACATATAACTATACTGTTAATCCGTTATCACGGGATGCTGATAGTGAAAATGAAGTTATCAATTTTGTAGGACAAATGAGAGATATGGATTCTAAAGGTTTACCATATGGAATAGGCGTAGGTAAATTAGGTAATGTAGGTGAGTTAACAGAAAAAGATCCATTAGCTATTAAGGTTAGGGATAGATTGATGAAAGATCTTCAAACTTGGATTAATAACCCTAAGAGATCTAACACTGCAGCAATTGCTCCTATATTTAATTTAGCTTACAAGCCTGTTTTTGGTAGAGCAAAAGAAGCTAATAAAGTTCATGCTGGTTATGAAGTTGGTAATATAGATGCTTGGCTTGCATCATATGTAAAAGGCGGAGTCAATGATGAGTATGGTGTATTTTCCAGGGATGATTTAAAAAGGCTTAAGGGTATTGGTGATGATAATGAAGGTTCAGGTATATTTGTTGTATTTGATCAAGAGTATGATTTAAATACTAAAGCTAAAAAGAATGATTATTATTCTAGTACTGAAGTAGATATATTAAGTGGAGATGATAGTGGCTATGCTGACTACAAAGTTCCTAATGATAATGGTATAACACCAACTGCTGAGTTTAGAGTTATTAAAAATGGTACTGGTGATTATTCAGTTCAATATTCTGTCAATACATATAATCCAAAACCTGCAGATCCAGACTTAGCAGCAAACTGGTCAGAATATACTCAAGAGACGGGAACAGTACCTATGGACTTTAAACATGGACTACGTGGTATAGATGTACAAGTTCAAAATTATCTCTTTGAATATAGAAATACTAGAGATAATAATCAGCGCCTAAGACAAAAAGATGAGGCTATTAATAAATAAATCAACATTAGATGGAAAACGAATCTAAAGGCCCTTTATCAGAGGAAATAGTATCACAACAAAGACCTGCCCCAAGTATTATACCTGAAGGGCAGTTCCGCTTTGAACCAATTGCTGATTTGTTTGAAACTCCTGAAACTAACTTTAATGATCTATTAATGAGTGGACCATTAGCTGCTGATGAAATATCAGGTGTTAATGAATATAAAGCTGATATAGATAAGTATGGTATAAGTGCTATGGCTTCTTTAGGTGTAGGTGTTCCAAGTTTTGCAACTGATACATATAATCCAATTGCTCAGGATCAACCTGATAAGAGTACATTTTCTAAAATGCAAGAGCTTTCTACTCTGCCAAATGCACCCGTGTCTACTAATAGATTAGCTCCTGTGTTTTCAGGAATGAGACAAACTCAATTTTTGAGATATTATAATCATCCTGAATTTGATAAGTTAGGTTTTTCACCATATGCAAATATGGAGAACTTTTATAATGAGAATTCTACTATATGGGATGATATGGAAAGAATGAGAGGACAATGGTTTTCTCTAGCCGGTACTGGATTAAATTCTGTATATGGATCACTTACAAGTGGTACTGATTACCTAGAACCAGACTTAGCTTCTGCTTCAGAATTTGAAGATATAATGGCAATCTCTTCTTCTACTAGAGGTGGAGTAGGTGGTTTCATTAATAACTTAGCTGCTAACTCTGCATACACAGGGGGTATACTTGCATCAATAGCAATTGAAGAAGTAATACTTGCAGGAGCAGCAGCATTACAAGGTGGTATGAATCCTGTTTCTGATGCAGCTCTTATAGCAAGAACCGCTAAGAATACAGTAACAGGTACAAAAGCTCTTTATAGTTTTACAAAATTATTTGAGAGAACAAGAAAGATATTACAAAAAGCTAAAGAATTAGAAACAGCAAGAGATTTTTTTACTGCTGTAAAATCAGGAGGTAAAATGTCACTTAATCTATTAGGTAAAGGATTTACACCTAATACAGTAAAGGCATTTAGAAATATTAAGACTGCTGAAAATGCTGGTCAGAATATGTCTAATCTAGCTAAGATGTCTACTAAGTTTGGTGGATTTTATAGAGACCTTAGAGCAGTTAATTTAGCAATGGCTGAATCTAAACTTGAAGCAGGAATGGTTTACAACCAGGTAATGAGACAAGGTTTAACAGAGGCATCTAATAAAAATATGGGTAAAGGACCCGGAGAAGATTTTGAAGGAGATATAGCCAATGCAGCAAACAATGCATCATTCAAAGCTATGTTAGCTAATGCACCTTTAATTTATGCAAGTAACTGGTTTGTTATTGGTAATGCATTAGGTGGTTTTCAAAGAGGAATACAAAGAACATTAGGTAATACATTTCAAAAAGGTTTTGCTAAAAATATAGTTAATACTGCAGGTAAGAAAGTAGTAAACTCTGCTGGTGAATTAATTAAAAGCCCATTTAAATATGTAGGCAATAGCTTTTCAAACATGTGGGGTAAGGTTAAAGCTGGTGGCTTTAAAGGTCTTACCGGTGCAGGTAGTATAGCAATGCTTGATTATTTTGCTGCTAACGTTGCAGAAGGTATACAAGAGATTGGACAGGAAGCTATCTCAGCAGCAACTGTAGGTTACTATACTGAAATACTAGATAATCCTGCACAAGGAGGTATTGATTTAAGAAATCAAATGATAATGTCTGCAATGGGTGATCAGTTTTCTGCTGAAGGAGCCAATGTATTTTTATCTGGTTTTCTTATGGGTGGATTAGTATCTGGTCCACAAAAATTATTCTTTCAAGGTGTACCTTCTATATATAATTATGGGCTTCAGCAAGCTGGTATTGGTTTAGCATCTAAGTCTCAAAAAGAAGCATACGCAGAATACAAGAAGAACAGAGAGGAAATGATTGATGAGGTTGTGAAATCTTATAATAAATCATGGGATACTCAAGCATATGACCCTTCAGACTTATTTGATCTTACAAGAATGAACTTTATGGTTCAAAAGGAAGCAGCAGAAAGTATCAGAAAGAATGTATTTAGCCAAGACAGGTTCGGTGTTATAGATGCAAAAGATGCATCTAAATTTTCACAGTATAATTATATGTTTGCTACAGGAGGATCAGCTAATTTTAAAAATCAATTACAAGGATTTCTAGAATTATCAGATGAAGAACTCATACAAGCATTTCCTAATGTATCTAAACAAGATAAACAATCTGGAAAGTTAAGAGAACGTATTACTAGTATGATGACTAGTATGGATAAAATTGAAGATTCCTATAATAGGAATAAAGATAAAAATGTAAACCCATTTAATAAAAATAAGTACAATAGAAAGACTCAAGAAACAGAATATATTGCTGAAGCATTAAATCAATATGCATATGATCATGTGCGTTATTTACAAATGTTTACTGAGAACGGTTTTAACAGAGCGTTAGAAAGAGCAGATGGTATTTATTCTATATTAGAATCTGAACCATTATTTAAAGGCATGTCTGCTAATGATATAACAGTTTTACTAGACTCAGATTCAATAGAGAAAGAAATATCAATGCTTCAACAACAAATTGCAGCTACTGAAGGTGCTGACAAAGGTCTTGGAGAAAGCAATAAAACCAAAAGACAAAAAATTAAAAGGTTGACAGCAATGTATAAGATTGTTACTGACCCACAAAATAGATTTAAGAATGGAACCTTTAAAAGAAATAAACTTTTAAAAGGAAAACTAAGAAGTGAATTTAAAAATTATGTAAGATTCATGGCATCTAGTAAAGGTGAATTTGTATCTGAAGATAAAATAGATACAGCACTTGAACAGATAGTTGATTATGGTGCTCTTAAAGGTAGAGCAAGGGTATATGATAAAGCCATTCAGTATTTACAGAATCCTGAAAAGTTTGCTGAGATACAACAAAGACAGTATGAAGTAAATAAAGTTATATATGGTAAGAGAGCTGAGATTACTAGAAGATCTGTAGAGAAGTATACAGAAGTAGTTGAAGCCAATGAGTTTGTAAACCAATTGGCTAAAGAAGGAATATTTGCTGACATTGGTGAAATGGAAATGTTTTTAAAAACAGGAAATATTAATTTCTTACAAACATTTTATGATGATAATGGTTTGATAAATCCTGCTGTGCATGAAATTAAACATGGCATGATTCAAAGGCTAATTGGAGATTGGAAAAGTACTAGAAAAGATGTTAAGCCAGAAGAAGAAAAATCTGAGGAAGAGGCAGCTGTAGAACAAACAGAAGACTCAAGAAATAAATTAGATACACTATTAGATAAAGCAGGTATTACAATTGATATTGATACTACAACTAATAGCCCATTAGTTGTTAAAGCATTAAAGAAAAACTATGCTTTATATAGAGCTAGACAAACTAGACTAGGTCTACCTATTTTAGATAGTGTTGAATGGGCTAATTCAGCTGAAGCATTAGATGTTAGGAATACAGTAAATGCACTAAAAAGAATTTGGGCATCAGGTGAGGCATCTGTGAATAGTGCAGATGGAACTTTAATATTTAATAATCCAAAAGAGTCAGATATAATTAATGGTGATATTGGATTTGAGGAATTTTTACAAGATTCAGAAGTTTTAATTAATAATCCTTTGGTTCAAAGTGTTTTAAATCAAAGTACATTAGATCTATCTAATATAGTTTCAATGGCTGAAACAGAGTTAGAAGAAGGTGAATCTTTACCAGATACTCCACAAAGACAATTCTATAAAGGAGGCCTTGCTGGAGATATATATAAAATAACAACTTTTGATAAAACTAATAACACTACAGATGTATCATATCAAATTTTAGATAAATCAGGTAACCCATTATCAAAAGAGTATTTAGATTTTCTAGATGACAACTTTGCATCTGTACAGGGTACTTTTCTAGAGAAAGAAGCACAGATAGCAAAAGATGCATTAGATGCCTTAGATGAGACTATGCCAGATACAACAGAGTTTTCTTTTGATGGTGTTGGTGGTTTAACATATGGTCAGCCTGTCTATAAAGGAAGTGTTAAATATATAGTAGTTCAGAAGCCTCAGTATTCAAATAGATTTGGAGATAACCAAAAACTTAAAGTTATTAAAGAGTCTGAAAATGTTGGACCAATATCAGAAAGAAAGTTTGAATTTATTGAACAAGGTGATTTTGCTAACAACTTTACTGTTGAAGAAACAACGTTTAATTTATTACCTGATTCTGTTACTAAGATTCAAATAAAAGATCTAACAACTTTATATCCTCATACAAACTATACTGAGCTAGGTGCTGGAGAAAATTCAATAGCAAGGGAAAGTGCTATACGTAGTGATAACCTAAAGGCTAAAGATAGATTTAATATGATATTGTCTGAACTAAGCCCTAGTGAAATTGAAGGTTTAGAATTTGTGGTGTCATTAGATCCTAATGGAGGTAATGTAAGGGGAGCTTATACAGCAAAAAATAGAGATGGTAAAATATATAAAGAAGCAAATCCATTAATTGATGCACGTACTAGTAAGTATATTATAGGTGTGAGAATTGCTAATCCAAAATTAAGGGCTGATATAAACAATAAGCTTATTGATAGTGGGATGGAAATTTCTAATAGCCCAGAAGAAGTATTTGCATATTTAAATAATGAAGCTTTTATAATTAGAGATCAACGTACAGGAAAAGAAATTGATCCTAGATCAATGAATAATGAGCAAGCAAGTAATGTTATATTACAACCAAATAAAAACTTGACACTTGAAGAAAAACAAGCGGCTCTTAGCAAAGTACAAAATGACTTTGCATTAAATGCATTAATAGTTCAATCATTTGATAAACTAGATATAGGTAGTACACCTCAATACTTTGTAGCAGGTAGTAAAGAATTACCTTTTACAATTGACCTTACAGCTGGGGGTGGTAAAGTTGCTTATGCAAAATCAAGAGAAAGGGTTTATCCTATTCCAATGGATGCATTACAATATGATACAGCAGACAGTGAAGGTAATTTATTTGTTTTTAATTTAAAATATAATAAAGAAACAGGGCAAAGAGACTATGACTTTACTACAAATCTAAAAGGTGCTGAGAGAGATGCACTTGAAGATGCTGTTGAGTTACAACTTAAAAAGCAAAATCAATGGGATAATCTATTACGTGCTGGTAAAGGTACTGATAGATATCTTGCTATGGTTAGATTACCTAATGGTACATTTGCCAAAGTAAATCTAAAGCCTACTGTATATACTACTGAAGAACTAGATGCTAAACAAGTAGAAGTAGTAGAGGCAGCTAAGAGAATTGGTGCTATTAAAAGTATGGAAAAAAGCATTGAAGAAGCAGTAAAATACAATGCAGAATTACAAGACTCATTATTTTTAAGTAGCAAGCCTGGTAATTTAATTGAACTTAATGTGGGTCCTGATGGGTCCATCTTTCTTTCTTTAGATAATACAAATACTAAAACTTCTTTTAATATAGGTTTAACCCCAGAAGAAGTTAATGCAACAGATAGATCTGCTAAAGATGTAATTAATGATTTAGTTGAAAAATTTAATCTTGATACTGATGGTGGTGGAAGAGTAGAGAAGCTAAGTGCAGAATTAAAAAGTGGCAATTTTAGAAGATCTTTCCCTACAGATACAGATCCACAAACAATATATGATAATGCAGTTACAGAAGTATTACCTGAAGTTGTTGAAGCTCAAACTGTTGAAGTATCTGCATCATCAGATGCAATACAACTTTCACGTGATATTGCTTTTATTCCTTCTAATGATAAAAGCAAAAAGGTAGAAGAAGAAGGTGAACTTGGTAGAGAAAGACCTACGGCTGAGGAAGATGTTGATAGTGTAGCTTATATGGAAGATGCAGAGTTTGAGGAAAAACTAGCTAATGTATCACAAGCTGGTATAGGTGATATGCAAAAACATATTGATCACATCACAAATAAGATTTTAAGGAATGAGGGAGAACTGAATGAGCGTGAATTGGAATTAATGAAAGAACCATTTATATCTCAATCAGTTAATCTTGGTGTTGCTACTATGGGAGGACCAGGTGCATTAGCATCTGCAGATAGTGTTGAAGCAGGAATTGAGACTAGATTAGATAAAGTAAATGCAGAGTTGAATTCTTTAAGAGCTGAACTTGAGAAAGGTTTATCTAAAAAAGAAAAAATAAAAGCTGTTAGATCAAGTGAAAAATATAAAAAATTATTAGCAGAGAAAAAGAAACTTGAAAAAGGAGCTAATAAACTTATAGAAGTAACAACAAATAGAGGCCGTATTGAAGACTATAATAAGTTTTTAGATTGGGCTGCTGATAATTTACCAGAAGTAATAGGTATAGCTAACCTAACAACCCTTGCTAATAATGGAATCTCTGAAGGATATCAAAGAGTAGGTGCTTTTGTAATGAACCTTGATAGAATTGCAAATGGTATAAATATAAACGGTACTTTATATACAAGTGAAAATAGTCCATACAAATATCATGAAGCCTTTCATGGTGTATTTAGAATGGTGCTTAGTCAAGAAGAAATAAATAAGTATAGAAAAATAGCTAAGTCAGAGTTAAAAGCCAAATACGGAAGTACATATAAAACACAATTAGAAAGGTTTAGAAATTCAGCTGAAGCATATCAAGAAATGACTGCTCTTGAATTAGAAAATGAATTTGCTGAAGAATATTTGGCAGATGAGTTTGATAACTTTAAAATGAAACCAAGCAGTAGTAAAACAAATGCAGATGTTAAGAATTTATTTACTAGAATTATAGAGTGGATTAAATCTGTATTTGGAAAATATTCTGCTAATGAGTTGAATACTTTATTTGAAAACATTGATGCTGGTAAATATAAAAATGCTGTTATACAAGCAAATGAGTTTACTCAATTAGATACAAGCTTAAGCGGATCTATTAGTGTAGCAAATGCAACAGTAAGATATGGTTCTGCATCTAAAGTTGTAGCTGAAGGTGAGCCAGCTGGTCAGCTATATGTTGACACAGATGTAATAGATCCTTTAATTAGATCTATGGCTGGTATGTTTGTTAATAGAGTAAATAAACTTTCTTTAAAAGAACAATCATATAACCCAACTGAAATATATAATGATCTAGAAATTGACTTTATGCTTATGCTTGATCCAGCAGCAGCAATTAATTCTAGCTTCACTGGAGCTAAAAGAAAATATCTTGAACAATTAGATCAAGCATTTATTAACTATCCAGAAGATATCAAAAAAGAAGTATTTAATTTAATTAATATTATATCTGATATGGATCAGTCTAATGCTCTTATAGTTGAGAACATTGAAGATGCTACCGGATTAAGATCTACAAGTGAATTTAATAAAGATGCGGCAGAGATAGGGGGATATAATTCATTATCATTTAAGGTAAGATCATATATTGCTACTACTACGTTGGTTGGAACAGACTTTTTTGGTAAGACAGAATTAACAGAAGGAGAACCATTAATTGTACCAGTTAAGTTTAATGAAGCATATAATAGTATATTAAAATCTGTGTCAAATGAAAGTGACCCAGTTACTATGCTAAAAAGAATGTTTTCATATTCAAGATTAAACCCACAAGGAAAAGCAGTAGTAGATAAACTATTTAATGATACAGGATTAAGTATAGAAAAATTAATGACTGAAGATCCATTTAAAGATTTAAAAGATGGATCATTATTAATTTCTATGCTAAAAGGATTTGAAAATTACAAAGTAGATTATATATTTAATGAAAGGGATTCAAATGGTAACCTATTAATATATACTGCTTCAGAACGTGATGACATTAATTCACAATTAGATGAGTGGGCTCAGGCATTTATAACTAAACAAAAGCTTGCGCTATCAGATCCTAAGAGGGTAAAAGACTTCTTAAGATTAACAAAGAATATGAAAGAAGTAATGACTTCATATCCAGAAGATACATCAACAATAATTGGAGTGTCAAGAGAGTTTTCTCAAAAGATGTTTGATCTAATAGGTATTAGATTAAGTCCAAATTATATTGCGTTTAGTATTGCTTCTGCTAAAACAGAATCTGACCTAGAAAACAGTCCAGAACTAGGTGCATTAAAGCAAGGGTATTCAGACTCTACTCCACTTTCAAATGAGCTTCTAGATCAATTATATACTGGTTTTAAAAACAATGTAAACATATTCTCTAAGAAAGAAGATGGTATGGCATCTAGGTTAACTACATTAAGTATTAACAACGCTACATTTGATGAAACTATTGGTGCATCAACATTTGTTAATCCTAATGGTGATGTAGTATATGCACATCAATTACCAACATATCATTTAAAAGCAATACAAGCATTAAACACATCAGTTAAAAGAGATCAATTAATGCAAGATGAGTATTTAAAAAACAATTACTTACTTAATAATGAAGCCTTTAATGAATTGGCAAATCAAAATAGAATAAAGGTTATTAGAATTGCTGGTAGTAAGCTTAAAAATCAAATTGAAACTAATGATGATAGTCAAACTACAGAAGATATACTAAATGAATCTATATCTAAAAATAAATCAACACAAAGTTTTGGTGAGTTTACCCCTCAAGAGTTTGCTATATCTTTAATAAACAACTACACTGCTAACTTTAATAGAAGAAGTGGTAAAGTAGAAACTGTAGTGGGCTTAGGTAAACAAGACATTGCACTAGCACCTGTGTTTCTTAGAGTAATGGAAGCAGCAAATACAGGAGATTTAACATCATTGCCTATTATTAAAGCTGTGTCAATTAAAGCTGATGGTAGTATTAATTTAACTCCTCAAGCTATAAATGTTTTTATGGATTCTATCTCAGCTGAGTTTGAAAGAATAAACAGAGAAACAATTGAATATCAAAAATCTACTGGTGAAATAGAAGGGTTTAATGACTCATTAGAAGGTAGAGCATTTTCATTTACTAATAACGAAATGCTTATTTCTGGATCATTGCAAGAATCATTAATAAACATTGCAATGCAGTCTGGTGCAAAGGAAGAAGTTATTAGTTTTGAAAAAGCTGTTTCTTTAGCACAGGGTGTTTCAATGGCGGGTATAAGAAGTGAGGTAACTAAATCATTAAATGAAAGCTTTAAAGAATTTGATACACTACTACAAGATTTAAAAGTAAAAGATAATTTATCTAAACAAGTACTACAAGGTTTAACAATTGGAGAAGGAGTTGCAAGAACTTCTATTGAATTATCTGGATTAAAATTAAATTTAAATACCAACACATCTCATAACCTACAACAAATATTTTTTAACAATTGGATAATTTCTAAGTCCATAAATGATTTACTATTGGGAGACCAAGCCGTATCATTAAAAGATATGGTTGATAGAGTTAAGAGAGCTAAGCTTCAGAATGCTGCATATTACAGTGCTTCTAGTAAAGTTGTAGATCCGTCTAAGGGTATATTTCATGAAAGTACTAATTTTGATATGTTTAGTTTTCAAGAACCAAAGGCTAAATCTTCATTAACAAATAATAATATAGATCTAGCTGATGCTCAAGCATACATAACTACTAAAGGAGTACGTTATGCTACGTTTGCATTTGGAAGATTGAGTCCTGCAATGTCAAACATGTTAGATGATATTGATGTTGGTAATCCTATTGATGCTGATAGAGCATATGGGACAGAAGAAAATACAATTAATTTATCTGAACAACAAGACTTTATAAATTCTAAGAAGTATGTATATATGGATGGTAAGACAGCTATTAAAATGTCTGTTACTGTCTTAACTAAAGAGTATACATCAAATTATAATGACAATCTTGGTAAGTGGGAAGCAAAACCTAACATGGTTGAGCTACATTATTTACGTGAGCAAATGGAAGCCAATGAGGAAAAGAATCAAAACTTTGCTATGGCCGCTCCATTATCTGCAATAAAGATGATGAAGCAATCAGTTAATAGACTTAATCCAGAGTCTGGTAAATTTGATAAGACAAGAGATTTAACATCTATTAATCTAGATACATCTTACCTAGGGCTACAAGTTATTAATCCATCTAACAAGAAGATTGTAACTGATATGTCACAAATAAAAGAGCTTATTACAAGTGAACAAGATGATAATGTAGAGGTTGAAGGCATGGTAGATGAAAATGGTGAAACAATGAATGTAGGTGCTCTTAAAGTTGCCTATAACAAAGCAGTATCTGAAAGAGTTACATTAAAATATAAGAACAAAAGAAATTTAATATTCTCATTTGATACAGCACTGGATGAATTTGAATTATCTAAAGAAGCTGGAGCTATTACACCAAATCTAGCTGCCTTTTTACTTGAAGCACAAACATCATTACAGGCATCAGGAGTAAGTTCAAATTTATTAGAGTTCTTTTCTTTAGAAGACGGAGCACAAAAATATAATTTAAATAGTCCGGTGACTGCTAAGAGGTTTGAGTCATTATTTTTAACATACTTTAGTAAAGGCACCTTAAGAGAAAAAGTACCTGGAGATGCGTTTGCACTTGTATCATCATTTGGTCACAAAGTTTACAGACGTGTATTTGAAATTAAAGATGGTGTACCAATTAGATCTGAAATAGTAAGAGAGAGCTCAATGAAAGGTGTAACACCTGAAGTAAGCATAGATGATTTACTACAAAGTGCTATACCTGCAGAAGGAGTAATTGTTCTTGATGATCTGCGTACTGGAGTTATGGAATATAAAAATGGTAAACCAACTGGCTTAAGATATAGTGAGGTTATTATGCCTCCTATGGACAAAAACATAATGAGCCTTATATATAATAGTGAAAATGCATCTATCCCAGATGCAATATCTAAAATGTTTGGTGTGCGTATTCCAACTCAAGATAAACATTCAGCTGTAAATATGAAAGTGGTAGACTTTATGCCTGTGTATTATGGTTCTTCAGCTATATTTCCTAAAGAGTTAGTAGAAATATCTGGAGCAGATTTTGATATTGATAAAGTGTATGCTCTTATGAAGGAGTATTACTTAGATAGTAATAAAAACTTTGTAGAGTATGGTGCTGGTAATTCATATTTTGAATATGTAAAATATATGAATAGGCAAGTTAAGCAAGCTGGTAACCCAATTAGAACTGCCTCTGACTTATATAAAGATGAAGTTCTTTCTATCAGAATAGATAATGCTTTAACTGATTCTGAAAAAAATAGACTTACTGATGCCAATGGTATAAATAAAATAAGTGAGGAAGCTCTAAGAGCTATGTTAGTATTAGGTCTCCCTGCTACACAAGCACAGTTTAAAAGCTATGTTGAAAAAAACGGAACACCTAATGAGGCTGTATTAAACAACAGAATTGTAGATCTGAGATATGCATTAGCTGGGAATAGAGGTATGACTGGTTCTGAATTATCTGTTTTAAATGATGGTCAATTAAAATATGATTTACCTATTGCATATCAATCTGCTGATTTAGCTGTACTAGAAGATTTATTTAAAAGATTTTCAAGTACTGATTCTGGTATGGAACTATTTCAAAATAGAGTTGACTCATCAGTTGATGTAGATAATCTTACTGGTATGATCAAAGCTTTTGAAGCTAATAAAGGTGCAGCAATTGGTGCTATTGTAAAACCAAATTTATATTTAAGTTTGCTTAGAGAGTATAAAATAAAATTAAAATCTCCTATAAAATTTAATAATAACACCTATGATGGCTTTACTCAAAATGAAATAGATGGGGTTAGAATTCAGGATATTGTTTCTTCTCTAATTACAATGGAAACAGATAATGCTAAAGAACGTTTAATATCTAAGTTAGGTTTAAATATACAAGCTGTAGGTATAGCAGGTAATATGTTATCACTTGGAGTTAGTCTAGACACAACAATTCTTTTATTGAATTCAGCTGAGGTACGTGATTTATTTGCTCTTGCATTAAATAAAGATGATCAATTTGATCCAAGCTTAAATACATTATTAAAACAAAGAATTGCACAATTAAGTAAAAACATTACAGATCAAAAAACCAAAGGTAATAAACCTACTTTTGTTAGACTAACAGATGAGTTTTTAAAGACTGCTGTAGATAGTACTGAAGACCTTACTGATAATGAAAGAATACAAATTTTATATCTATTTAAGAAGTTCAATGATCTTAAAACTTATACATCAAAAATGGGATCTGTTACTGCTCTTACAAAAGGCCTGCCTCAAAATATTCCTGCTGTAAAGAAAACTATACAAGATCTACAAGAATTGTTTGATAAGAAAACAGCCTTGATGAACTTATCTCCATTGTATAAAAGTAAAACATGGCAAAGCACATACTTAAAAATATTTAGTCAAATTTATTCTGACTTATTGCCAAACACTCTTTTAACAATGAGCTCAGAGTTTGCTAGTGTTTTAGATCCAGTATATAGCGGTATGAATACTGATGACAGAGGTTTTGATAATGAAACAAGAAATGTTATTGAACAAGATCTACTATCATATCTAACTATTAAGTCTTATCAAAAATTACTTAATAACAGTTCTGGTAATTCATCTGTAGAGAATACATTAATTTATCCAGGCCCTGTTGGAGCAACTGACTTGTCATTGATTAAAAAAATAAATGATTATCAGTTAGTAAGGGAAGAACAAGATTTAGAGTCTAATTACTTTTTAGATTCTTTTATAGGTACTAACTATGCCGGTACAGCAAGTAATAAAACAGGTCTAAACTTAGTAGTAGCAGATACATGGAGAAGACTCAACTCTGCTAATAAAATTGATTTACAAACTTCCTTTGCAAGGTTGTATGGTTCAATTGAAACAAGGGAATTAGCTGAGGATGTACTACATTACATGATGGTTAAAGATGGTCTACAACTTAAGTATGGTACTTTAATGTCAGCAATGAGTCCATTTGTAATGAATAAGTATTTGACTAATGTTGCATCTGTAGAAAAAGCATTAAAAGGACAACTTGATTTTGAAAAAGTATTTGGTCTATCTAAACAAGAAGTAATGTCTGAGTTTAAGTATGGGTATCTACAATCTAATGTAGTAGGTCCATTATTACATACATATGATGCATCAGCTTTACAAGATGGCTTTGTTTGGGATCCAACAACTATACCTAATAAATTTACAGTTACTTCAGATGACTATCATGGAAAAGAGTTTATTAGAATTAAGAGTGAAAGAAATGGATTTTCAGGAATTGCTTATTACACTACATTCAGACTTCTAGAACAGGAACAAGAGAATGTATATGAATATGTAGAGATTTCATCTATGGGATCTAATCAACAATTTGGAGGTGGCTTTGTAGGAGGTCCTAGATTAACATATCAACAAACCAGAAACCTAGGTAGAGGCACTCAACAAAATGACTACCCGGCTAATGCATATGAATTGTCTAAGGATGAACTTCTAGAAGACTATTCACAAGTTGATGGTAAACCTGTAGGTACAGGTGTTGGTATTGTAGATACAAATCTTGAGAAAAAGCAGGAGATTACTGAAGCATTAAATTCTGAATCAGCAATTATAAATCAAACAAATGATAGCGTAAGTGTTAAGGTTGACGAAGATGCCAAAGAAGTAAATATTAGTAAGGAGCAGTTAATGCTGCAGGAGCTCTCTAAGAATCAAAAAAGTTTTATCTTTGATGAGAATGGTAATTCAATTATAGAGGATACTGATCAGTCTCTTCCTGAACAGACAGAAGAAGAACAACAGGAAACAGAAGAACTAAATGAAGGATTAAAAGATTCTGTAGAAGATGCTGAGGCAAGTATATTAGAAGAATGGTGGAGTAAGAATATAGTAGGTAATCCTGCAGCAATAGAAGCTTTAAGGGTTGATGGTATACAGAGTATAGATGATGCAAAACTTTTATATGGGGATATGTTTTCTCAATCAGAAGATGGACAACAACAATTGATAGATAGACTTAAATGTCTTATATAATTAAAAAATAGAAAATGGCTACATGTTATAATAAAAATGATGCAGGGTATAAAGCATTAAGGACACAATATAATTCAGATGTTGAAACATCTCAGGTCATTAATAACTGGCAGCTTCTTAATGACTCTAAAGTTTTTCCTAGTGTTGTTCAAGCACAGACTATGGTTAAGGATCAAAATATTGTTTTTTCTCTGAAACAGAAAAGATTTGGAGAAAGTGTAATTGATAACCTGAGAAGAGAGAGAATAGGTAGTAATCTTAACGGGCAATTTTTAATTAATAATTCTAATCCTGCCACACAATCTTATGATGAAGCATTTTTACAAAGCAATCTAAAAAGATTTAATAGATATTTAGAAATTAATAATATCCCTGCTGAGTCATTTTCTGTTACAAGAACTCCAAAGAGTTATAAGATAGAAGCAGTTAATGATCTATTTAGTTCAAGAGATATATTAGAAAAATCTAGATCATGGGATACTAACAGATCTAGAGCAGTTGTAATGCATCTTAAAAGAATGTTCCCACAAGTAAAGGTAAAGATGTTATCTGTAGGTCAAGCTAAAATAATGTTTGAGTCATTACCAAAGTGGAGAAAAAATAATGTAGGGTTTGATCAAGTGAATTCTTTTTATATGGATGGCACAGCATATCTAATAAAAGGAAGAGTCACTGATGAAATAGCAATTGAAGAAATACTGCATCCATTTACTGATGCAATAAAAATGGAAAATGAAGAACTATTTAATAACTTATTAGATGAAGCAGTTAATAATTTTCCAGAGTTAACTCAGCAAATTGAAGCAGCATATAATAATAAAAAATTCAGTGATACTGAAAGAGATCTTGAGATTGTAACACAAGCACTAGCAAGACACTTCAAAAAAGAATATGAAACAACACCTACTACAAACTTTTTAGCAAAAGTTAAAGAGGTTCTAGAGTGGTTTAAAACTGTTATAGAAAATTTAAACAAGTATTTAACTGGTAGACCTCTTCCTGTTTCAGCAATTAAAGCAGGAACAAATCTAAGTGATATTGCAAAATTACTTAATACAGAAGGCATACAGTTTAAATTAGAAAAAAGAGTAGATGGTAAAGTTAGATATAGTTTAACTCCAGCAAAGGAAGCACAAGTAAGACAAGCATTAGCTGTAGCTAATGATGTTCAAAGACCTCTTATACTACAACTATTTAATGTAGCTCAACTAGAGGATGGTACTTTAGTTGACTCTCTCTCAGTATCAGTAAAGAATGCTGCAGCAGGTGATTCAATAGTTACACTTAATAAAGAAAATCATACATACATAAATTCAAAGGATAAAAATAAAGTATATACATCTGTAACTACTGCTATTAAAGGAAAGTTATCTCCTGAAAAGCAAGTTGAGCATCAGATCAATCTAGATATTGGTAATGAGGTAGATACTTTATTAGATGGTGTTATTGCAAATTTATCTTTTGAGGATTCATTAGCAGCTGTTGAAACCAATAATCTATCAAGAGAAGATATGCAGAAGACCTTTAATACTTTGGGAAGTATTATGGATAGTATAAGAATGAAAGGTGCTATTGTGTTATCTCAAGTTGTTTTATTTGATGAAGCATCTAAAATGGCAGGTACTGCTGATATTTTTATCATTGACCAAAATGGTAAGGTAAATATCATGGACCTTAAAACAACTAAGAATGAACTTAGTAAAGAAGTAGCTCTTAATGATGCTAAAGGAAAACGTACAGTAAATCAATATAAAGGAAGAGAATATAAATTAGATAAAGACAGTAAGTTGTTAGCTCAATACGATAAGGCAGGTAAGTTGATAAGTGAAGGTGTTAATAAGCCAGGTACTTTAGAAGAACTTAAAGCACTTACAACAGAAACTCAACATAACTTACAGGTAAATCTATACAGAAGAATGGCAGAAAACATGGGGTATGAAGTATCCTATGATGAGTGGTCTACATCTACTATACATTTTAAAGTTAATATATCAGGTAAAGGTATTGATCAGGTATATGAGGGAGGTATAGATTTTGATAGATGGGTGCCTCACCCGGTAAGTCAGAACCTACCTTTAGTAGATAAAATAGTACCAGAAGCATTAAACTCATATCAAAAAAGTAAATTAGACCAACAACAAGAGGGTGCTTATAATAAATTCTGGAATGGTAAAGATCAAACAGAGACTACTAATGATGATGACAGAAGTAAAGCAGAAAATTATGATGAGTATAATGCAGCTGCAGGATTACTAAACACTTATCAAAAAGCATTAATTGCTAAGAGAGATATGATTCCTTTACTGAAATCTAATATCTACATGCAATCTACTAAAGATAAAGAAATTGATCAGATATCAAAAACTATTGCATATATAAACATTGCAATGGGAGATGGTGTTAAACAACAATCCACTGCATTGTCAGAGGTATTGCAAGATGCGCTTGAACAGATTAAAGACTTTCAAAATTTTATACAGGATCCTAAAAATATTAACTCACCAGAGTATGTATCATATGTATTAAACTTTGATAAGTACATGAAGACTTTTGATGGGTTATATATAGTAAAAAATACTAAAGGATTAAATGCAACCCAACAAAGACTAATTTTATCTCTGCAAACACAACTAAATAATTTAAGTGGAGCAGGAACAGACACCGGTGGTATAGTTGGAATTGCACTTAAAGATTATGTTAAAGAACAAGTAAGACTTAAATCTAATAATGATTATGGTGGAGAAGGAAGCTACTTTACTGAAGCTGATTTAAACCTTCTACTGGAGAAAGCACAGGACATTAGTGATACGGAATATCAAACTAAAGATATGGCCACTTCTCCTGATGTACTTTTAGCAACAATGGATAAAATTAGAAAAGCACAAAATCAAAAGTTGCTTGATAGAATAGCTCAAAGAGAATCATTAATTAGAGCAGCTGGTCAAAAGCTTCTAAAGTTATCTCCAGAAAGCAAACTAGAAGACTTGTATGATTTTATGTTAGAGTTTGATGCTGATGGTGTTTTCAATGGACAGTATGTAACTAAAATTGGTCAAAGATACTGGGATGAATATAATAAAGTTAGAGATCCTTTATATGACAATGAGGGAACACCTTATCAATATAGACCTATTTATGATACAGAACAAGCACAAAAGACTGAGCAAGGTAGGAAAGATTTAGAATACAATATAGATTTGGCAGGTAAGAAAAGAGCCTTTGGTGATTTCTTTATGGCAGAAACAAAGAGAGAGGATGGATCATTAGGCAAAGGAGATAAACATGAATACACTCAGGAGTTTAAAGATGCAAGAGATAAGTTTGAAGTATGGAAGCCAGGATCAGAAAGTAGTTATAGAGGATTTTGGGAAAAGAAAGCAGGTATAAAAGCAGGAGAGTATGCTGCATATCAAGCTAGATATTACGAAGGGATACAATATACTAAAGCAGTTAGAGTTGATGGTGTAGCTACTGGAGCAATAATACAAGAACGACAGGGTTTTATGGTTCCTAAAGTTGAATACAGAACAGTAAGAGAAATTTCTGGGTCAGGTATAAACTTCCGTAGTGATAAATATGATGCTATATTGTCAGGTAACGATGCTAAATCAGTAGCAGAAAGAGAGTTCTATAATCTGTATATTGATATGTTTGAGAATGACCTACTGAAAAAGATTCCAATTGGTCAAGCTGCAAATATGTTAGGCAGAGTACCTTTAGTACAGAATAAATTATTAGATGAGGTAACTGAAAGGGGGTCCTTCTTTACTAAGGTCTGGGCTAAAACAGTGAGTAGTAAAGCATTTAATATGTTTAAGCAAACGTCTACTCAAAAGAATGTTATACTAGATAACAATGGTTATATTATAGACCAGATGCCAGTATATTATACCGGGAGAGCTAAGATAGATAGTGACATGGCTGACTTAGAAAAAGAGATCAGTGCATTAAATGCTTCTTATAAAATAAACAAAATCACTGCTGATGAATATAAAACTAAAATTGCTGCTTTAAATGGTAAAATGACTAGGCTACGAGCTACACCAAGTAGAGGTCAAATAAGTAAGGATATGGCATCAAGTCTTTTGAAGTTTAGTGCAATGGCAGAAAACTATGAGACTATGGGTGCAATTGATGATACATTAAAAGCCTTTGTTAAAGTAATAGAAAAAAGAACTTATACTCCGGCTAAAGGAATGAAGCTAAAGTTATCATCTACATCCAAAGGTGAAACACAAGAAGACATTGGAACTAAAGCAAATACATCTACACAGGAAAAAAATACTGTCAGGAGAGCTAAGAAGTTTATGTCAATGATACACTATGATAATGAAATGATAACCAAAGGTGCAGTAGATAAAATTGCAGATGGTCTAATTCAATTGTCTTCTTTATCTTATGTAGCATTTAACCCTTTTGGTAACTTTAATAACTACTTGATTGGTAGATTAAACAATAATATTGAAGCAATTGGTGGTAGATTTTATTCTCAAAAAGCATTTAAAAGAGCAACTTGGGAGTTTAACAAAAGAGCTCTTCCAGGTTTAGTACAAAGAACTGCCCACGGTGGTGCAGAAAGTCTTTTAGATGTAGTTACATTAGGTATTATACCTGGCTTAGATAAAGCTGATTATAATAAAAAATTACCTAATAGTAAATATGAAGCTTTTGTTGATATGTTTAGAATGATGGACAACATGTCTGATTTACGTGAGCAAAGTATTGTAACAGAGGATGGTAAGAGTTGGTTTGATAAAGCTACAGAGTGGGGTTACATCATGCAAGATGCTGCTGAGTACAATTCACAAACTAAGGTAGGTATGGCTATTCTAATGGATACGTTTGTAAAAAACACAAAGACAGGGGATAAGCTATCAATGTTTGATGCATTTGAATATGATACTGTAACTCATACAAATAAATTAAAAGAGGGATATGACGTTGTTATAAAAAGAAATGGACAAGAAGTGCCATATAGTGATGAGTTTAGATATGAAATTAGAAATGAAATTAGAGAAGTAAATAAACAAATTCATGGTAACTATGCTAAGGAAGACAGGATGGTATTACAATCTCATACTCTTGGTAATCTAGCTGTTCAGTTTAAGAAATGGTTGGCCCCTGCTATTAGAGCAAGATATCAAAGAGAATATTTTGATCAGAATCTTGGTTGGATGGAAGGTAGATATAGATCTGCTTTATCATTTATAAACTATGCTAGAAAGGAAGTTGTACAAGGTAATCTAGACTTTAAAAATATGGGTAAAAAATACTTAGATGCCCAGGTTAATTTTTATAGCAATGATAAATTTGGTGTAGATAGAGAATATGGTAAGGGAGGAAACATGGATCAAAGAGCAAAAAATAAATTGTTTGGTTTTTATAGATCTATGGGTGACTTAGGTATTATGTTTAGTACATTATTTATATCTATGTTATTTGATGATATACTTTCTGGAGATGATGATGATAGTGATACTACTAAACGATTTAAAAACTTAACTAGATATCAAGCAGACAGAGTTTATAAAGAGCTTGTATTATTTATGCCATCATTTGCAGGGTTTAAACAAGTAGAGCAAATGTTTAACTCTCCAGTTGCTGCTTCACGTTCAGTAAGTGAACTGTCTGAGCTTATGGAAATGTTCTTTATAGGAGGGTTTAAATATTCTATGGCAAGAGTAACAGGAAATCTAGAAGGACCTGATGGTTTTTATGGGAATTCAAATTATGTATATCAAAGAGGTAATAGAAAGGGAGAGTTAAAGTTATATAAAAACTTTAAAGATGTATTTCCTATTGTTTATTCAATACAGAAGTGGGACTCTTATCTTAAGAATAGTGATTTCTATATTAAATAGGACAAATTTACAGGTTTAATTCTTTCAGTATTCATTTAGATATCTTATATTATAGTATAAACCAGCAGTACCAGTGTTAAATTATACAATTATATATGAAAAAATATTTAAACTTACTGCTGTTATTTACATTCTTCTTTGTTTCTAATAGTATATACTCTCAATCAACTGAAGCGCCAGTAAAACAAAAATTCTTTAAAGGTTTATATGAAGACTTTTTAAAGTTTGGAACTATATACGGGGCGGGTGATTTAAACAATTCAATAGAAGCTGATGAGTCAACTTACTTTGTTAGAACAGGAGACGGTGACGGCTTATATGATATACCTGTTGTAGTAAATAACACACCTGACTATCCATTTGATTATAGAGTGGGTATTGGTATTAGAAAGCTAGCAAGGTTTAGCTATGAGAGAAAACCCAAAAACTTTTATGATGGTACAGAAGAACAGCTGGCATTTAGTGCCCCAACTTCTGCATTAAGAGGTTTAGAATATCAACTGCATTGGGAAAAGGAACGTTGGAGAGGAGAAGACTTTAAAAACCACAGGTTCTTTATAAAACATACAGGCAAATATCATATAGTTAAAGTTGAGTCAAGAGAAGTAGGAAAGATAAATCTAGCCTATCAATCTGCTGAGGCAAGATTAAGACTACCTATAGGGGAGAAGTTTAGTATTTCTGCAGGTGCAATCTACCGTACTCATAACCGTGCTTATGGTTATAACCCAATTGAAATATGGTTAAATGAAACACAAATGTTTACTGATCCTAATACAGGTGAGGAATTTGAATTCCCAGTTAATCCTTGGTATACTTTAGGATTTGAATATGGATACACTGATCATTTTACTACATATACAGATGCAAACACAGGAGAAGAGATACAAGACTGGATCTGGAAAGATGCAGATGGAAACATTGTAGCTTATTCTGACATTGACTTTAGAGAAGGTGTATTTACAGATTTGATGAACCGCTTTAATAGGGAAGCTTTATCAGAGATACCTGGATTTGGTGAGATAGCACCAATAGTAGGAATGGACTTCTATCATTACAAAAGAAACTTTTGGTTACATGCATATGCTAACTACATACTACCATATCACAGATATTTAAAAGGTGATGAAGTTGTCTCTTATTTAAATAGAAACAACTGGGGTAAGGGAGGCTTAAAAGATGATGCAGGATTAGAACAGTGGGCAGACTATTCATTTGGTGCTGATTTGGGTTTTAAAATAAATAAAAACTTAGGTATATTCATAGAAGGAGAATATTCTAAGATGTGGGATAGTGAATTATATCAGACTACACTTGGTCTTAATTATACATTTAGATAGACATGAAAAAATTATTAATTATAGTATTAGCATTAACACTTACATCTTGTGGTAGCACATATAATCTCTCAACAGATTATAGAATTAAGAGTATACTAACTATAACTGAAAAAGGAGATACACTTGCTGTACCAATTAGAGACTTTAAATTTAGAGTGCTTGATAGTAGAATATTACAGTTAATAGACCGCAATCAATTTAGATATAGACAAGACTGGCAACGTTGGAATCCTTATCCTCTTCCATATATTAATAATAGGTCTTCAGTTATTCACGGTAATAACAACACTAGAGTGAGAGTAGAAAGAAATAATGTTAAACCGGTCAACACGCCTGTAATAATTAAGCCTTATAAGCCGTCTACCCCAATAAATGTAACACCAATTGTAAAACCTAATAAAAAAAGTAATTAAAATGGCAGAAGTACCTCAGATAGGAGAACAAACAAAAGTAACTTTAGATTTAAAAACAATTGGGATGATAGTGGGTTTTGTAATATCACTATCAACAATGTGGTTTACATTAAAGGCAGATATAGCAACGGCTATGGAAAATCCAAAACCACCAATTGAAAGAGTGGAGTATGATCTTAAAGATGAACTTGTAAGACAAACCATAATGGAAACACAGGAAGACGTTGAGATGCTTCTTATGAAATTTGAAAAGATGGAAGAGAGAATCTATGAGTTAACCAAAAGATAATATTATGAAAAAGGATCTTCTGTTTGTTATAACGTTATTATTTACTACTACAATAACTATACAGGCTCAAGAATGGGTTACAGATCTAAACTATGCTGATAAAGTAACAGGTAGTTCAGCATTTGATGATGACTTACATGAGATTATTGTTGTAGAGTTTTGGGCAAAGTTTAATGAACAAAATGCATTTCCTGATTGGAAAAAGTTAGATGATATAGAAGGTGTAACATACTATAGATGTGACATAGCTACATCACCTAACTTAAAAAAAGAACTAAGAATAAGAATGGCACCAACCTTATTGATTTATACAAAAGGTGAAGCTTTTATAAAGTTTAAGGCTAAGGCAGGATTAGATCTTTTGTGTCCTGTGGATTATCCTAAAATGATCAGAGCTATAGAAGTTGTCAGAAGAGAGTCACAGTATTAATAATACATGTTCAAGTTGTGCTAAACCCATGACTTATTATGGAGGCACCATCAAAGATGGGCCTTTTTTTTATTGTCATAACTGTGATGTTATAGAATTTATTTACCCTTCACAACTAGAACACTCTAATATATCACGTGCAAAATCTTGAGCACTACTCTTACTAAACTGATAATATAAAGTCTTTACACCTTCTTCCCAGGCGTACATATAAAGTTTATTTATATCTTTAGCTGAGACAGATGGATCTATCATCAAGTTTAATGATTGTGACTGATCAATATGCTTTTGTCTTTGAGCTGCTTGAAGAACAATCTCTTTTGGAGATATTTCAACAAAAGACTTAAACACTTCTTTAGTAGGGAAATCTAAATGTTGCACGCTACCATCTTTCTTTAGGATAGACTTCCAAGTCTTGTCTGTATTTAGACCATACTTCTCAAGCTCCTCTTCTAAAAACGGGTTCCTGTAGATAGTCTTAGACTTAGCAAGATCCTTAATAAAGTAGTTAGACTTGATAGGCTCTATACCCATAGACACAGCACCGTGTATAAATGAACTAGACTTAGTAGGAGCAATGGCCATAAGAGTAGTATTAGCATACCCTTCTCTAAGAGATGTGTACCCATACTCTTTATGCAGCTCTCTGGAAGCAATCTCACTTCTATCTTTAAGTGTTCTAAATATCTCACTATTTAATCCTTTAGCTTGCAATGAGTCAAACTCAAGAAGCTTAGATTGAAATAAAGAATGGTATCCTAACACACCAAGACCAATTGCTCTATGCTTCTCAGCAAAGTTAAACGCTCTCTTCATGCCCGGCATAGTCTCAGACTTAATAATGAATTCATCCATTACTGCATTTAAGAAATACACATATGTTTCAATTGCATCAGTTTCTTTTATCTGGTCCCAATGTAATAGGTTAATAGAACCCAAGCAACATACAAAAGAATTATAACTATCAGTAGGAAGCTGGATCTCTGAACATAAATTAGATGCTGTGATATCCATTCCAAGCTCTTTGTAAGGAGAGTTGTTATTAGAGTTATCTTTAAACATAATATAAGGAAATCCAAATTCACTTCTGTTCTGAATGATCTTGGCCCATACTTTACGTTTACCTTTATCTCCTTCTTTCATCTCATTCATCCATTGATCAGTAACTGTTACACCATACTGTAAATTTTGTATGGGGTTACCTTCTGTACCAATATCTAAGAACTCTAAGATATCTGCATGCTCAACTGGTAGGTATACTGCACAAGCACCACGTCTTGCTTCAGATTGCTTACAAACATCTACTACAGTATCATACATTCTAGCATAATGAATAGGACCATCTGCATGACCTCCAGTAGAAATCTCAGTTCCTCTAGGCCTAATATTACCCAAATAGGCGCTTGTACCCCCACCATATTTACTCATCATACCTATCTCACGTGCAGCATTTAAAATACTATCTAGGTTATCATCTACATTAGATCCATAACAACTAATTGGCAGACCCTTTTGTTTACCAAAATTAATCCATACAGGAGTAGACAAAGAGTAAAATCCTTTTGTCATATAATCCTCAAACTTTTCTGCAAAGCCTTTTATATTTAAATATTTTTCTGCCTTAATAGCAATATCTTTTATTCTTTGCTCAGGTGTTTCTGTAATATATCCTCTTGATAAGAAGGTTCTGCTATCTTCATTAAGCCAGTAATATTTTTTGTATTCCATGTTTGGTTTTTTAGAAGAGATCATCTTCAGTTATACTTTTACTTTTTTTATTATAGTCTACGCTTTTTTTGTAGAAGAAATCACCTTCTTTAGTTCCAGTAATTTCAATGTCAAACCACTCAGTTGATTTTAATAATTCTTGGTCAACTTTAAAGATGCTTTTCATGCCTATCTTTTCCAATGAGTTGTTAAATCTGTTTTTTATAAAATGACGTATAGTCTCTTTAGGCAAGAAACTTAATTCACCTTGTTCAAATATCCAGTCTAAAATACCACACTCTGCTTCATATGCTTTTCTACATGCAGAATCAATGAGCTCTTCAAATTCAGAATCAAACCACTCAGGATTTTCTTTTTTAATAATATTTATAATTTCAGCACCAAAGTTTCCATGTATTTCTTCTTCCTTACTAGTAGCCTCAACAACATTAGATATACCTTTAAGTACATTTTTTTCTTTGTTAAAACTCATCATAATTAAGAACTGGCTAAATAAACTTACGTGCTCTATAAATAAAGAAAACAATAGTACGGACTTGGTATACATTTTATTGTCTCTAGAACGTGTACCATCTAGGTATTTCTTTAGGTACTTAAGTCTACCGGCAATGGCAGGAACTTCAACAACTGATTCAAATTCTTTCTCTAAACCTAAGATCCTCAACAACCTAGCATAAGCATCTTTGTGTCTCACTTCTGATTCAGCAAAGGTAAAACCAACATCTCCAACTTCTGTAATTGGCATACGTTTATATAAATCTCCCCAAAAAGTTTTTACATTTACTTCTATTTGTGCAATAGCAAGCATAGTCTTTTTAATGACATCTTTTTCTTCATTTGATATAGTGATTTTAAAATCTTGTATATCTTCTGTAAAGTTAAATTCAGTATCAATCCAGTAAGAATGTCTAATTGCGTCTTTATAAGCTAATAGTTGTGGGTACTCATAAGGCAATATATTTACCCGTGGTTTGAAGATGTCTTTATTCATAAGATTAAGTTAAGGATTAAAAAGCCCCATCCTTCATAAAGAAAAATGCGGCTACGTGATGTATTTAATTTACTAAATGCAGCTGATATATGAAAGACTTTTCTAAGTTTTGTTTTAGTTTTATCTTTCAGCAGATTTGACAAAGATAATATTTATATATCTTAATCAGTTGTATAAGTGACACAAAATTTGTATATTATTCATATAGCACTTTTAAAAAACAAACTATGTTTAAAAAAATTATACATGTTCTCTGGACCTATAGCCTTCAGGATTACTGGAGAGCTGTTTGGTCAAGGACTTCAATTGATGAGAAAGCAGAAGCTACTCTAGTTGAAATAGTTAAGCGTTATAAACTTACAGCTGATGAATTAGCTGATGTTGGTAAAGCAATTAAAGCTGTGGGAACTCAATTAGGACATGTCCCTAAAGCAGTTGCAGGCAAAACAAGAAAAGGCAGAAAGAAAAAGGAAATGAAATGAAAAATATTTGTTTACTTATACAATGGATAACAAGAGGTAAAGTCTGTTTAGGACATTGCCGTAAAGGAATTTGTAACAAAACCAAAAGCAATATATAAAATGGGAGATTGGCAATTAGAAATAGCTTTTCATTGGCCACATGACAGATTTGCCCTAGGGTGGGATATCATGAGACCAGATAGTGAATATGATTATTATACATTAAAATTATACTTATTCTTTGTAACATTTACATTGGATATTTAAAGCAAAAAGAAATGGGTAAAAGTAGACCTAGCTTACCAAAGCAAAAGATTAGTAGACAGAAAAGCAAAATGCTTATGAGAACTGGTGGTGAACTGGAAGACATGATGCTTGGATCTGTTATAGAAAAGATGCGTAAAGGTGGAAAAGCCAAAAGAGTGGTTAAAGACTCAGAAACAGGTGGTGAAAGCATGCAAGAATATAATCTTGGTGGTGGCACCCACAATACGTATAGTGGTAAAAGCAAAAGAAAAAAATGAATATTTTAACTGACATATTAAGTTTAATAAGACAAGGCAAGTATTCTAAAGTTGCTGAAAAAGATGATGTCTTAGTATTAGGTAAATGGAATGAGACACCTGATATGACTGGTGTAGCTTCTCCTATTCCTTATAAAGCAGTTAAGCTTATTAAGATTAGTGACTTTAAAATAGAAGGTAAGGGATGTATTAATGCAAATACACCTTTAGCACCTAAAGGAGATACAGCAACAGTATATCAAAAAACTGTTAATGATGAAGATACAGGAGAGTGTACAGTATTTTTCCGTACTCTTAAATCTATGAGTACTAATTTAACATTAGCATTATCAGCAGATGATGATTATGTTGAGATAGATACATCAGGAGAACCAAATCTTGCAGCTAATGCAGGAACAGGAAAAGGTGTATGGAAAGACAAAGTTGGTGAGACACTCAATTTTAAATCACTAGTTGCAGGATCTAATATTACAATAGGAGAAAGTACTAATGAAATAACTATTTCTGGAACTGGTAGTAGTTATGTTTTACCAGCAGCAACAGCAACTACACTTGGTGGAGTTGAGTTGTTTTCAAACACAGTACAATTAGAAGCAGCAGAAGCAGTTTCAACAATTAAAGATAGAACATATGGGCTTCAATTTAATTCATCTGGTCAAGCAGTAGTAAATGTACCATGGATTACAAGTGGTGGAACCATGAGTCAGTTTTCTGTAAACTCTGATAGTGGAATAGGAGCAACAACAATAGTTAATAATGATATTCTTTATTTAAAAGGTGGAACTGGAATTAATACAGTAGGATCTTCTCCTGATACTGTAACTTTTAATTTGGATTTGGGTTATACTAAATATGTAGCTCTTATAACTCAGCAGTTTGGTAATGCTCCTACACAAATAATATTAGAAAATAATACAGGAAGAATTTTACAATGGACACATACTAGTCCTGGACAATATAGAGCTGTATGGAAAGATGTAAACAACCCAGGTACTGATTTAGCTTTAGTTGATATAGATAAAGCAGCACTCAGTATAGCACAAACTTTTAAAAGTGGTGCCTGTGGAGCTAATATAGTTTCTAGTAGTGTTGCTAGTTTTAATGTTATGACATTTGAAATAAGTGGTGGTGGAGTTCTTGATACTCTACTTTTAAATACACTATTAGAAATAAAAATTTATTCATAAAACTATGCCAAACTTTATAACAAAATTATTTTCAAGCGGAGCAACTAAATTAGTTGAAGGAATAGGTGGTGTCTTAGATGAACTCATTACTTCTAAAGATGAAAAGCTAGCAGCTGAATTAAAGATAAAAGAACTGATTGTAAAACATGAAGTTGAGATGGAAAAAGAAATCTCTTCTAGGTGGTCCTCAGACATGACTAGTGATAGCTGGTTGAGTAAGAATGTAAGACCTATGGTTCTTATATTTTTAGTTGTATCAACAGTGCTTTTAGTATTTATAGATGCAGGTGTAATAGAATTTGAAGTAAAAGATACTTGGGTAGACTTATTACAATTAGTTTTAATAACAGTTATAGGTGCCTATTTTGGTGGACGTAGTATTGAAAAGGTAAAGAAAACAAAATAATGGCAAAGAAAAATATATCACAAAATAGAGAGCGCATGTATTCATATGCTAAGGGTGGTGGGCTTAAAGGTTTCAAGAACGGTGGAGATGTTTTACAGCAAGCACAATTAGCCGGTGCTGTAAAAGCAATTGTAAAAGGTGTTAAAAAAAGTGCAAAGAAAGTTATACCTAAAATAAAAAAGGTCATTACAGACTTAAAAGGAACAACATATGACGAAGATATGTTAAAAAACACAGGATATGCTAGACAAGTAGATCTTGATAAAGCAATTAAAAACAGAAAAATAGGAACAGGATCAAATTAATATAAATATTAAAAATTAGAAATTATGGCAAAAGAATATAAAGGTAGTTACACACAAGGAGGACCAACAAGTAAAAAAATGAATTATGGTGGAGGTTTTACTGATGGTGCAGGAGATGGTGATATTACACCAAAAGATGCAATGATGCAAATGGCCAAAGGTGGTGGTTTAATGGGCTTCATGGAAGGCGGATCAGTATTAGATCCTATGATGAAAATGACTTATGGTGGTACTAAAAATAAAAATAAGTAAATGAAAAATAGAATAACTTGTCAGTGTGGAAATACACAAGATCCAAATGGAAATTGTGATGGCTCACATTTACTCAAAAAATAAGAATCATGGCAAAAAAAATATCATTCCCTATGCAGGGAGAAAATTTTAAGAGAGCTACTACTAATGGTTACTTCAACCCTACTTCTATTCCACAAGCATTACAAAATGCTAAGAATAAGAAAGAAGTTGCAGCAAGACAAAAGTTAGCAAAAAAAACAAATTTAAATCCACCACAAAAGTCTACTAGAGCTGCTGAGCCAGTTCAATCTATGGCTTTTAAAAGTGGATATTGTAAATAGATAAATAATAAAACATGGCAACATTAACAGCACAACAAATATCACAGTCAGGCTTAAAGCCTACTACAGTAACTCCAGCAGCCGCAGGAGATCAGCTAGCTAATACAGCTATACAGTTTTTTCATCTTGAAAATGATGGAGCTGTTTCTGTTACAGCAACCGTAGTACCAGTAGTAAAAACAGTAATAGATCCCCAGTTGGGAACTTTAGTAAAAGAGAATGCTGTTTTAATATTAGCTGCAGGTGAAGAGGGTTTTTTAGGACCTTTTGAGGTTGATGCTTTTAATGACACTTCAGGAAATATAAAAATAACATGTACTGTACAGACAAACGTTAAGTTGTCTGCTTTGTACCTATAAAAAAAAGAAAATGAGCATATTTATACAAGAAGTATTAAACTTACTTCAAAGAAAGAAAGTTAAAACATCAATTAATCTAAAGACAGATTACTTTGAGTTTGGAAGAAAGCAGCAAAGCACACTTAATACTGGTACTTCTTATGTTCCATCTATGGAACCATTTGCTATAAAAGCTCAGGATTTTGTATGTACAGTTACCAAAGGTCTTACAAAGACCATTGATGGATCAGGTACAGTTGATGTCTTTCCTATATTTGCTACTACAGATGGTGTTTGTAGTTTAAAAGCATTGAAAGATAGTGTTATGACAATGAATGCTAACACAGTAACTGTTAATGCTAGTAATAAATTTTCAGCTAACTGGATTATACTTGGTGATATTTTAGAAGCAAGTGGTTCAACAGGAACAAGTGGCCAAGTATTACAAGTATCTGCTGCCGGTAAACCAGAATGGGCTACAGCATCAGGTAGTGGTACTGTTAAAGGAACAGGTACTGCTAATAATATTGCAATGTGGATAGATGCTAACACAATAGGTGATGCAGCTAAAGTACCAATGATTGAATCAACAGCTGATAGTAAGAGCTTTTTAACTATTGGTGATGATCCAGAAACACAAACTACAATAGTAAAATCTATTTTACAGCTTGCAGGTCCAGTTTTAGATAAGTCTGGTAATCTAGGTACAGTTGGTCAAGTTTTAAAAGCAGATGGTAGTAGTAATGTAGGCTGGGCAACTCCAAGTGCACTACAAACATATAAATTAACAGGAGATGTATCTGGTAGTACTAATTTTGCTGTTTCTTTAACTGAAAGTCCAAGTGGTGATATAGATAAAGTAGTTCTTATTGCTGGTTCTAATATTACACTTACTGACGATGGCTCTAATGGAGTAACTATTGCTTCTACTGCTGGTGGCGGTGGTGGTGGAACAGTAACAGATTTTTCTTCAACAGTAGCTGGAGATGCATTAGATGTAACTGTATCTACCTCAACAACTACACCTGCCGCAGCATTTACATGGGCAGGATCTGAAGGACAATATATAAATGGATTAGGAAATTTAATAACATTTCCTTCTATACCAGCTGTTAATTTTGTAAGTCTTACAACAAACAATACAAGTGGTGTAGCCACATTAGCAGCAGGTGTTTTAAATATACCTAATTATGCTAATACAGAATATACTTTAACAGTAAATGATGCAGCAGATGGTATTGCAACACTTACTGGTACTGTTTTTAACATACCTACACCAACTATACCTTTCAAAACCTTAACAACAAACAATACATCAGGTGCAGCTACTTTAGCTGGTGGGGTTTTAAATATTCCAAACTATGCTGTAGGTGGAGGTGGAACTGTAACTTCAGTATCATCTACTTTTGCAGGAACAGCATTCACATCAGAGGTTACTAATGCTTCAACTACTCCCGCAATTGCAATCACTGCAAACGGAGCAAGTACTGATTATGTAAATGGAGAAGGTAACTTTATAGCTTTAAGTACATTACCTCAAGGTAGTGTAACAAGTGTTGGATTAGCAATGCCAGCAGCTTTTGCAGTTGCAGATTCACCAATAACTGGAAGCGGAACAATAACAGTATCAGGAGCAGGAGCAACAACACAATATGTAGACGGAACTGGAGCATTACAAACATTCCCAGCAATTCCAGCAGCATTTACTGGTTGGAAACTTAATGGTGATACAGGCTCTGCACAAGAGATTTTATCTGGTGAAACTGCATCAATACTAGGGGGTGTTGGTATATCAACTACAGCAGCTCTTACAGATAAAGTAACAGTTGATTTAGATAATACAGCTGTAACGCCAGGTACTTATACTAATACGGAATTAACCGTAGATCAACAAGGTAGAATAACAGATGCAAAAAGTGGAGATGCTTCTATACCATATTTAACTTATGTGGCTCTATGGAATGTTGTGAAAGGTGTTGGATTTACTATAAAGGTATTAGAAAACACTACCGGTTTAACTTTTGCATGGAGTGATAATAATTTAGGTACACTTAATATAACTCCAAGTGGAACACTAGAAGGTTATGAAGAAGTATGGGTATTAGTTAATGGTTCATGTGGAACTAGAGAACTTCCAGCACAAGTCTTCTTTAAAGAAATAGTTGGAGGTAAAGTAGCCTTGGAAGTTTTAGATAAAGATTTTAATTTACAAAATTATGGTGTTAATGATGGTAACGTTGAATTAAGATACTATAAAGCTAAATAAACTTTATATCTGATCATTGACATTACGATTTCTATTATACTGTTCAACTGCATAGTCTTTATAGTATTGTGAATCTTCATTAAGAGGTTTGTTTTCTTCTAATTCCTTTTGTAGGCAGGCAAGTGCACGCCAAGCTACTTTAGCAGTATGACGAATTCCATCCTCATCAACGGTCCCGGCATCAATAAGATGTCTAGTCAATGCATCAAAATCATCATTGGATTTATTACGATCCCAATGTAGTGGTTTATCAGGATGATGTTGTTTATTCCCTTGTAACGAAACACGTGCTATTTCCATTATAGCATCTGGGAAGTATTTTAGTACACCAGAAAATACTGGGGTATCTTTTCTATCTTTAGCTTTATTCATAAATATCCATTCTTTTTTTATCATTTTAATTTTGCATTACAATTTAGACATTTTAATTTAGGTAAGAGGTTATGTACTCCACAAGCTTTACATTGTATGTGTTTTTCCACTTTGAATCTTTTTTATAAGGTTTATTTATAAGGGGAGCCAGAACCCAAGAATACAAAAACTCAGGTCCCGGTTGGTTACTCCTTACTTATTTAAGTTGTTATGACTGCTTATATATAAGAAAAAGATAGCTAATAAGAATACTATAGCTATCTTCACCAATCACTATCTAAAAATACATTTTCAATTAATTGTGTATCTGTAATGTCTTCATCAACTTCCACAACTTCAACTTCTGTCTCACTAGAAACTTTAGTTTTTTCATTCATTACTTTACCGTGTACAGTTGTACTTAGGCATTCAGCAACAATAAAATCATGAAAGTTTTGACTATCAGATAACCAGTATCTTGGATGGGCCTTCTTTAAAGCATGTGTAACATGATTATAAAATGTCCAACAATTATCTGGATCAGTACCATAATGAAAAGATGGCTTTTCTAATTCAGCTTTAATAATAGATGTTTGTTGAGAATCAATAAGTTCTTCCTGGACAAACATTCTACCTACTAGTTCTGCTTGTTCTCTTTGTGTAAGTTCAACACACTTCATAGCATCTCTATCTTTCAGTATACGTTTATAATACTTCTCAGCATTTTTAACTTGATCTGAAATATTCATATGACAATCTAAATTAGCAGTGCCAGTATGCTTTCTTTTGAAATTCATCATGTCTCCGGCAATCATACCATTATAACATACTCTAACATAGGCCCCAATTGCGCATTGGAATTTAGCTAGTTTATTATATGAATTGGTCCAGGCAAACATCATACCCATTTCTGTTTCATTAATGATATTTTCATCATCACTTCTACTTGGATAGATATGATATATACCCTGTGCAATCTGGGCATTCATGTTTGCTCTATATATTTCTCTTTGAACAGTAAATCCACTCTTCTTGAGTAGCTTTAAAGTATTGTCAATCACTTCTTTATGAGTAACAACTGTATATGTCTTACCGTGATTTGGTAAGGGTGCATTTTCTAAATAAGACCTGGTGGTCTCTGATGGTTTTTTATGTCCCATATTATAAACTTTTAAGGTGTAAATATAATAAATTAATCTGACACAGCAAATTTATTATAATAAAAATTAAAATGGCATGCCCGGCATTCCTCCTCCCATAGGTGGCATACTTGCCATAGGGTCTTCATTATTACTAATTAAAGCACATTCAGTAGTAAGTATCATTCCAGCAACTGAAGCGGCATTTTCTAATGCAATTCTAGTTACCTTAGTTGGATCAATTATACCTGCCTCAAGCATATCTACATACTCATTTGTTTTAGCATTGTATCCAGTTCCAAAAGGTTTAGACATAACACCCCATAGCTTTACATCAGCACTTATGCCTGAATTCTCACATATGGTTATAAATGGTGACTTAATAGCTCTTGCTACAATATCAACACCGGTCATTATATCATCAACAGGGGATGTGAAATTATTTAAGACATTGGCTGCCCTAAGTAAAGCTACACCACCTCCAGGAACAACCCCTTCTTCTACTGCTGCTCTGGTTGCAGCAAGTGCATCATCAACTCTATCTTTCTTTTCTCTCATTTCTATTTCAGAAGCGGCACCTACATAAAGAACTGCAACACCCCCTGCCAACTTAGCAAGACGTTGTTTTAATATCTCTTTATCATTATCACTATCTGATGTATCAATTTGAAACTTAAGATTTAGTATTCTTTCTTCTATATAGTCAGCATCACCAGAACCATTAACAATTGTAGTGTTATCTTTATCTATTGTAATGTTCTCTGCAGATCCTAGCATGCTTAAGTCTATAGTATCAAGTGAATTACCATTTTCTTCTGAAATTACAGTAGTACCCGTTAATATAGCAATGTCTTCCATCATACCTTTTCTTCTTTCACCAAATCCAGGAGCTTTAACAGCAGCTATTTTAAGGCCTCCTCTTAACTTATTAACTACTAGAGTTGAAAGCGCTTCACCATCTATATCTTCAGCAATAATTAATAAAGCTTTACCAGATTGCATTACTGATTCCAAAATAGGAAGCAACTCATTCATTACTGATATCTTTTTATTAATTATAAGAACATATGGATGAGATAAATCTGCAATCATTTTATCTTGATCAGTTACAAAGTAAGGAGATATATATCCTCTGTCAAACTGCATGCCTTCCACGGTCTCTACATAGGTATTCATACCCTTAGCCTCCTCAACTGTGATAACACCATTGTTACCAACCTTAATAAAAGCTTTAGCTATTAAAGATCCAATTGTTTTATCATTATTAGCTGAGATAGTTGCAACCTGTTCTATCATATCAGAGGTACTACCTACTAAAGTGGTAATAGCTTTTAGTTTATCTACAATAAGACTCACTGCATTATCTATACCACGCTTTAAATCCATAGGATTAGCGCCTGCTGCTACATTTTTAAGGCCTTCCTTTACAATTGCTTGAGCAAGTACAGTAGCTGTAGTAGTTCCGTCACCAGCTAAGTCATTTGTTTTGCTAGCAACTTGCTTGACCATTTGGGCACCCATATTTTCTAATGGGTCTTCCAACTCCACTTCTTTAGCTACAGTTACACCATCTTTGGTTACTTGAGGTGCACCCCAAGATTTAGAAATTACTACATTTCTTCCTTTAGGGCCAAGCGTGACTTTCACGGCATTGGCAAGTGCATCAACACCATTCATTAAACCATTTCTGGCTTCTATATTAAATTTGATTTCTTTTGACATTTTAAAATAATTTTAATTGATTAGTTTTCATTAATAATATACTATTAATCTCTGACTCAATAGCTTGTAAATAATACAACTTGTCTATATTATAATCTGACCATTTAGGTTTAACAGCCATGTTGTTAAATACAGTTTGTAACCACCTGCCAGCTTCTAATTGAATTTCACGCCCATCACTATTATTAACTTTAGTGATCTTTACACCACTTTTAGATATAAAATATCTGTTAATTTTTTGAAGAGACTCTTCTTTATAAGAACCTTTATCTACACTCCTGGCAATTTGTTTCCAATCTCCTTTGGATTTACCACCAATACAGTAGTCAAGAATATTTTTATTCTCATCTAGATAGTCTTCAGGTAATATATCATTAACAAAGTACTGATATATGGCCTTTGGAATCACCAGTTTAGATTTATTCTTGTGTAACTGTAAATTATGGAAATCAAAACGTCCCTTAAGCTTGACAGGAGCAAAGCTAAACTTATCCTTATTTACCTTAAATAGATAATGAGGCTGACTCTGTTTAACTTCCCTCCATTTTGTTATATCAACATCTATGAAGTTATTCACACCTATATAATTGTTGACATCAGACAAGACAAGCTTTTGGTATTCATCATGTTCTAGATTAAGACTAGTTTTATCTTCCCATTCTTTACATATCTGCATGTATTCTTCTACATAAGAACGTGGTATCATAGTTTCTACACCATCTGTATTCTGCAATAAAGCAACAGCACCAGGAATTCTTTCCATTATCTGTTCATATAACATCATAAGACTTAGTTGACCATTAATTGTTATTCTACAAAACAACTCAGGATCATAAAAGAAACTGTTTACATCATTACTAAGACCAAAAGTAGAATTAAGTATAATCTTATATACATAATTCATTGGATTGCTCTTAGGAATCTTCTTACGCTCTGTAAAGAACCACTCATACTGATCACAAAATGCTTTCTTTGGAAAATGACCCGGAGACCATTGATTCTTTATAGCTAAATTAGGATAGTAACTGGTAACATCTGATGACATTATTACCATATCATCTGTGCTTTCATAAACACCTTTGCCAGCAGCACCGTGTGCACCACCTGTACCAAAATGTGTGTTAACACCTTTATAGTTTACATTATACTTAAAACTACCTTTTAATTTAGTTGCATCTATCTCAAGTGATTTAAACCTTTCATGTAGGGTTTTAAACTCAGGAGATGTAAACTGTACATATGGTAAAATAATATCAGATACTTTGATAACGGACCTATGAGTTCTCATTTGTTTGAGATCTCTTTTAGGTATATTAAGTTTTTCTGATAAATAGAAACCAAAGAGTTCTTTACTAATTCTAGGTTCTGAAGCACTAAATAAATTAATATTATAAGTACTGGTTAATTCTTTTCTTAAACCAACCTGGGACTTAGATCTATTATATATCTCTTTAGTGGATTGTACATCATTAATACAGTATCCAAGAATGATATCAATCTCTTCTTGAGTTTTAATCTCTGTCTCATGATGAATAGGCATATCAAGTATATTTTGCCAATCCATACTATATTGTATCCACTTAAGACTTGAACGTTTAGCCGGATTATCCCAGTGATGCAGTTTAAATACATCTATTTGGCCAATTTTCATTTTCCATTGTGGGTAATCACTGAATTCTTTTGCATTAGATTTCTGAATACAACGTTGAGCATATTTATAAATGATACTAGCTATCTCACAGCCCGTGAGGTTAGTCCATTTATCATGATTGTCTATTATATAATGAGTGACTTGTGCATCAAATGCTAATCCGTTGTAGGATATATGCCACTCTCTGTTATTAAAGTTGTCTTCAAGGAAAGTTATAAAACTATCTAAATCATTACGCAGGTCATGAATAACAAAGACTTCAGTTTCTGTAGTCTTATAGTGTTCAAACACCCCGGTAAAGCAATTAGATAACGTTTCATAATCCATTACCCAATGTTTCATATTTATCTTCTAATTTTTATAGCCAAAAAAAGCCCAAATTAATGAGCTTTTTTTAAGTCAATAGAGTCAACCACGAACTACTGACCTGGAACTATAAGGTTGGATACTTTTGTTTCTTTTACATCAACTGCAAGATAAGCATCATAATCAAAATCCTTAGCATTTACTGCAAATGTATGAATGAATGAATCTATATCACTTTTATCTGATAAATAGAATTCTGAAAATGTGTCTACTAATCTTCTTTCTTCTTTAACTGTTTTACCAGTCTGTTGATTAGGTTGTTTTAATCTAATAGGTTCTCCGTCATCATTCAATCTAGGAACCATGTGGTAAGATTGTTTCATAACCTTACTAATTACAGCTAAGATGCCTGACGCAGGGTCAAACATAGCTTCAACATATGGTGAGTCAATGCTCACAGGAATTAACGTAAATGATTTAGCATTTCTAAATGTAGAATTTACTAACATCATATTTTGTCCAATTGGTTTTTGCATAATGTATTTTATTTTGTCAAATATATGGAACTATTTTTTAATAATTGAGTGATAACGTGATTATTATCAATCAAAGTTTCTTTGTCAAGATCAGGTGGTGTACATACTTCATATATATCAGCTATAAATTCTATATCTACACCTAGTTTTTCTGCATATTCTTCATGGACACCTTCAGGGGTCAAAAAGCCTTCTACATACTTACTAATTTTATCTTGTTTACCAAAGAAATCTATTATACTGATCTTACTATCTAAACTGAATTGAGAATATTTACCATTGATAAACTTTTTCACATCAGATTTAAAAGAACTAAAATCATAAATAAATAACTGAGAGTTTTCACTTAACTGTATTGCATCTTCAAAGAAAGGATTACTTAACAAATTATCCTTAGCAAATTTATCAAAGACTTTAGTCTTCTTGGTTTTATATTGACATAGAAACTTGTTGTCACTAGGTGAATAGACATTATCCCATGCCACATACGTTTGTATAGGGACATGGGTAATACCTTTCCTAATCTTTAGTAAAGGATAAAGAAATACTTTGCTTTTTTGAAAATACTCTGTATAAACACCCATACTATAATTTAACCTTTTTCACTAGTAATTCATAAGGCAATGAATAGTTTTTCTCTGTATAATGATAATTTGCAGTCTTTAATACACCACCTAAACCTTCCGCCCAGTTAGACATAGATTCTTGTGAAACATCAAATACATAAACTTGATTATATTTATCAATAACAATAAACTTAAACTCTATAGTATAATCATCTCTATCATCTCCAAGAGAATCATATACCATTTTAGAATATATAGCCGCTTGTAACCAATAGTTATAAAAATCAACACTTTCAGCAAATTTATCTACTGTTTTACCTGATGTTTTCAAGTCACAAATTGTAACTGTCTTTGTCTCAGTGTCAACTGTATAATAATCAACATAACCATGTAGACCAAAAGCAAATGTATCTAAATCAGATTTAAGATACTGTTCTGCATATGTAGTTATTGGATCTAAATCAAAGTCAGTTTGCTCATTTTTAAATAGCTTCATGACCTCTTCATTAGATTTAATTACCTCAGCTTTAGCTGTACAATCTAATAAAGTATCTTGGTTAATAACATCTATAGAAGTGTTAGATAAAAATTCCCAATAAGGTTCATTATCTAATGTTCTAACTTTAGCTATTCTAGCCTCATCTGCTTTTAGAGATTGATATAAATTAAACTCTATTAAAGAGTCAAGTATTACTTTGTCATCTACATCAGCAAGCTTTACAGCTTTAGTATGCAATGACATGTTTTTTAGTATCTTTCTAACACTATCTGATGGTGCTTTACCGGGTACTACGTTAAACTTATCATTTAAGTTCTCAGGTTCAAACACTAAACAATGTACAAGTTTACCTTCTACTAAATGTTTATCAGTTCTGATCTCACGATCTTGTAATATATAGTCCTTATAAAATAAGGATGGTGAAAACAATAATTTATTAAGGGAAGAATAGCTAAATGCAAATTTCTTGTTTGCATAAAACGTTTCTTCCCTTTGGAGATTTCTATTCATTTACTATCATTTTATTAGTTAGTTCTTCATTAATATATAATGAATCTAAGTCTACTTTAAAGACTTGAGCTTCTGGGCCAACTGAACTATTAAGAAATGTTGAATGAAGCTTTTCCCGTGTGGTATCTACAGCAAATTTAGTTAATTTTCTATCAGCGGCCAAAAGGTTTAAGTAATTATTAAATGAATAAATGGTCTGACTAGTGTGGTTACCTTCATATTTTCTCATTCTTTTTCTAAAAGCTTTTACATTAACTGTATTCCAATTAGTAGTATTTTTCATCCAATCAAAATTCCAATAATATATACCAGAAACTACATCAAAAGACTTATCAATATTACAATTAGCTAGCATCTCTAATGCAAGAGATCTATTTTCTATATCACTACTCATAATCATTTTTTCAACTTCAGCTAATTTATCAGATTCAAGTACAGCAAGATCCTCATCTATTAGATTACATACATTTGTATCAAGTATAAGTGTAGAATTAATATTTGTTAATCTAGCATAATTTGCAAAGTTTTCAGGTGTTAAAACAAAATCATGGTTTGGTCTGTCACGTAAATTTGTATCTAAATAGTTTTGTATAATATCATGATACTTTTCTACTGCAGCACTAGCATTCCAATTTTTATTATTCTTGAATAAGACTACTGAGTTTCTATCTGCTTGAGTCATAAAGTCTCTTAGGACAATTAAAGCTGATTCAGATAATAAATCTAAGTCTTTTAAATGCTTAAATATATTATAGTTCTCTATAAAACTTATTGAAGAATTCCATTCTCTAAGGATAAGCTTATCAAAAAATCTCATAGATACTATATGTATATCAGCTTTATTAGGATCTCTAATAACTTTACATTTATATTTATCTTTCAGTAAATCTACCTTTTGTCTAGGTAAATCTAATTTTGGATATCTATATACTTTTTTATCTTGAAAGTCTGTTTTATCAGTTAATGTAGGAATACCCAAATGTTTTAAATCATCCGTTGTAACTTCCCAACCATTACCTACAAACAGATGCATATTATCACTTAAACTCCAAGTGATTGCATCTCCCATAAGTTGACCATTAGCATCTATATGTTTATCCTCTATGTTAATCTGTATTTGATATTTCTTTTTCATTGGTTTTTTTTAAATATTGTTGATATTCTTTTTTCACAGCTACTTTAAATGTATAAAGATCTCTGTTATGAATGCTTATCTCTCTTCTTACTATAGGTTCTAGATATCTGAATGTTGTTTTACACAACTTATCATTTTCTTCTAACCATAATATCATATCCTGTGCACTCTTCCGGTTAAAACTTTCAAAATTAGAAGCTTCAATCCAGTACTTAAGATCTTTATCTCTAGCATCTGCATAGGTTATACTACTACAATCTTGTGCAAATTGCCACAGTAAATGATAGTTTGTTTTATAATCTATAGTAGGAACAACTTTAAGAGCTACAGCTGAATCTTCACTATAACGTGAGGAATCCAATTGAACTTTAAGATCTGCTAGCAATTGTTCATCAAGAACCATTTTGCTAGCTGAACTATGTAACACGGTCTCTGGGTCAACAACACTTAAATCTGTTGTATCTATAAGATGTGCTAAGTTTAGTGCCATACCTGTGATCATCCATACATCATATACACTGCTTTCTATATCTAAATCATAGTATCTTACTTTATCTGTTAACCTGTTGGTTATTAAAGTTGGGATACCTGAGTTATAAATTGCCATTTCCATAGGATGAGTAGCTGATTCTCTACCTTCAGTAGTTTCATAATTCCATAACTTTGCCATCATAAGAGTACTAGGTATATTATCCCCATTACTTATCTTATCATGTGGCGTTATATCATCATGACCTATAACTAAGTCTGCTAATTCAAAATCATTAGTCACAGTTATACTATGCTCTTTAAGAGCTGCTTTTAACCTATCTTGTGATACACTACACTTAGGTAATATAAAAGCTTTCTTTTTAGTTCTAAAAGTTTGGTCATCTTCTGTAGGGACTGTTAATATACTGTGTATTTTTTCATATGTTGTTTGATCTTCAGTGCATAATACTTTAGATACCTCACTTGAACTAGAGATGACACCATTCATGGTATCATTCTCTAATCCAAAATGAGCTAAAGCATCAGCATTGTAATCTTGATATACTGATTTGTTTGCCATTCTATTTCATTGTCATTTTAATGATTTCTGGTATCATCATTAGTTTATTAAACTTCTTCTTGTTACCATTAAAAATTGTACGTACAACTAAATACTTTAGATCATTAGTAAAATAATCTTCAGTACATAAAGCTTTAAGTCTGTCAGTAACTTTCTGACCAACTGTATTTTCATGAGAATATACAACAGCATAATTACCCAGTCTAGTTGCTAAAGTTGCTGCAATATCAGCACGGTACGTATCATCTTTTCCTATACATCCTCTTAGTTCACCAAGAATGTAAGCCTGGTTATCATGTGTCAACAAATCTTTAGGTGTAACAAGCTTATCTAGCTTATTATTAATAAAGGTTGTAAACATAGAAGCAAAAGCATCACCAACACTACCTTCTCCAATCATCTGAATCATGCTTAGATTATCTTCAAAAGAATCAAAGCTAGATATAGAGTTAAAGAATGTTGTAATTGATCTTGCATTAGTTTCTTGAGTAACTAGTTCTGGATGAAGCAACAGGAAATTAATACATCTAGTATCTATTCCTGCACCCTCAGCCCATTGTGCCCATACATTAACATCAAACTTAAGATTAGCAGTTACATATCTAGTCTTCTGTGCACTATCTACACTGTTAACCATATAGTCACCATTATCTGGGTTAGCTGTTAAAATTATGTGCCAGTCTTTTGGTAATGACCATGAAATATAAGTTTGTCTATCTATCAATTCCATAACTGCTTGGATAAATCTTGTATCAGCACGGTTCCAGTCATCTAGTAATAAGATACCACCGGCCTTTGCATCAGCAATCCATTCAGGTGCACAATAAGACATTCTATTTTTACCAGTCATCTTAAATCCTTGTTTAAGATATTCTTGCACTGCAAGTTCATCAACCCATTGGCCAACTTTCTTTATGACTGGTTGTCCAATAATTGCTAGACTATTACCGGCAGCTCTTTGAGCAGCAGTAACCATAGTTATATCATCAATCTTTTTAGCAGGCATACTTTTTTCTTTATACATCTGGAATTGACGTACAGGGAAACCTACTAAGTCACCTAGTTCTTCTATCTGTGCTAAATTAAGTTTTACAAACTTTAGTTTATTATCTTGAGCCAGCTCAACTATGGTAGATGTTTTACCAATACCTGATTCTCCTACAACTTCTACTGATACAGGGCTTTTCCCCGCTTCTTGTAGAAATCTATTATTTGTGATTATGTGATTTACAAAACCTTTTAACTCTGTTACATTTAAATTTACTTGTGCCATTTTCTATTAATTTAATTTTATTACTTGTCCTGGTAACTCATCATTCATATCAGAAATACTGCTTAAACACCATAAGGTATTCTTTGGGCAGTTCTCTGGAGAATATGCTTCACCATCTGTTAAATATACAAGAGCTGTATAAACTCCTTTCTTTTCATTAAAATGATCTATTACTGGTTGAAAACTAGTTCCACCACGACCATGTATTTCCCAATCATGTTTTGGATTAAACTCCTTCACACTTTTGAGTTGTGTATCACACTGTGCTACTGTAATTTTATGGCCAGTCTTAACCATGTGTGCTAATTCATTAAAGAATTCTTTTAGCTCATCATTATTTACAGATCCACTTGTGTCAACACCAACTAGGATATGATTCTTAAATTTAATTTTAAGGCCAGGATTGGCAGCATATCTTTTGTTGTATTTACGTCTCAGCTTTTTAGTATATACTATAGAAGAATTACCAACAAATCTTTTTAGGTAACCTTTCCAGTCAAACTTAGCTGGTTCTATATGAGTAAGCCTATGTATAAGCTCTGCTAATTCTCCTGGAATACTTCCTGACTTCTTAACTGTTTGTTCTGCAGTGTCCTTTAACTGATGCTCAATTTGTTTTTGCATTAGTTTTTTGTCTGCTTCAGGTAACTCATCAAACTCATTCCAAGTACTATGACAATGTTGGCTATTACCATCCATAGTGTCCATTAAGCTATCTAATGATGGGCAACTCCCATCTTCTTGTGCTTGTTCCAAAAGTTCATAATACTTTTTAGTACCTGCTTTGGTAGGAAGATTTAATTCAGGAAAACTACTTAACAACAATCCACCTGTAGGTAGCTTGCTTTCCAGTATGTACTGGTTGATCTCTAGATCTGCAGCTATATTAAATAACTTATGATCTGCATATAGGTCCCTTAAAATAAGATGTCCAAAAGCTATATGTAATAACTCATGCTTTATTAAGCCAAATCTATGATCTTCACTTAGATCACTATAGAATTGTGGATTTATAGTTAATTGCATACCAATACCGTGCTTGCTTACACCTGCTGTAGGTATACGCTCACTGTATTGTTTATTTATGCCAATTAAAAAGAGCCCGTAAAAGGGCTCTGAAAATATTAAACTTTTGGTTGTTCTTGCAACCTGATCTTGAATGTTTATCATCTCTTCATAATTTTATCTAGTATTGTTTTGTATATAGAATGCATTGTTTGCTCTTCTATGTATATATATAGTTGTTGTTTTCCAATTAGTGGAATTTCTTTAAATAATACTGCATCTGCAAACTTTTTTCTATTCTTAAACATTAAAGCTTTATGCATTAACAAATCTGTAGTATCATCTTGATAATTACCTTTATAAATTTCCCAAGCTAATTCTTGATCTTCTTTAAGACCTTGAAACATCTCTTTTAATTTAAAAAATTCATCAATAGTAATTACTTTGAGATCAGTTCTATCCATACCCCTGGGTTTTCTTTACTATATTTATATTTTTCAAATCCGGGTATAATAAACTCAGCATTATCATCTTCAATCCATCCATATTTAACCATATCATCTTGTACAGTCTGTGCAGGATTTATGTAGTCAAACTTATGACGGCTGCCTCTAATAAACTCAAACGTTATTTTAACTGGTAACTTATGTTTTTCTAACTCTGTTTTAAAGTCTTCAGCATAACTAAGATATATATCTTTAGTTGCTTTTCTATAAGTCATCACGGCCTTACTTGCTATAAAGTATTTACCTGTCCAACGTCTACCATTCTTACTAGAAGGAACGTTACCTGGTATCCACCATTTTTTATTTTCCATATTATTTATTTAATGTTTCTTTTAATAAAGGTTTAAGCATTGCATGTAATTTATCAAATCCTATTTCTTTCATAGCATCTGATATGTCTTTGCATATAGTTGGTACAAATCCATAGATATTATATGTTTTTGCATACATATCTACAGCATGTCTACCGGCATCATCATTATCAAAAAGAGTTATTACTTTTTTGTATTTCTTCTTCAGGTGCTCTACTATGTGAGGTTTAATCATAGTATTCTCTGAGTCAGGACTAATAACTTCTATATTATATCCCATACTCTTCAGACACATAGCATCTTTAAGTGATGAACAAATAACTAAATACGGTTCAGTATATTGTAACTGATCTTTACCTTGTAAATATGACTTAGCTTTATAAAACTTGTACTTCTTACTAAAAGGTTGGTACATTTTATATACATCATCATTTTTATCAAAATATCCATAACACCACTTACTACCTATAGTAAGCTTGTTTATCTCTCCCGCCTCTTCTTTGACTAAATTATAATAATCAATTGGTTTAACGTTGTACTCACTTAGCATAGTCTTACCTATTCTAAATGATAACCAAAACTTTCTATCTTCAGTTGTCCACTGCCTTTCTTTAATGAAATCAATTTCCCATTTATTCTGAGGCTGAAATTTTTGTTGTACATATTCAGATGATCTAACATGTTTGTTATAATCAGATACCATTCTTGTCATGGCACCATGAAAATCCATATTAAACATCACTTTTACTAAGTCTATTTTATTACCACTTCTGCCTGTTGAAAAGTCTTTAAACTTATACTGCATAATAGATTTATCTACATATATGCAAAAACTAGGAGTACGTTCATTAGGATTAAATATAGATTTAATCTTTATGTCTTGACCCGTTAGTTGTTCAGGAAGATCTAAGTAGTATTGAAAAACCCAAGTGCTTGGTACATCTTGTCCTTCTGCTACAATGTTTTTAGTGTTAAACATAAAATCAAAGATATTAAAAAAAAAGGGCCCAGCATTACACTGAGCCCAATTTTCACAATTAACTAACTACTACAATTCAAAGTCAGATCCTGCTGCAGGAGCTGGCTCAAAATTACTTGCAGGTGTTGATTCCTTTTTAATCATAGGTCTGAAATGATTGGTATCATTTTTATCAAACTCAGTTAAATTAGAATTCTCTGCATCTAGAGCTTCTAGAGGCACACCCATTCTATTTCTCTTTGGTAAAAATAAGTCATTGTTTACATAACCTTCTTTGTTTTCCCATTCACGTGCACCCAAACATGCATTAATGTATCCTGTTTGAGAACAGATTTTTGCAGCCTTTAACATAAAGTCTTCAATTGTTCCTGCCTCAATAGCATCAAGTTCATCTCTCTTTCCTACAACTTCAGATAAGAAAACCATAGCTTTCAACACTTCTGTGTCTCTGCTGATTTCATTACCATTGTTTAGTGTAGCATCTTTAAATGGATACGGAGAGAATCTTACTCTGCCTACCTGGCCTTCATAACGTGGCCCATTAGGATTATTTACATCTTTTAGGAAACCATTAAATTCACCTTCAACAGGCTCACCTTCAATGTGCAATGTGATGTTGTAAGCATCAGCATCATATGGAGTTTGATCAAATGTAATTGAATTGATCATTACTTTTTGATTTCCTGTTCCAATTACTGGTTTTGTTCCACCTGTTCCGGCAGACATGTCTTTAGTACTTAACATAATTTTTGATTTTTTTTATTAATAATTAATTATTTGTTGTATGCATTGATACAACTGGTTACAAACTGTAGGTCATTGTCAATAAATTTATTTTCAAACATACCCATTGGTGATTTACATGTGTTCTCACCATTGTTTTGGGTCTCAAAACCATAGACAAGTTCACCATCATCATTTTTATTTACTTTTCCAAATAAAACAATAGAGAATAGGCCTTCTAAAGTTAAAGTGTTGTCAATCATTTTTCCAACAGTTTTAGCTTTAATCTTTCTATTTCCATTAATATCAGTTGAATCTTCTGAGTGAGTTAAGAAAATGATAGTCAAGTCTTCTCTTAGATCTTTAGGTAGCTTAGCAACTTGTGCTAAGTTAGCTGCAATCTGAGTAAACTTTTCATAACCTTTTTCATTAGCTCTATCAAAATATTCAAAAGAACTCATATATTGCCAATCATCAACTACAATAGTTTTGATATGGCTCATTTTGTCATTTACATGACGCATTGCCTTAATAATACCTGGTGCAGTTGCAGCAGATGTTAAGTTACCTTTGGGGTTTTCTTTTGTTATCTGAGTATACTTACTCTTCCAACCCTTAAAAGGTAGAGGCTTGTTTGCTATGTTTATAATGAAAGTCTCTTTTGGATCTAATGTCCTGATTGAGGTAGACTTTCCTGTACCTGAATCTGCAATTACTAATACGCTGTTTGCCATGTTTATTTAATTAATTTATTGATTACTTTGGTTAATGTTATTAATGTTTGATTTATATCTTCCAACTTGTCAACCAGTGCTGTAGGACTGTTTGCATCAGGGTTAGGTAAATCAAATAATGTTTTAGTTACATCTGCTATAAACTTTGGTTTTTCTATTACAGACTCACCTGATCTAGAGGTTATATCATTTATAACTTTTAATTCACTAACCGGTATAAGATGTCTTTGAAACCCTGAACTAGATGTTACTAACTCATATTCTGATTTCCAATGAGGATTACATTTATGTAAATATAATGTTCTTTTTGGGTCTTCAGTGTCATAGTCAATAGATACAAACTCTGTGTAAATATCTTTATCTTTTTCAAGCTCACTAGGAAAGAATGATACATGTAGATCATCTTTACCTTTTGGTCTATAAGCCATCTTTGGTATATATAGAGCATTTACATTACCACTTTTTTGGAAATAATCTTCATGCTCTTCTTTTAATTTGTTTACTTTTTGTTTACGTTCATCAGGAGTTAGTCCCATAATTTCTGTCTTTATTTTTTTAGTATTTATCATCTACGTTCTTGTTGTGCAGGTGTTGCCATTTCTGCAATTTGCATTTTCTCAAATTCTGCTTTGAAAAAACTCATTCTTGCATCACCGTTTCTAGCTTTTAGGAAATGTAGCACAAGAGTTCTATCATTTTCTATAAGATATCTATCAGGGCCATAGAATCTAATCTTTTGTTTAGCTGGCCTATTGATACCTATCAACATATCTGCATGTTGTAGCATAGCATCTGATCCAAATATATCTGACTCAAGAATATAATTACCATACTTGCCATCAATTGCTCTGTCAGGGTTATCAATATTTCTATTGAGTTGTGATAGTGCAATAAATAAACAAGGATAGTCACGCTTACATTGTGTAAAGAATTCACCTAGTTCAAATAACATATCTAATGAATTGTTTTGATAGGGTGCTCTCTTTACAAGCATAGTGTGATCTAATGTAATAATTGTTTTCTTTCCTTGATGTTTAACCATGTAAGCGTCAACTTGCTCACGCATTTGATTTACTGTCAAGGGTGTTGATATAATGTCAACAGGATACTTTACTCTTTCCTTTGCATACTGGTGACAATTGTTAAGTGTCTCTGTACTTAATACAGATCCTGCGCTACATAGTTCTTTATATGTTTTTCCTGTTATAGAACTAAATTCTCTAATAGCTGATGTTCTACCAACCATCTCAAACTGAAATTCTAAAACTCTAAAGTCATCATTAGGATTAAGCATAAAAGACTCACGTATAATTTGATCTTTAATCAAAGTTTTACCTGAACCTGGTCTACCACCAATAACAGTCAGTGTGTTCCATTCTAAGCCATCAGTAGCTGCATCATTAAACTTAGGCCATGGAGTATATATAGATTTCTCTTCTCCTGTTGACCTAGCATACATATATTTTAGTGCATCATTGAAGGCTGTGTATTGGCCCACCCATGCTGGTGTTGGTTTACCCATATTTTTTAATTAATTAATTATACTACGTTTTCTTTAAAGTGATCTTCTTCTGTGCTTACACCTTCTACTATCATATCACAATAGTCTGCCAATGTAGAATGTTTAACTCTATGCTTATCTTGCTTACATATGAAGTACTGACTTGTCTGCATATACAGGTAATCAGCATCTCTGTACTCATTAACGTACATTTTAGAGGCCTTAATGACATCTTCCCATGTATATTCATATGTTTCAAAGAACCATCTAAATGCTTCTCCTAAAGCTTTGACATTATTTCTTGCTGGTTTACCACTTGGTAGTTTTCTAGCAGGAAATATCTCTCTATATGCATTTATTTTTTCTACAAAGTTTTTACCCATTAGTTGGATATCAGTTTTCTTTTTAGCTTTAATAAAATAACTATCTAGAGTTGCACATATAACTAAAGCCTGTGCTGTCATAATATATTGACCATCTTTTAATTCAAGAAAGCCTTTCTTTACCAGTGAGTCTCTATCTTTAGCTACTGCTTCCGGTAATGAGATCCTTTGCTTCATGCCAAATAGGATCAAGCTTTGGTTTGGTGTCAGGTTTGCTTTTAGTATTTTCTGGAACAGTTCCCACATAAGTTTCTAAGTGTTTTATAATGTTATTATATGCATCAACTACATGCTGATCTTTTGTAAAGAATCCATTCTCCATCATCTTACATGAATTTATTACAGTTGCATGGTTGCGTTTAAGGTATTTACCTATACTTGATTTAGAATGACCTTCTTTATGAGCCATATATGACATAAGCTGCACATAAACTAAATAATCCCTTAGCCTATTTCTATTCTGTAATGATTTAACATTTGAATAAATTGGGTGTGCTTCATGCAATGCAATTAATGCAGCTTCATGAAATACACCTATAGGAACCTTCTTATCTTTTTCTGAAGGGGTGTAAATATACAACTTTACATTAAAAGTTTTATAAAAAGTTCTTTTAAATTGAGCTATAGTTTCTTGTTTGTCTAGTTTAACGTCAAGTTCTTGAATATCAGACATTTATATTAATTTTAAAGGTTTATAAAGGTAACAAATATTACCAATTTATACAAGTTTTTTCTTGATTTTCTAACATAGAATTGGCTTTGTTAAATACGTCATTGCAATTCCATTCACCACCTCTATATGCGGCAGATGCAGGATGAGAACACTTTAAAATTTTGCAATCTGGAAGTAATGTTTGCCACTGTTCAGCTTTCTTACCCATCAATATAAAAACAGTATTCTTATTATGCCTATTTATATTTTCAAATACATATTCTGTAAAGCTTTTCCATATACCATAATGTGAACCTATCTTATTAACTTCACAAGTAAATGCTGTATTAATTAGTAATACACCTTGATTAGACCAACGTCTTAAATCACATTCTTCTGGTGTATATATAACTTTACCTGTGTCAGTATAATTACCTATAGTTTGTTTAAGAATATATTGCAGGGATTTTTCTGCTTTCTCTTTTCTACTACAACTAAATGCTATTCCATCAGCAACTCCTAGTTGTGGATATGGGTCTTGTCCTACAATAACAACTTTCATTTTGTCATAAGGACATTCATAAAACCCGTTAAATACATCTTTAAATCTAGGTGTAAAACGTTTGCCGTTTTCTACATGTTCTATCAATGTATTCATTATATGATCAAAGCTTAAACCATTTACATATGGTGAAAGCATACGCCCCCATCCGCTTTGTTCTAATTTATCATTTAAATTATCTCTTAAGATATTTATGTCTATTTCCATTTTATTTAGTAATTTATAGTATATTTGTTAAAACTTTTTATTATGTCTGATACCCGCAAAAGAAACGTAACCACGTATGATTATGAAAAGAATCTTACTGATTTAACAGTAAATCCATCATTTATTAATGGATTAGAAACTGTTACATCACTGTATATTCTTAATAGCAGTGAAGAAGACCAGTTAAAGGTTCCTGATGCTATGCAAAAATTTATTAAAATTGCTAATCATAATCCTGAATCAGGTGAATTACCTAAAGTTGAATTAGATAATTATGAGCAATCATTGTATATTTTGTTTTCTTTGACTAATTATTTCAAATATGAAGCAGAAAAACAAGGTATTGCTACAACCAAAGAAGTAGAAATTAATACTGATGATCTAGAAACCATGCAAAAGGCACTTAGTGAAGCATCTGATAATGGTAATCTTATGGAAACCATGCAGGAACTTGCTAAAACATTTGGTGATTCTATTAAGCCGTCATCTTAACTGCATACCATTAAAGTCACCTATTTCCACGCAAGATTGTATTGCTAAATTCAATTCATCCTTATCACAGTCTGCAAAAGATTTACAATACTCTTGTTTATCTTTTACAAAACATAATCCTGAAGATCTTTTCACTTGTATTTTGGCTTCTTCAAAGGTGTAACCAATTTCTTGTGCTATTTCTCTAATCATTGCATGTAAGCGTGCTAGCTGTGGATTACTACCCTTTGCACCACTTACACCAATGAATATTTCTAATTTAGAGTTGTCTTCTAATTGCTCAAAAAACTTTCTATACTTAGTTCCCATTGCTTTAATGGGGAAATGTAGCTGACCATCTTTTACAGATGCTTTTATATATAAGTTATCTTTCATAAGCTTATTATATTATAGATGCTAAGAACAAGTGCAAATACTAAACCTGCAATTATTGTCCAAAAACATCCTCTGTAAGTTTTTTCCATTTTTTCAGGAGATCTACCTTGATTACTCCTGTATTGTCTATGTTTTTTCATCTGTTTTCCTTTTTATTGGTGTAAATAATAAGTAATTAGGATCATGTGGATCTAATTCAACACCATAAACGCTGACCCAATGGCCTTCATCTAATATGTATTTTGTTCCCCCTATGATTTTGGTTTCTGGATTATTCTTCATGATCTTCTAGTATTTTATCTTCTATGTTATCTTCTATTAAATTTTGTACATCTACTGATATAATATTACCTAGTCTATCAGTAGCACTATACCATACATGGTATATATCTACACTTGGTCCTGTTCCTGGAGTACCTGGATCACCATTAGGTTCTGTCCAAACTTCTGGTTCTCCTGGATCATAAGCATATTCTACTAGAACTGTTTCTCCTGAATCTGTTGTATATTCTGTTTCTCTCATAAGAATCTTAATGCACCTCCATCAACGTAAACAAACTCTTGAGCACATTCAGTACACTTAGCATTTGATTCATTACGTAATAATGTAGGCATGTTACAGTTAGGACAAGGAGTATCTCCTTCTTCTATATATTCTTCTATTGCTTGTCTAGCATAGCTGTGAATCATAGAGTCATGAACACCTTTGTAAAAAGTGTTGTCTGCCTCCATTTCATTTTGTTGCTCAATAAAGAGCTCTTTCATTCTTCCCATAATGTTATTTTTTTAGTGGATTATAGTAATTAATTTTAGTGTTATCAAACCCCTTAACTGCATCAGCTACCCATTTCTCATCTTGTGTACCTTTGTACATAAGTATGTGACAAGTTGCTGTCTCAGTTGGATTTAATCTTAGTAATCTTCCTATTCTTTGTGCTGTTTTTCTTTCATTACCATATGCATGCATAATGATACCTGCTTTTAGGTTAGGTATTGTAACACCTTCTGATAATTGCAACACACAGGATAACTTATCAATCCGTCCATCAGAGAATAACTCTAGGTTTTCCTCTGACTTTGGATTATTAGAATGATAACTTTGCTTGCATATTCTGTCTGCTTGTTTCTGGGTATTAGCAAATACAATACATTTAGTACTGACATTGTTAAGTATACCTTTGACATAGCTCTCTTTACTTGCATAATCCATCAAAGCTCTCATACGCATAATTCTTCCAAACTGTATTTGTTTGTCTGTATTAGCTTGTGCTAGTCTGTTGGTTACATAGTCATAATCCTTTTTTTCTGATGTATACCAGAATCCTCCTGCTTTGTTTTTCTTCTTTAAAGAAGGTAACTTAGACAGTTCTAATTCATGTATAACAATCTTATAATCATTTAGTATATTTGAATCAGTTGCATCATCCGTAGTAAATGTAAATTTAATAGGACAATACTTGTGAACCATCATACCTTTTTCAGTATTGTTATTTTTTGGTGGTGTACCTGTTAATCCTAAGATCTTACCAACAAATGGACCCAAGAATAGCTCATGTGAATATTTAAGAGAGTGACACTCATCTAAATATACTATATCATAATCATTAGGATCTTTCTTTTTAAGAGATAAGTATGTAGTAAAAGTAATATGCTTAAGAAGGGAACTTAATCCCATTTTATCTAGTTCATCAATCCAAGATTGAGTAACTGAATGTTTTGGTACAACTACCAAGACTTCTATAAGTTGGTTAAAGTTTTTTTGCAGGTGTTGTATTGCTATTCTTGTTTTACCTACACCCATAGATATACCTAAACCACATCTTTTATGTTTTGCTGCTATTGTTAATGCATCTAACTGAACTATATCTCTAGTGGAAATATTTTCAGTAGTATTGTTTGCCATAATATAATTGTTATTGATAAGATTAATGTCCAGGCTAATATTTTAACTAACCTATCCTTGTTATGTTGCTTCATAATAAATTTATTAGTGATTCTGCTAGGATTTGAACCTAGAACCTACAGCTTAGAAGGCTGTTGCTCTATCCAGTTGAGCTACAGAACCATATAACTATGATCTTGAGCCTGAAAATCCTAATTCATAAGATTCTTCTGGGTGTTCTTCTATCCACATGTGACAGTTTCTACAAACAGGTAGCCATGTAGTAGTATCTAAATGATACACTCCACGACCATGTTTGTGATGAATATCAGTAGCTTGCACAGAACATCTATGGATCTTTGCATGACATACTGGTTTGTCTGTCAAATACTGCCTACGCAATTTGCTATAGGCTGTATTTAACTTAGACATTTTACTTGAGACTTTTTTAATTGCCATTTGGTTTAATAGTAAAAAAGTTATTAGGCAAGAGACCAACTGACATAAACTTAAGTATTAGATCTTCATAATCAATACCCAAATCTTTAAATGTCATTGTATTCTTGTAATCATCTAAAGTTTCCTCAGCAGGTATATTTGCAAGAAATAATGCAAGAGGGCTGTGAGGAAAAGTTTTCTTAAGATACGTATTTATTTGCTTATTGCAAAGTGTTTGTTTCCAAGCATTGATTTCTCTTTGCCCACGTTTCCATACTTTAGTTATACGTCTTCTTTTATCCCAATGTAGTTTAGTAACTTCTTCAGGTTTATAAACCTTGAGGCCATGCAACACACGTTTAAACAAAAAATGTTGATATGGATTAAGTTTATTGTACTCAAAAGAGTTAATAAGAGATGGAGGATGAAGCTGGTATTCAGCTAATAATCCTAAGTACTGATAACGTTCAATGCGTTTACTTAGTATTAATTCATTCTCATTTGTTTTTAATTTTGAAATTTGTTCATTAGATAGCATACTTGTTTGATTTTTTAGTTATAAATTTAGTAAGAGATATGTTATATAGGCTGAGGTTTTTACACCCCAGCCTCATAACTGTTTAATTAAAGATCAAAAGTCTCCTCTTCAAGGATTTCTTCTTCTTCTTGTTCAACTGTATCTTCTACATCTTCTATGACATCTTCAACTACTTCATCAGTAGTCTCCGTTTTTAAATCAAAAGCTTCAGCTGTTGTACCTTTCTTGAATTTAACTGACTCAAGTTCAGTACTATTTGCTGCACGGATTGCATCACCATTATTGTGAGCTACTAAAGTATCTAATGCATCTACATCATAAGTATACTCAGTTTTCCTATAAATAGGTTGTCCGTCTAGACAGCATATAATTCCAGTATCACCTGCATATTTCAGGTCTCTATCTGGATTTGTATTATTAAAAGGCTCTAATGACTCTATTGCTATGATTTTACCAGGTAAAGTTTTACCTAAATTTTTAGCATAAGCTGTTAGTTGCTCTGTTTGGCCCATAATTAAAGTTGTAAGGTTTCTTGGCTTTAACCAGCCACCTTTGCCAATTGATACGTCTTTGTATCCTAATCTAATGTATCCAAATTCTGGATTGTTCTTGCTTAAGCGCACAACATTTCCCATGTCATCCGCTAGGACTTCTACTTTTTTTTGCATTTTTAATAAAGTTTAAATGATTAATAAAATAATTGTGTGTGATGATTAACTATCATCTGAGTGAAAATACGGGTCTTCCAGTTTTTCATAAGCTTCAATTTCATCAAGGGCTGGTTCATACTCATCAATTTCTTCTTCTGATGATGATGATTCTTCTGCTTTCCCTGTGTTTCTTGCAAACTTATTATACCATGGATCTACCACTTCCTTTGTATAAGCTGAGCTAAGGCCATTCAAGTCATTGTACTCTTCATCTGAAAGTGAAAGGTACTGTTCAAGTGAACACTCTATGATCCTGCCATTTGGTAGTTGTATTATCATTATCTTATTAAATGTTTATCAAAGATAATAATATAACTTAACCTGTGTCAAGATAACAGAGTGAATTTAGGTCTTACTCAAAAATAAAAAGCATAAATATAGCTAACGCATCATAATATGGTCAACTTATTACCTATTCTTTTTATGTATTTATATGATTTTAGTTCTTTTATCCATCTTTTAACAGATGATTGACTTGAGCCAGTGTCATCAGCTAATGTACTTATAGATGGCCAACAAAGTCTATTTTTATTTGCATAGCAACATAATACTGCATACAACCCCTTAGCTTGTACTGATAGTTCAGGATCTGTGCATACTTTGTGCTTTACTATACCAAATCTACTTGATTTCCTGTACATGATTCTTTAATAACATAAGCATGGCCATTGATTCATTAACCTCATTGGATAATTCATCACTGTTCATCTTATATTTATCATTCATATACCTGCCAAAGGATATACTCTTACCATCAGCACTTTTAAGAGCATTGTCCATTAATCTCCAAGAATTCTGTTCTGCTTGTAGCAGTTCCATTGATATTTTAGCCATTGTTTTCTAATTTTAGTTCAGTTTGATACTCTTCTTTAAGAAAGGGTATAAATCTTCTATTTATATATGTTGCATGTAAAGGACTTACATTAGTTTCATAATGTTTCAGTGTTTTGTTTTCATCATGATACATTAAGTTAACCTTTATTTGTGCATGAAATGGATTATATGGATCATTTGTACTCCATGATGTGTCATCTATAACACGTGCATATACATAATATTCATTGTGTTTATCTCCTTTACCCAAAAGACCCATGTCTTCCAGAACATCTAGTTCAAATTCACTACCCTCATGATATGATGGTGGTATCATTTTTACATAATCTCCAATTTTAGTAGGAACAAAGGTTTTATCAGTTAACATAAGATGAGCTACAGACTCTAAAGCAGACTCAGAAAGCTCTCTATATATTATATCTTTTATTGCAGATAGATTCTTGTCCTGTCTTACAGAACGACTATCAAATATGTTTTCTAAGATACCCTCAAGTATCTCTCCTTGTACGTTATATTGTTTTGCCATTGATTTTATATTATAACCATAGACTATACTGCAAACAAGTATGAAATGTAACAGCATAGTCTACGATTGGATTAAGGACACAGCCTAACTACACTAGTATTATTATAGTATATAATTACTGGTGTTGTTAGTGGTCCATATGTGAGCCTTTTAAAGTCTTCTTTGGAAAATTAATACTATAAACGGTAGCTTAACTTCCCAATGGTGAGCTACTTTCTCTACGTCAAGACCAATACCAGGTCTAGAGTTTATCTTAATACGAGGTATTAGGAAAACCCTGCTCATATTAACTGACCAGAAGATAGCATTAACAAATGATAGCACGGTCATAATAAGAAATCCTGTTGTTAATATTGGTTCTACCGGTTGATATACTAATAGATTAACGACTACAATAGTCATAAGTACAGGTACAACAACTACAAATAGTAGTTTGATTAGATATTTGAATAGGTATTTCATGATAGTTTATGGTTTAAGTGATTAATGATTAATACATCTTGACATGTATATGAATATTTTCTATACTTTCTCATCTTCTTACATCCACGTCTAGAGGATCCACAAGATTGAAGCATTGGTCCTCCAACGAAGAGGAATAACATAAGGTAAAGGAATTTCTTTTTCATAACGATTTAGTTTTACTGATTAATTTTCTTTCTTTGATTCTATATAACACTGCTTTAATTAGTGATAGACACTAGAGTGATCAATCCCTAGTGTCATTGTAGTCATAAGATATACCGCCAAGTGTTACTACTTAAACCAAACCTTGGCACGGTGTAATAAATGAGTTTAGATTACTGTAAGTTCTCTCTTACGCCAACAGCTTATTGGATAGACTCAACCATATTTAGAGTGGTATTTAATCCGTTGCCACTATTAATTAAAGGGTGTGCTGTTACACACACC